TTTACAACGGTGCGACGTGGAATCTAAGTGTTTCATAATACATAATATGAAAGTCTACGAACGAGCAGTAGGTTTATGTGAGGAATTTACTGACTTTGTATTGGTTGATAGACGACGAAATAGTATTATTACGAACATAGATATAATACATTTCAAAACAATAAAAAGAGAAGTCGAAAAGCTTGGTTATATTCTTTTCTTTACTAATTCATTTAAAAATATAAATACTATTACCTGTGGATTTACTTTAAAACAATATGCCAGCTGATATTATATTACCCTCAAATGCACGGAGTTTTTCTTTTATAACAAAAGATGAAGCATTTAATTCGAATTATGACATTACATGGTCGTATCAATTTACGTGCAGCTCGGTTTCTGCACAATCTCAATACGGATTGTGTACTTTTCTAACATTACTCTCAACTACAGAAACGAACGTTCTATCGGGTCATTATTTAAATACAAAGGCAACAACCTCTTCTTCTATTTCTGCTCAAATATTATCCGCTGGTGTTCAACGTACTCTAAGACCGTACAATTTAGTTAGTATAGCTATTGATACAACAGGTCTATTTGCTTTATCTTCCAGCTTACGACCTGGTCTACCTTTAAGTAGTATTAAACCTAACCGTCTTATAGTTCGTGATATACTTAATAATGTAATTTTAAATGATCCTCTTTCTACTAGTAATATTTCCTTTTCTGGAACTCACTACTTTCGATTCAATTATTCTAACTCTACACAGACAGTTTCAGTAGATCATAGAATAGATAATATACCTCATAAGGGGTATACACTATATACAAATATTGCTACAGTATCATTAAATTATAGAATTTTAAATGTATATAATAATAATAACATTAGAGCAGGATTTACATTTTGCTCTCCTTTATCTACATCGCTTTCTGCTGTAGCAGCAACTGTTCAGTTATATAATTTTCATGTTAGTGGAGTTGTTTCTTGACTTTATTTAAACCTAAGTAAATATTTGTATATGAAGAAGCTGACTATAGGTATGTGTGTTTATGACGACTTTGACGGTGTATATTTTACTATACAGTCTATACGTATGCACCATAAAGAGGTAATTGATGATATTGAGTTTGTTGTTATCAATAATAACCCCAATTCAGTGGCGGGTGAAATGGTTAAAGAGTTTATATTAGATACTACAACTATACCTGTTAAGTATGCAGAGTTTACGCAGTATTCAGGTACATCTCTACGTAATAATATATTTGAAGTGGTAGAAACTCCTTACGTTTTAGTAACTGACTGTCATGTTTTATTTGAATCTGGTTCGCTTAAACGCTTAATTGATTTTTATGATGCAGGATTAGATGACGGCAATCTCTTACAGGGTCCATTATTACATGATACATTAGATGCGGTTAGTACACATATGAGTGCAGAATGGCGAGATAATGCATACGGTATATGGGGTACAGATCCCCTATATGTAAATTCTGATTCTGCGCCTTTTGAAATCAAGGGACAGGGGTTAGGTGTTTTTAGCTGTAGAGCCGATTCTTGGTTAGGTTTTAATCCTAATTTTAGGGGGTTTGGAGGTGAGGAGTTGTACATTCATGCGAAGTATATACTCAGTGGTAAAAAAACATTGTGCTTACCTTTCTTAGGTTGGTGTCATCGCTTTGGTCGCGCTGTAGTACCATACCCGAATACTTCTATCGATAGATATCGTAATTACATGATAGGAAGGATAGAACTTGGTCTAGATTTTGATGATGTAGAGTCTGAATTTACACATACTATAACTCAAGAAGAGCGAGATATGGTACATGACGATATACTTGAAATCTTCAATACAGAGTTACTAACTATATCTGGAGGTAGCGGTGGCGGTGGTGGCTGTGCTTGTGGCAAATAATTAAATATTACCGAGCATTGCTTCTACCGTTAAGTCATGCTTCATAGAATGAAACCTTTCATCAATATATTTCTGAAAGGCGAGCGGCTTAACCCAATCATCGTTATTTTTACTAATACCTAGCTGCTCACATTTCGCTGATACTTGCTCAACCCCTTCGATGAGACAAGCCCATCGTGTCAATTCATCAATATCCATGCTTACTGTCTTACCTGTTTTAAGTTCGAAGTCGAATTTTCTCATATACTCTATTTTACGGAAGTTCCTTTGATTTGAGAAAATTGTAGGCTTTTTCTAAATTTAGAGGTTCTGTTATTAAAATAGAATCGAAAGCAAGTTCAACTTTAAATTTACTCTTGCATTTTTCACAGGTAAAGATGTTGTCAGTATTTAAGAAAATTGGTGTATAAAATGAGTATTGTCCACACGGACACGAAACCGTTGCTGTTTGTAAAGCAATTATTTCTTCTAATGCGGACGTATCTTCTACTTTTTCTACAGTTTTAGCTTGTTTAATTGTATTAAAGATATAGAAAGCAATGAATTGTAAAACAAAAGCGCCGACGGCACCTTCTGCAAATCCAGTAAAATGTCTTAGCGTGAATCCTACACTAAGACTAATACATGTTGTTATAAACACAGAAAGTACTATCGATTTGAACATAATATATTATATTCTAAACTGCTAACTTATCAAGCTGATTCGGTAAATCTATAGTAAGTAATACATTTATTTCATCAATAACTTTTAAAATGTCATCTGTAACTTTTTTACTTATATTTGGCGAACGATTTGATGCGTTTACAATATCTGATCTAAAATCCATCATACGCTTAACTGTGTCACCTACTTGTGTGATAGCAGATTGCTGTAAGTTTAGTTTCAATTGCTTAGGAGCAATATGATTTTTTTCTTCTTCTTTATACTGTCTCATTTGCGCTGCGGCATTATCCATACTTAATTCAGGAGCTGCATGAAGTGGACCAGTAGAATATTGATTTTTACCGCTATTTTCCATTGTAAATATTTATGCTTTAACATAAATATTTACATGACTAAGTTTGAGAGTAGATTTTTTAAAGCTTTAAATGAGCAAGATGAAGAGCGTCAAGCAATGGAGCAATCTCTAGACCAGAACACTAATCCTGAAGAGTTTGACATAGATATTGCAAGCGGTAAAGGTGCTAATAACGAAGTAGCTCAACATACAGCTGCGGCTGCTGAAGCTACAGCACGTGCACATGCACAATATGTTGAAAAGATTAGTGGATGGTCACAACGCTTAACAGAATTTAACGAATTTCTTAACGGTACAGGTGATTCAATACAATCAGCAATTGCAGGCGCTGAAGAAGATACTATTCTTAAAGATCTTGAAGATCAACAAAGTAGAATTACACGTGCAGCTACAGAAGTTGCTGCGCTTATTCAAAAATTTAACTCTGCTATTACAACAGAAAATAAAGCTAGCTACAGAGGAGTCTAAACTTTTTAATTTCAGAGAGCTTAATAATTCCTTCGAGTGATTCGAAGGAATTTTTTTGTATAAATTCTGCTGATATCTCATCTATCTTACACTTCATACAAATATCATTAAAATCTTTAAACTTTGTACCAAACTTCTCTGGCCAGATAAACACTTTCTCACCATTAAGCAATAAAGTCTCTGATTTCTTAAGAGATGCATTATCAATCCATTGACTATCAAGTACCCAAATACGGTCTAACCACTTAAGAGTTGTATCTACCTGCTTTTGTTGCCTTTCAGTAAAGGTTGCATTACCTCTTTCTGTAATACCAGCGACAGCCACGCTATTCTTTGTAAAAAAAGCATTAATAGGGCCTTCAAATATAAAGACATAAGGTAAATCGTTAGATACCTTATCTATATTAAATAATGTTTTTTCAGCATTAATTCTTGATACATATTTCGGTCTTGTCTTATTATCAGCAGGTAATATTGTTCTTGTCTGATAAAATTCAATATCACCACGTTCATTTTTGAAAGGTAGAACCAGCCTATTTTTATGAACCGGATCTGTCAACGATATATAAAGGTTGTCAGGACGATTTACCGCTGTATCTAGACGTCTACTACGAATTAATGTTAGACAAGCGGAGACGATGGGATTCGCACCGTAAAACTTAAGCTGCTGACTGTCACTTAAGTTAATAGAATCCTTAGGTAGAGTTTCAGTTATCTTCTTTATAATAGGTTCACTTATAATAGGCAGTATCTCTCGTTCACCTGTATATTCTCCTACTTCGGAAATAATTTCTACGTCAGTCTTACCTGATACCTGCCTAATCCACGTATAAGGTTTACCTGACCATCCACAATTATGACAAAAGATGTTATCATTCTTAGGAATGTAATAACAACGCTTTTTTTTACCGAATGATGATCCGCTTCCTTCCCTACAAATAGGGCACGAGCATTGATATGTATTGTTGTACTTGTTAGTTTTAGGGTAGTAGCCTAACTCGTAAAACTTTTGTACAACATAATCTTCTGGTAAACTTATCATGCAAACATCGATAATAGTTTATGTTTAACAAAAAACAAGTTATACCAGTCTTCTTTCTTATTTAAGATAGAGTTAATATCATGCTCTTTACATAAGTCGATAAATTGCTGAAAATCAGGCTCGCAACTCATAGCATTTGGCATTTGTTCTTGATAGTATATCAACTCATCACGATTTTCAATTTGCCGATACTTATCTAGACGAAATAACTCGAGATTGCGTGTAAAAATTGAGTATTCTTCGTCTGTGAGTTTAACTGTACCTTCGAGATACTTTTTAACCTTAACCTTACCAAATTTAGGTATTCCTGGTACATTGTCTGATTTATCACCTACTAAGCATTTGATAGTCATGAAATTAACCTGTTCATACCCTACATTTTCTACAAAGTTAGCCGTATTTGTCTCTTTTTTACGAATTGGATCATATACAATAACGCTTTTATTAATTAACTGTAAAAAATCTTTATCAACAGAGATAATAACCTTAGATCCCTCTAACGACTCGGTCAAATATGCAATAACATCATCAGCTTCTAACTTTCTCGGAAATAAAGACGGTATACCTAAGGTATAAAGAAATTCTTTGATCTTTTCGTTATTTTTATGCGGCGACGCGTCAGTAGACCGGTTACCTTTATACTCAGAAAAAAGCTCCTTACGATCATTACGCTGATAATCAGGCTTCTCGTCCCAGCAAGCAATAATTTTGTCAGGTTTGTAAGTATTAACATAGCTTTTAATTGCGTTAAGTGTAAAATATATATGAAAGTTATTTAACTTTTCTACATCGTCAAGACCTACAATATTTTTAGCGGTCCAATATGTTCGATGGATGAGATTATTTCCATCAATTATTAAGTTTTTCATTTTCTGTATATTGTTTTATAGATATAGCAACAATATCTGCTGGTAGCTGCTCTACGTACTCAATTATATCATTGTTCCTTGCAAAGTCGAATGATTTTAACGGAATAATTCTATTTTGCATTGTTGGTATTGATAGAAAATGAAAACTGGAAAGTAGACACTTAATAAAAATTAACATTTCACCTGCATATACACCACTTTGTACTGCAAATGTGTCTCCTGCTGTTATTTCTTGATTGTTCATAAAAAAAGGTCCTCGATTAATCGAGAACCTTATGATATTAAGGATTTACACTGTCTTAGTTAGCTGAGTAATGCCCTTTTCAATAAGAAGAGAGATAACTACTTCCATAGATGAAGTGATTAATGAGAAGTTTCTCGGAAAAACGCGACCACCATCATTAAATTCAAACATTTTTTCTCCTTTGAAGTCCTTATTTTCGTAACAAGTAACGTATACAGATGTATTACCCGGATCTATTAAAATGGTCCATTTACGAGGATCTGACTCTGCATATGTATCGCAAATTTTCCATGTATTAAATTGACAATCTTTAAGACGTTTTACGAAATAAGATAATGTAGTGGTTTTATTTTTTATAATGCTCATTGTGTTAGTGATGTTACTATATACTTTAATTTAATACCTTTGTTAATTATATCAAATACAACTACACCGTATTCAGTATTAATATTTACATTTATTGTTTCACTTACTGATGTTAATAGTTTAATATTGTCAAAATTAATAGGTAGAGGGTCGAGATTAAAATCGACAACACCTAAATTAAGGTTAATCATATCAGTATTGTGTCTAGCTCTGTCTGTTAGTTCTGCTTTTAAACTACCATTCTCTGTATACAGATATATTTTATTTGTATCAGTAGCAAATGCGCTACTCTTAATAATTTGCTGGAGTATGTCTTTTGTTAGCGAAAAACTAATATCATACTTAAAGCTCTTAATCTTCTCGAGATTAATTGTAGGTTTAGACAAAAAACCTTCTTCAAATAAATGATATTTAAATTTAACACTATCTCCTTTATATTCAATATTATTTGTATTAATACGTAAATTAATACTCGGTGTATTAATTGATTCAATTACTCTAATAAGTTTTTTAATGTCTGGAATATTACTACTACCGGAGAAATTAGATTCTATAGAGGTTGTCTCTGCATATAAAATAAGTGTATTATCTATAGAAGAGACGAGACAAGATACTAAACCAGGACTTCCTTGCTGAATGTCTAGTATCGATGATTCGTTGATTTTGGATATTGCATCGAGGAACCGAATCAATTCAGACCGACTTTGTACTTTTAGTTCTCGGTTGTTTGTCATTTTTTTGTTCCAGTGTATTGGCTATCTTTATAATATTCAAGTTAATTTCCTTTAAAATATTAACTAACTCTACATTTACATTAGGTAGTACTACAGTAGGCGCTTCAAAATTTAAATTTAATTGAGTATCTTGAACTGTCGGTTCAAGATAAGAACTAGCCGAGGAGGATGTAATATTTTGATTAGGTTGTACATATTGCTGCTCATATTGTCGCTCGTTATTAGCTGGTGTATTTAACACTTTTGCGAAGGTGTTTTGAATATCACCGCTAATGGGCTTTAAGAACTCTGAACGACCAACAATCATCTGATCACTCTGCTTTGCTTGAGCATGAGTCATACCCATAAATGTGAGTAATGCTGCTTTTTCCTGTTCATTCATATATTATAGATCCTTGAGAAGTTCATCAATCTCATCGTCAATTGATGTATCATTAAACGATTGCGTATGCGTAGATTCTACTTTGCGTTGAGGAGTGTAGACTTCTGTAACCTGATTGTTGGCTAAAGAAGTCTCTACAACCTCACCTGTTGATTTACAGTAGTAGTGCTCATTAAGCATAGCTTTAAGTTCGTCATATGATTTAAGACTATAAACTTTAGTAAGATCAAAAGCACTATCATAGATTTTCTTTTGTTCATCTTCACTTAACGCGAGTTTACCTGCGGTGGTAAAGCGTGACGAAACATATGTAGGAAACTCACCTTGGTTTTCACACTTAACCTTAAAGTTCACTCCGGTAGTTCCGAGATCAAAAATGCGTGAACCAAATTCTTCTGCATCTTCACCCTCAATAGCTTCCATAATAATTTTATGAAGTTGTTTGCCGTAGCGGAGAATTTTAACTTTACCGTTGTTATCGGGATTTTGAGAATCATCAATAACGTAAACATTTACTAGATATTTCTCTAAACGCTTAACTGCTTTAATCTTTTCCTTATCGTCTTCTGTTCCTGTACGAAGAATCTTAAATCGTTCTTCAGCAATTGGATCACGTTCGCCGAAAGTCATAGGCGACAATGCTTGAACATACTGACCTGTGGCGAATGATACCCATCCGTGATTAAAGTAATGGAAGAAGGTATTTTTTGGATCTTTTGCATAGGGTAGTAAGCGAATAGTATATGTATTACCAGGTGTGGTCTTCATAATTTCGTTATAGGTAGCATTACCACCTTCTCCTTCGGTCTTGACTAGTGCATCCTTAATGGATTGAAACATTGATGTATTAAATGAGCTCATAATTTTAGTTTTGTTTGTTGGTTTGGTTATATCTTATTGTATGTTATTTGTTTTGTTTTTCAATAGAAATTCTTCAATAAGTCGAAAAGATTCTCGTACTACAACTTTAAGTTTTAAAGATTGTTGAAAATTAATTCGTGTATCGTTTAGTAATTTGTTAAAGTCTGTAATAAAGAATTCTAAAAGATCAGGTTCTACTTGTCTAATGATTCTATCACATTCAAGTCCGTGAATAATATAAAAATTTATACTATGATCACGTAAATGTTGTAACACTAAAGGCGTTGTACCACTATTTATGTGCTTATACTCACTTAGTGTAAGGTTATTTGTAGTGCAGTAACGCTTAATAAAAGTGCAGCATTGCTTACATTTTATAATATTTTCCTCACAATCTGGTGATAGTGTCTCTTGTTTCTTCTTATACAAGGAGTAACATTTTATAGCTTTAGGCGTTGTAAAAAACTGTAAGTCAACATAATCGATATTATAGTATAAAAACGGAGCTTTAAAGAAATCTTGTATATTTACCGATTTATTATGTTCAAATAAAAGTGCTAGTTTCTTAAGAAGAATATAAGTTTTATCATCTATATTGTTAAAGTTTTCTCTAATTTTAAATGGTTTGTTTTTAGCTGTTCTACTCGCAATTAAATATGCGTTATATATTTGCTTATCTAGTTCTGTTATAGACATATTTTATTCTTATTATTAAGATACTTCGTAATATACTTACTTTTTGTAATAGTAGGATCGTAGCTTAAGAATAGTTTAACGACTTCATAGTTAGAATCAAATCCTAAAATATCTTTTAATAACTTTATTAAGTTAGGATCTTGTAGCATTAAGATAAGTACATTTTGGAAAGATAATTTTTTTCCTTTAAGAAGAGTACAATATGTACAAAATGATAATAATATGTGCTCACTTTCAGTGGCAATAATATTACTAGACGGATTTAGATCAGCTATTAAATACATGGCGTTAGTTTTGTTGTAAATTTCAGAAATTTAGGTGTAAGGTCACCTTTTGCAATTTCTTCTTTTATGTCTATACACTCACCATCGCAAAGTAATTGAGCTAATTTACAAACGTTAAGTTTACATGTTGATATATCTATCTTAAATAATACTTCTTTACGTTCTAATATAATAACAATAGCAATATCAACTTTTAGCTTTTGTAATAGATGATCAAGAAGTTCGTACTCAAAATCGTTCGTAAAACAACTAGCAACAGTATAATTTTGTAATTTACCTTGAAAAAATTGTATTGTACTTAGTTGGTCTTTATATTTTAATAAATATAACTTTATAGCCACTAAATCTTCTGAAATAAAATCTCTTTTACCCTCTTTAAAAGCTTTAATTTTTTCTTTAAGATTATTGTAACAAATAGCTTGATTCACTATTCGTACTTATAACCTATTAAATCTAAATCAACTACCTAAAAAGCTTAGATTATTGTATGATTCGTCTTCTAAAGTCTGCATTTCTTCTTCAGCCTGGGTAATAGTTAGTGTAGAGTAGTCAATTCTCATAGCTTGAGTATGACCTCTAGGACCATATCGGTTTTTCATCATACCTAACCTAATAATACTCAATTCTCTATCTTCTTCGTTTTGATAAATTGATACAATAACATCAGCAGTAGCAGCTAAACCAACAGATTCTGAAATAGTAGTAAGATCAGGATTTGCAGAACTAAATCCAGAGCGATTTAACTGAGTTGCGGATATGATAGGACAGTTAAATACATATGTCATAGCACGCACTTGTTCTGTTACGTTTTTAATACGTTCATAAGAGTTAGATCCTACTGTAGAATGTAAAAGATTAAGATAATCTAATACAATTGCGTCAATCTTAATACCTTGATCAACAATTTTCTTAATAAAGGCTTTTAATTGGTTAGGAGTAACTGTACTAGGAGGAAACTCCTTAATAAAAATACGACCCTTACCATCATCCTCCTGTTCTTTTAACGCTTGACGTAAAGAATGAGAGTTTATTGCGAGTTCTTTGAGTGGAATCTTACTAACATTAGTACAGATACGTCTAGCATACAGCAACTCTGACATTTCTAACGTAATTAGCAGTACATTTTTACCTTGATTAGCAATATTAGTAGCTACGTTACCTAGAAAGATAGACTTACCGATGTTAGTTTCACCAGCAAATACATATAGAGCGCGACCATTTTCTTGAAAACCACCATTTAGAGCATCATCGAACCACGCCCAGGTACTAGGGATAGCTTTTTGTATATTTGTAAGATCCTCCACAATAAGATCTACATCTCTATATAAATCAAGACCTCTATCTGTTACAAGGTTAATATTACAGGAGGTTTCGAACTTATTAAGAATCTCTGAAGTATCAATAGAGCCTTTAGCAATATCGCTCGCCACTTCAAGCATAGTATGATATACAGATTTTTCTTTAATAAATCTTTCTGTGTTATCATACAGTTCATTCTTATCGATGTTTTTATCAATATCTTTGAATGATTCTACGAGCTGCTTGAATGAATCTCTGTATTCATCTGTAGTAAGATACGCTTTAACTTCAGTTAGCGTAGGTAGTTTTTCACGTTTAGTATAAAAGTCGTTAATAATATCAAAAATCTTAGCAATATTCTTAGATTTAAAATATTTCGGCTTAATATAGTCAACAATCGAAGCTAAATAGGTAGAGTCGGTTAAAGATCGGTAGCAAATTATACGTTCAAAATAATCAAGATCTAAATCACTCACATTGTCATTATATTAGAGTTCCATGAAAATCCACTCATAGTTTACCCTTCCACTTTTCTAGAAACCACTTTTGACCTTCAAGAAACTCAGGTGTAAATTCTTTTAAGCCAGGGGATGCATGTGTAATCATAATATCTGACACTCCTAATTTAAATCCAGCTTTATGACACTGTAGAGAATAATCTAGATCATAAAAGTGAAAACCAGCAGGGTTAGTTTCATCAAACCGTACCTTTTCAAATACACGTCTATGAATGGCTAAAAATACTCCATCTAATAAGACGACTCGCTGAGGGTAGACTCCAAAAGAGGTCATACTCTTTTGATTTTCATTACCGTGAGCTACTGCACCGTGTAGTTTGCGACCTTCAACCCCACCTCCCATTAGATGCCATAGTGCAGGTTCTTGTAATTTACATTCTGTTGTACCCGCTACACCAATAATGTCAAATTCCGTACGTAAAATATCTGGTAGTTTGTAAGCTACATCAGATTCAATAATAACATCGTCATGACACAGCACAATATACTCCTTTTTACCTTCAATAGCTAAGTCGATAGCTTTATTGTAAAGTTGAGGTAACGGTAGTTTATTATTTTCCTTGTAAATGAATTTATTATATACAGAACTATTTTTAAACAATAATGTATCTTTACGGCTTCCCTTAGTTGCAGAGAAATATAGTGTTTTGTTTATTGACATAAATTTAAATAAATAAGAAAGGTGATTTAGTTTCAAAAGTATCGACAATACTCCATGTATCGTGATTGTTACCAAGCATCATTATTACACCTTCAGGTAATAAGGTAAATCCTTCACCTCCAAGAGTAGATACATCACCATTATCGTTAAAGTGTAGTATAGATCCCTGCCGCGCTATATAAACATCGTTAGAATCCGTATCAACAATACCTAAAGCAAATGTACCTTCAAGTAAATTAAGAACCTTCTTAATAGTTATTGGTGCAGGGCACTCACCATTACACTCTTCTGTAAGGTGTTGCAGTAAATTAGGTATTACAGAAGTATCAACAGTGTTTTCATCCCACGGTATATATTTACGCTTTAATTCCTTATCATTTGTTAGTACACCATTATGAACTACAGACCAAGATAAAGATTCAAAGGGGTGAGATGTATCGTATGACCAGTGTCTTGCTGCTGAAGTGGGAGCTTGAACATGTCCGATAAAGTAATCACATCTATCATCTAGTTGTATACAATTAAAATCGAGAGTTCCTTGTTTCTTAATAGTTTGCTGTTCGTTGCCGTCATATAGACAAAGAACACCGCTGGAGAAATTACCTCTTACTAAATTACCGTCGTATAGTACCTCGAATTTAGAGATGTTGTTACTCATTAAAATCGCACACATAGTATTATAAATATTCTCTTCTTTCTCTTGGCATTCTCCAGAAAAAATCGATTTGACCTGTTAAATTATTTTTAGCTAGAGCGTATGATGGATATTCAATACCATCTGGCATTAGATGCCAACTTTTGCGTTCTTTCTTCTCCTTTTCAATACCTAATTTTTTTAAAGTATTAGATCCAAGACCTTTTATCTTAAAAAGATCGTTGTTTGTGCGAAACGGCTGCATTGCTACAATGCGTTCTGCTACTTTTTTTCCAATACCAGGTAGTTTACATATACCTGTAAAAGACATTTCGTTAAAATCTTCCCAATTTAATTGCATCTTGTATAAATATTGTATATGTGTTCCTTTGCAAATCTACTCTCAAGATTAACATTTCTTAATGAAGCGGCGCCTTCACCTATGGAAAGACTCATGCCAGGCTTTCAAAAGCAAGCTAGAGAATTAGCTGCATCAAAAGGCGCATCATCTGGTACTCGTGAAGGAAGACTAGCAATGTTAAATATTTTATACGATCTTGATATTATCGATGATAGTGTTATAAGAATGTTTAAGAACGACCCTTCTGTTAGTAGAATGGTTGATTATTTTGAGCAGAATGGTATCGCAAAGCAGATAAAGTCTCGGCGAGATGATATACAAAACCATATCAAAGATCAACTAGAGAATAAAATTAGCTTTACAACAGGTAATAGAACAGATGCTGCGCAACAGCGTATGGAAATGAATAAGCTTAACGCTGAACTTAAAGCAGCTAAAAAGGTTGCACGTATAGAGCGTAAGAAAGATACAGCTGCAGCACTTAGCTCTGTAAGTCAGGTTGTAGATAATTTTGATGATTTGACAAAATCAATTCAAGGATCATATAGCAATGATTATATGATTGAAGTTGTTGTTGATAAAGGTAGTGATTTAGAGGATATAAATCGCATTATTAATTATCTTAAAAAGTTCGTTAAAGAGACTGATATTGAAGTAGAGGGTAGAAGTATCGATGCTACTTTTGGTAAAGACACTAAGTTAGGTAAAATTATAGCAAGGTTGGGTGCTGAGAAAGTAGAATCTCAAATTTCTGATGATTTAGAAAATTATGGAGGCGCTGGAGTAGTTATTCATACACCTGATATTCAGGCTAAACCTAATATAACAGGTAATGTAGGTCAAGAAGAAGAAGAAGGTTATGAAGATGCAGAAAATACTTCACAATTTGATGAATTGGCTGTCGATTATAAGGGTACTAAATTAGCACCTGAATTAATGAATGCTCAAACTAAAGCGGTGCAAGCAGCTCTTGGTAATAAGCAACCAATTAAGGAAAATACAACAAATTCAATACTTAATTATATGTCAGATCAAAGAGATTATACTTCTGCTAAGCCAATTATTGAGAGTGTAGGTTTTAAAGAAAAGTTTAAACCAAAAACTTCTAAGCAGTTAGCTGAATTAAGAAGTTACGGTATGTAATTACATCCTTTAGCTTCATAAATCCTATTAAGTTTTTCCTGTTGTAAGTATCTAATAGGGTCAATGTAGCCGGCTTCAATAAAGCCGGCTAATCTTAAACTACTAGAAGGTGTGGTAGCATCAGCTAGTCTATCTTCGCGATTTGAATAGCATGTCCATGTGTCTCCGAAGTTTACTCCTAATTCTACACCCTGCCTTACGATATCAGCCTTTGACAGGGAGAGCAATGGAGCTCCCACGCGGATTCTATGTTGTCTGTTAAGTGATATTAGTTCATTCATCTTGTCAACGAATGAAAAATCTCCGTCCCAGTAACCGGCTAGAGAATCGACTTGTGCTGCACCATACCACACTTCATCTGCTTTGAGACTTTCTGCATAAGCACAGCAGATCGTAACAAACATCTGATTTCTAAACGGTACATATGATACAGGTTGCGCATCACCTGCAATTTTACTAATATCTGGGTTATCAATCTCATCATTAGTAAGAGATGAAGTAGGTGAGATATCTTTTAGGTATGATACATCGAGAATCTTATTTGTTACAGTAACATTAGGATATTTTTCCTTTATAAGTTGATACTGAACACCCATACATTCTAATTCTCTACTATGTCTTTGACCGTAGTCAAATGTTACAGTATGAATTTCCTTTACACCACCAGCAGCAGCAATGTGTAAAAGTAATGTTGAATCCATTCCGCCAGAAAATGCTAAAACTAGCTTTTCTGGTGGTTTAGGCGCTACATAACCAATTGATTTCTCATAGTTGGTGAGAATTTCTGATATATTTAGTTCTTTATTCATGATCTTCTGTTTCAATTATTTCTTCTGGTGCTTCTGATTCATCATTAGAGTATGACCACTCCTTTTTAATCTTCAACTCAAGCTTAGGAATAATAGTTTCTTCCCAGAGCTTAGTATCCTTACGCCAGTTACGATAATATCCTAACTTAGTACCATCTTCGAGTGTATAAGTAGCACCGCCTTGAATAACAATACCGTGACCGACTGCAAGATCGAGTAGTCCGTAGTATCTATCGAGGCCCGTAGAGAACGATAAGAACATTTCACCTTCAAGATATTGCTTAATAAAGCGATTCTTACGAGTTAGGGCTCTAATAATAATACCAGAGTAGTTTTTCTGTCCAACAGCAAGTTTAGTATCTGTTGTTTTACCACCATCGTCCTTAACGGGCTTACGAGCTAGTTGAACTGTAACTGATGGAAGATATACACACGCTTTGCCGCCTGGCATATTCTTTTCAATTGATGGAAACAATGCTGTAGGATCATCATAAACATGATTAGTAAGTAAAATTGTTGTTTGAGTTACTGATCCCAAGTTAGTACACGTTTGTAGCAATGTCTTCATTGCACGTGCCTTAGATCCCATATCTGAACTTGTACTTTCCTTACCCATGCGTGAATGTTCAAGTTCGGATTGTAAATTACCAAGTGAATCAATAGCTATAATAAACTTACCTTGTAGTTTCTTTTCTTGAACTGAAGTTAAGAACTTATATAAGGCATTTCGCGTTTGTTCAATACTAACACAAGGTACGTACTTGACTTTAGATACATCTAGACCAATACGGGTAGCACCTTCTGCATCAATAGCATTTTCTGTATCAAAAATAACAGGAATAAGTCCTTCTTTCTGAGCATTAGCGAGAATCTTCTGTACAAACAGCGATTTACCTGTCATGGATTCTCCTGCAAGCATGACCACACGGCCTTTTGGAATACCACCGTAAACGGAGCCAGAAACAATTGCGTTAAGTACATAACTACCTGTATCAATCCAGCTATCTACTCTACTTAGAGTACTATCTGAGAGATAAGTAGCAAACGGGTTAACTTCATCAATACTATCCAATGCACTTTTAACGTCTTTATCCATATAGATATTATGGATACTCTACTCTAAAAATCAAGACAAAAAAATACCCTCGGAATTACGCTTATATCAGAGGCGCCGAGGGTCTGCTAAATTTATTTAATCAATCTTCGTCAAAAAGACGGATTACCTCCGGATCACCTGATGTAGCTTGTTGTAAAGCTGGTGTATTGATACCATTATATTGTTGAATAATTTTACTGTCGAGCTTGACTTCGGATTGAACAATACTTGAACGATTAAATGTCCAATGATTTTTTTCTTTAGACTCTGGTGTCAGAAACTCAATAAAAATATATGGGAAGGATTGAACTTGAAGTTGTCCAGTTTCTTGATTTGGTTGAACGTGAATAATAACAGGGTTATTCATTGTTAATGTTGATTCTGTTTCAGAAACGACATCTCCAATAACTGTACGTCCAATATGATCGATAATAGCTTTAATGTTACTCATGATAAATTATTATATATTATTATTTGACTTTTTCAACCTGTTTCTCTGTCGTTTGATTCTTTTCTTCAACGCGTTCTCTCCAGAGTAGGAGAGCACGTCGCATATTCTCAATATCATTATGCTTATTAATACCTGAGCCGTTATCCTTGCCGAGCATAATATCTGAAACGATCTTTAAAACCTCTCCTAATCCAGCTGCTTTACCACGCCAAAAGGCTGGATGTGCACGTGGTGTATTATCAAGTCCTGGTGTATCTAAATATGACATATATTAATATGTATTAGTGTAGGGGTTTATTGCAACTTAAAATCCAAAAAGAGTGCCTAGTTCAATTCGAACGTTTTCAGATGGTTTTCTAATCTGCCAGTTTACACCGTTGTAAAACCGTTCGATAGAATTGAATAAAATCTTTTCAAACATTAGTTCATAATCGATTTTAAATAAGGCTTTAAACTCTTCAGGTAAATTATGTTTAAAGCCTATAACCTCAATACCGTATTTGTTGGGTGTTTGTACATATACATATCTTGTCTTATCGCCCGATTTAATATCTTCGTATTTGTTTTCAATTCCTAGCTTTCTATTAATTACATTGTGTAAATACGCAGCCTTTACGTGAATAGGCATTCCTTTTGCAATACTAAATTCTCTACAAAGAGGTGCGTATTTATCATATCCCTTAACACCCATAACAAATGCAATATCTTCTGGTGTTAGGGTTTTAAATGTGTTATATGTTTCTGTTAAAATATTATTAGTGTTTGTTAATGATTTTGTCGTTAACATTGTCTCGATAATCTTTTTAGCATATGGTTTAATAGCGTTTGGCATTGTCGTACGTACAACTTCGACACCTGTATACTTGAACTTGTCTACCTTTATACCCTCATCATCAAGAATATGCATAACATATCGTTTTTTCTGTAAAAATACACCTACATCACTAATACATTCTCGTTTAAACACAAACCTACTATCATTCGTTCGTAAAGCCTTAATAGCCCAACTTGTAATTTCTGTATTGAGATAATTCTCGATGTTCTCAACCTCCTTATAAAAATCTACATTAATAACACCGTCTCTTTTAATAGGTACCCTATCTTCAATACATTCCAACGAGAAATAACAGCTATCTGTATCAGAATACACCCAACTATTATCTAATACAGCTGTATCGGTAATATTAAAGTTGTTTGTTAAATATTGCTGTAGGAGTTTACCTGCTTGCTTAATAACAGCTTGACCTGTTAATGTAACAGAAGATGCAATATCATCATCTCCGATTGGTGCTTGCTTATTACCCATATAACCGTAACAAGAGTTACAAAGAATTTTAATAACCATTTGCTTAGTATTAAGTCTTTCTACTTCAAACTGTAACTTTTGATAATCTTTATCTGTCTTACTAAGTACTTGTAATTTTTGTTTTGCTTTAAACAGTAAGTCTTTTACTACAACACGTTCTTTGTAGTAGTAGTCGAGAAACTCAGGAATAATACCTTGCTTTTTCTGCGTAAACAAAAATCCAGCTTTAGTTACAGAGCATTGTTCTAGTTCAATATACTTAGCAAATTTTTCAGGTGTAAGTTCGAAACATTTACCAGATACATGATATATATTGATCATACCATTATGCATTTTTTCTAATCGACCTATTTTAGTTTCAGGTGATAGATTGAGAGCAATCATAACGTTAGGATATAGAGAGTTAGCATCAAATGATACAATATTATTCTGAAATCCGCTTTTAGGTTCAGAAACATACGCTCCGGGATTTTTCCCTGCTGCATCCGGTCTAATAAAAGTAGATATAATTTCACCTCTATTACGAGCTCTAATAGTTAATGCACCGTTAATAACTGAGATTGTACCCATAGCACCCTCCATGGTAGTTAACCCTACATAAGCAAGCATTCTCAACAGAGAAATATATTGTAATTTCTCTTCCATCTTAACTAGTAGATTAACGTCTTGAATGTTATAGTCAACAAATAGATTCCAATCTGTATCTGCTAGTGTAACTAGATTCATATCACCATAATCAATCTTTCGTTCACCAAGCTCTACTTCTGCAATAGCATCAAGTTTATAAGACTCTCTTAATTTTAAGCAGAAACGTCGATATATATCTAAGTAATCGATACTAGACATACCATCAATATAGAAGCGTTTTTGATCTCTACCGAACTTTCCTTTTATCATCCGAAAGTGTACATTGCTTAATGGTGATAGCTTAGCTACATATTCTGGACCTAAAATACGTTCACATCTAGCAATAATATAAGGAATATCAAAAAATTCCGAATTCCAACCACTCAGTACGTCAGGATAATCGTCTGCTAGATAATCTAAGAACTTAATAAATAATTCTCGTTCATTCTCACAATAATAATATTGTATGCTTTTATTCTGTCCTGTGTACGGCTTAAGACCGAAGGTGTGAAACTGCTTACTAAAACTATCGTAACATGTTATGACGTTAACGGTGTGATTAGGATCTTCGATGTCTGGAAAGCAATCCGGTGAGTATGTTTCGATGTCGATAAACGTAACCTTTAGTGGATGTTGTGTGAATTCGGGTTTTTCATTTTCTGTCCAAAAAGTATCGAGTAAATATTGCTGCGAAGCTGGTATATTCTCATATAGTCTCTTAACTCCCGACTCTTTAACAAACTTATTACGCTCGTACGTATTGCTGAATACTTTCTTTCTAGCCTTAGTACGGTAGATAGTCGTTTTATCCCCTTTAATATCTTCTATATATAGATAGGGATTATAAGTTACCTTATGCCTAACACGCTCACCCTCTTCGTTCCACGTAAAAAGGTTAATTGCTTGTTCGCGACTATTATAAATGGCGTTTCGGTACATCTATAATTATTATAGATCTTAACGCTTAGTTTTCAACTTAATTCCACTTCTTAAGATAAACACGTTGAGGAGATCCATATGGAGTGTTAAGAGCTTCAATATGACATCCAATATTTTCAGGATGCTCTAAGAATCTCTTCTCACCTATACCCCTATAAAAATCAACATTTTTATAGTACATTGATTTGTTACGAAGTACATTATCGAGCTTTATTTCAAGATCATCACCTGTATCAAATTTAAGGTATTCAGGAGCATTTTTATATGTCTCCATATTTTGTACCATGCACGGTAATCCTAATACACACGCTTCAATAAACTTAATATCAGATTTAGATCTATTAAAACTATTATCTATAAGAGGTGCGATCATTACTTGAGCATTAAGGTCGGCGATAAAAGTTGCATATGTATCAAGTGTCTGCCATTGATGGAACTCTATTTCGCCGGATTGAATATACGGTAGCAATTTAGGTGGAAAAGAACCTACAAATATCCATTGATATTTTTGTAGTGTTCTTAAGACTAGATCAATTACATGAGAAAAATCATCAACTCCATTATTTTTATTATCTACATCAAAATGAGCTCCAGAACCTGTATACAGTACACGTGGCTTTTTTTTGTTTTTATCATAATTTGCGTAAATTTTACTTCTATCAAACTGATGACCCATCCATGTATAAGGTACAAAGTTAGGAATTACGGTAATTTCCTTTTTACCTGTTCTTTGTTGATATAACTTTCGCATGTAATCGCAAGTTACAAGAACCTCATCACACATATTAATAATTTCTATGCAATTATTCCGAATTTCATCATTATCAAACGCAAATTTAAATTTATTATAATCGGGTATATCTTCCCTAAAAACAACATCATCAACTTCATATATAAGCTTAAAGCCATGTTCTTTTTGAACTTGTTTTAAGTGCTTAATAAATTCACGTTGATCACTAGATGCTTGTCGTTGAACCTTAACACACGCTACACCGGCATACCACCGCGGATCAAATACCATCGCCGTTAAAGATGATGAGCAGCCTATTCCGCGTGAGTTAATAAGAACTTCTGGCCATAAAATTCTCCAAAAACCACAACCCGAATAATCAGCGATATAATTAACATAACGCGGCAGTGATAGCTCTCTAGGCTGTGTATTTTTTGCGGCAGGAGTTATAATATTATTAACAATAGGTTGAACTATAGCGCTTACAAACGGATTAACAAAGGGTGTAACGTACATCTGATTGTATTTACATTAATCTTCTGAATATTCTACTCGTCTTGTTATACCATTTTCCTTCTCGAGAAAGATAATGTCACCTGTTACAGCTTTTAGTGATTCTTTTCTATGTGAAATAACAATAGTACACTCATCCAGAGATTCTACACGTTCGCGGAGTATTTCTGTAATGAGTTCTATACCTTTATCATCAAATGATGAGTCAAATAGCTCGTCATATATAGCGATATTATAACTAACACCACCTTGTAAACGTCTAATATCTGAAAAAGCAAATAAACACGCAAGATCTATAGATTTACGCTCTGCACCTGAAAAATTAAAATAAGAACAAATTTTATTCTTGTCATTTACAATTTCCTCTTCAAAATATTCATTAAAAACGCAAGTAGAGTTTGAATCTAGCTTTTTAAGATAAAAATATAGCTTATTATTAAGAAGTTCAAGTAGCCTATTTACAATATATGACTTTACTCCCTCTTCAGACACAATAAACTTAACAATATCAAGCTTACTAAGTTGTTTGGATATACTAGCAACAGTATTATTAAGTTCTTTATTTCTACTTTCTGTAGAAATAATTAAATTATCAAATTCACTTACATCATTATTAAGAGATTCAATATCAACTTCAAGCTCAGACTGCCACATTGTTAGTTTATCAATATTGTCTTGAAGATTTTTCTTTGATTGTAGCTGTAAGTTGGCATTATTAAGTAATTTTGTTGTATGTCGTATAAGACCTTTAATTTTTTCTTTATGATCTTTTGATTCTTGAATACTAGATAGTATTGTCTTAAGACTTGTTGCGATTTGAATAATATCATTCTTAATAATATTTTTTTCTAATTCAATTGTCTTCTTATCATGTTCTTGAATAGATCGCAAGCACACTGGACACTTCGATTCACTAGTACCAATATTGCTATAGTGTTCCTTTTTATGATTAAGTACAGCTTTTTGGGTAGTACTCTCTTCAATAAGTAAAGTCAAGTTATCCTCACATGTGAATAACTTATTATCCAGTTCAGATATTTGTTGTTTGAACTTGTCAACCATAGCACTATCTGGCATCTTATTAATTTTTTCTACTAGTTCATTAATTTCTTGACTATTATTAAGCTGTCGTTCAAGATATAGCTTATGTTTTTCTTGCTTCCTATCAATACTACGCGTTTTCTGTAAATTATAACTTGTTAAAGATGTTGTTACTTCGTCTAACTTAGTATTCTGTATATCAAATTCTTTCTTAATGTCGTTATATTCTGATCTAAGTATGGAAATCATCCTGCTAAACACCTCCATACCAAATATATCCTCAATAAAACGTCGCTTTTCCGTTTTATTCTTAGCCATAAATGGTACTGCGTTGTTAACTGTCATAATAACGCAGTTTTGAAAAACTGCGGGAGATGCGCTTAGCACTTCGCATATATATTTCGTTGTGTTAGCTATACTATCACGTGTTTTATCGACACCATCCTTATAGACATACACCTTTGTAGGTGTGAGAGTACGTATAATTTGAAACTTATTATTTCCACGTGGTGAATCTACTTCAAACTCAAGCTCAACTTGGGTCTTGCCACCAGTAATGTTATTAATGATAAGCTCTTTTTTAATTTCGCGTAACGTTTCCCCAAATATAGCAAAATATAGTGCATCTGCTATAGTAGATTTACCAACTGCATTCTTTCTTTCAGGTTTATCTATGTTTCTACCTGTAATAACATGTAGTCCACGCTTGAATCTCACAATCACAGGCTCTTCACCAACAGAGAGAAAATTTTGAATAGCGATTTTTGTAAAATTAACGGTTTTCATAAAATACACTTGTTATATAATTCGATAGTATAGCTCAGTACGTCTTTTTTATTTTCTACCTCAAGTAGGTTAACAAATTCCTCGATGGCCTCTGATATATCTATACCAGAAAGGTCTTTTTCTTTACCATCACTACTAGTATTACTACAGGCAATATCATAATCAATATATAAATTCTGAGGTCGTAACTGATTAAGCTTGGTTGTTAAAACAATCTGATCTTCTTGAGATATATGACGGTCAATTTTTAATTTAATAATATTATTTGCAAATAACTCACGTAATTCAGGAGTTATCGTCTCATATCTCACTAACTCACTAAGATTTATCTTAATATAGTGCGGAGAAATTAGATTTTCTTTAAATTCATATTCTAGAGTATCTAAATCCAATATATAATAGCCTTTATAATTGCCGGCATCACCAAAGTCCATTTGATAGGGGTTACCTACATAAAGTATTGTACCTGCTCCAAACTTTTTTTCATGTCTCATATGGAAGTGACCTGATATAATCAAATTACTACGCTGAAGTAGATCTTTTATACGCATTCCTTCCTCACATACTTTATATGCGTTCATTTTAAATGTTTCAATTTCGAAATGACCGAAAATAACATCACTTTTAGGTATACTATTAATATTAGTATTCCACGGGCATAGTGTTATAGTTCGATCGAACGCTGTAAATGTGACGACCTTATCGTAAATAGTTACATTATCACGCGTTTTAAAGATAGATAGAGAGTTTACATCCGTTCTGTGTTTGTAATAAACGTCATGATTACCTGTAATAGCTATTAGATTAAAATCTTTAAATATATCTAATATGTCTGCTGAAATTTGTAGAGTGTTAACTGATATTTCACTTCGATTGTGGTGCCAATCTCCACAAAATATAATATCTTTTATATGCTGTTGTTTAAATTCGTTAGCTAGCCAAGTTGCCCATTCAACAGCTATATCATGCCATTGTACGCTGTTTGTATGTACACCTAGGTGTAAGTCCGATATAATACCTATTTTAGGTTTATTAATCTTGATCATATGATTCACCATCTTCATCATAAATAGGTTTAATATAGATATAGCCTCCACCATGTTCCGGATCTGTCATAATATCCTCATATACCTTTTCTTTATAGCTTCTTTCAGCTTCATGATGTCTTTTTTCTTTTTTAATACGATTAATAAAAGCATTAAAGGCGATTGTTGTAAAGTATGAAAAGGGATTAGACTCTGTATCAAAACTATATTTTTTACGTGATAAAGCTGAATACATCTTTATAAGAGCGTCACCTATCATGTCATCTTTATAGGTATAGTTAATAAAATTACTATTATAGCTTAATCCGTACGCGATTTTTTTTACATTCTCCGCTAAATCATCGGTAAGTATATCAGAATCATAGAATCTTTTTAAAGATTCTTTAAATTCCTTCGGACTTATATAATATTCAGCTTTGGACATATAAACATTATATTAACCTTATTATAGATATCAACATATATCTATATTTTTTATAGAATAACCTATTTTTTCTTTTTTATATATTTCAATACGTTTATTACAGTGTTTTTCACCGTAATGTAAAAGATCACAAAGATCTATAATGATTAGCCGTGTTTTATTAGCGTGTAATCGTAGTCCGCGACCAATTGACTGTACGGTCCGTATAAAAGACTTACCTCCTGCCGCAAAAACAATGTTGTGAAGGTTTTTTATGTTAACTCCTGTGGAAAATATGGCACTAATAGCAATACACACTACATTATTATCACTTTCCATGATTTTTTTAATGTTTTCACGTTCTTCAACCTCAATTTCACCACGAATAAAGTATATTTGCTTGTTCTTACATGTTCTAGCGAGTAGATCGTATAGAATCTCACCGTGTTTAATATGATTAACAAGAATTAGTGTGTTATTTACTAGTTTAAAGCATAATTTTACTATTAATTCGTTTCTCTTTACACTTTCGTATATAAAATCAAGCTCATTTCTATAAGCACTATCAGATAGACGCGGAATTTGCACGTTTCCGTGGTTAATATTAAGTATTTTAACCTCAACATTTGTTAAAAAGCTTTCATTACGTAGTTCTGCACTTGTTTTTTCATATAATACGGGACCTAGCCTACCAATAATAAACCATTTATCTTCATTATTATCTGGAAGTGTACCAGTAAAACCGTATCGGTGTCTAGTTTTAATTTTTGAAATAACTTTACTAATTTTATTATCTGATTTTATCTTGTGACATTCATCTATTACGAGTAAATCAATATATTTTACCCATTCAGATTCAGTAAATCGAGCTTGTAATATACCAATATTGCAAATAATAACATTAGCAGTAAGATCTGGCTTAGTAGAGCCGGTCCACATTGTCAAACTGTAAGAAATACCACATGCAATAAACTCATTATATGTTTGTGTTACTAGTCCTAGATCGGGTACAAGCATAATACATTTAAATGTACTCTTGTTATTACTATTACGATAGTAATTTTCAATAAGAGCTGCTGTTGTTAGCGTTTTACCGGCACCTGTCCCAAGAACACATGTACCCCAACCTAATTTTAACGCTTTGTTTAGTACATCAGTCTGATAATCTCTTAAATCTAAGTTAAAATTAGTATATGTCTCACTATCTACACCAATGGTTAGCGCTTTATTAAGGGCATCAGATGTAGATACGTTTAAAATAATTTGATTTTCAATAAAATATTTTCTAATCTCCCAATATAATCCTATATCACACGTACCAGTTGGGGTAATTACATATTTTCTCGTCGGAATTTTAACATTACGAGTTTTAAACTTTCGTTGCATGAAAGACGCGTTTTTATTTTCAGTACTAAAATGCTCACGTAAATTATCAAAAGTAAAACTGTCATCACTACGTATTAAGAGCTTATTTGTTGATCTATTATAGTCTAATTCGATCATAGTTGTTCCATTTTTTGAATTTCGATAATGTTTTTGATGTCAAACCCCATTCCACTCATAATTTTTTCAACTTTTTCAAGATATTCTATGACAAACTCATAATCTCTCAGCTCGTTAGTAATATTTTGCAGTTCTTCAGAGGATTCAGCTGCTATTTCAGCTGTTTGTTGTGTTACTCTTACAGGAGCTTCATTAATAATACGTTTAGCAATAGATTCTTTAAGAGATTTCTTACGCTTAATTAGTTTATAATGTGCAATCTTAGCATCAATCAATCTAGCTGCCCAGTAATGCTTACGAGACGGCAATTTTAACTGAATATCTTTAATATTGAAATCATTTATTACAAGATCTTTTACAATCTCTTCTCTGTATCGCTCTATCAAATCCACAAAGTTATTATAAATACTTTTATATATGAAATCAACTGTAACTATTGAAGAAATTTATCAAAGATTAGTTGAAATGGATTCAGCTGGTGTTTTGGGAGGTAGTGCTGAGGGATTTAGTCCGAATAACCCTACAAGTAGTGATTTTTATGCTCCTGGCGACGCTAGAATAGCTACACCTGACAAGTATATACGAACAAGATCGGGTATTTTGCAACGTAAACGCAAAATTAAGCGTAAGACGAAACGTAAGAGTAAGAAATAATGGACTTAGGTCACTGGATCACCCTTGTAAATACAACAGACGGTAATATACCGTATGGTTTTATATATAAAATTACATGCCTTACCAACTTAAAGTCGTATATTGGTAAAAAGCAATGTAAGACTATTTTTAAACGTAAGCCATTAAAAGGCAAACGTAATAAAAGACACGAAGAACGTGAAACAGATTGGAAAACATACACATCTTCATCACGAGAGCTTAATGAAGATATAATTACATACGGAAAAGACAATTTTAAATTTGAGATTTTACGCTTCTGTAAATCAAAATTTGAATTATCATACTTTGAGACTAAACTTCAATTTGAAGAGGAAGTTTTGTTTAGAGATGACTATTACAACGGGATTATTAACTTACGAATTAGCAGACCAAAAAACGGAAATGATTATAGATTGCAAAATTCCACGGTATAACATTAAGTTGTTAAACTTTGATTATATTTTACAACACACCTTTCGTAAGTATAATGCTGATATTAATTTATATAATATACGTAACGATTTTAAATATAAGGATACACAAAAGATATTCATTAACGCCTTAATTGTTACCTTATGTGATAAAATCAAAACGTTATCCGGTTGTGAATCTATTGCAATTTATGTTAATCGCAATACTTTTATGATACCACGAGATGAAAGCGATGTTCTACTTGCATTAATCTTTAAGTCTTTAAAAAAATTGCCTTTTCAATTTATAACTAATAACACGACAGTTGATCTTTTCCTTGATGAGATACATAATAATGTTGCTGAGGCGGTGGTAGAGCTCGAAACACAGTTATTTTATAGTAAAAACTTTGATGTTACGAGATTTTCTTTTAAATCGCTATTTAAGTTTCTTAAATCATACGATTTAGTCTATCTTTATGATGTGTACTTCAAGCAATCATCCAACAAATTACTTGTTGTTAGATAAATATACATATGTCCAAGTTTTTGAGTATTGTAGAAAATAACTTACCCTCTGAGCAGGCTAGTATTGAGAGTAATATGGTTGATAAATTAGTAGAACTACTTAGCACTGTTAGTCAGATAGAAGTAGAATCACTTCACAGACCAAAGGAACTTAAAATTAAAATTGGTAACAATCATATAGTTTTAGAGGTAAAAAGTGTATATACTAGTGATATTAAATCAGAAGATGCTGAGGATCCTGCTTTAGCAGCAGCTAACACTGTTGATAGAAATGTAGATATGCTAGCAGCTAAAAAAGATCCGATAGCATTACCAGCTCAAACAGATCGCATTAAGACAGTAAGAGGTGCTGTCGGTGTATATAAGGACTTGACTAAACAACTAGCAACCGCTTCGAGGATTGCTAAGCAATCCTCTAACATACAACCAAAGGCATATTAATGAATAAAGTCGATACACTATTTAAAAAATACTATAGAATACTTAATGAACAAGAGGTAGATCCTATGGATCCTACGGCTGTATCAACTGAACCGGAACCTGAAGTACAAGCTCTACCTGAACCGACTGTTAAGCCGATTAGCTCGAATGAAAAATTTGTAATTAAAATTCTCACAAATGCATTTTTATTCAATCCAGAGAAGTTCTCAGGGTCAAAGCGAGAGTATATTAATACAGAAATTAACAGTATAAAAAACACTGTTAATATTCCAGTGCCTGAGTTACTCGAAAGAATTATCAAGCTAATAGGTTTAATGTCGGGATTAAAAATAACAGAATCTAAGACGTTAAATGCTATTAATAAGTATATATTCTTATTAGAACAGCCTGTAGATGCTACAGAACCTCAAACAGTAGATAGCCAGCCAAAGAATGCTACCGATGAGGTAGCTGTAAGCGAGCCAAGTATAAATAATTTAAACTTAGTTGAGATATTTGATTCGCTTTATAAGGAATTAATAGTTAAAGCATTAGGACATGTGCCTACAGAAGAAGAATCCATGATATTAAAACCTGCTGTCAGAGAATTTGCTGATGTAGACCCTGAAAAGATCGTTACTGTAATTAAAGATCTGTTAAGCCAATCTTCAAATAAAGATCTAGAAGATGTCTTAGGAGATAAAAGTGAAGAATCACTATTTTAGTATATGCATAATAAGCAACTATCAAATATATATAGCAACAGAGTATCTACTATCGGTCTTATTGGACCGGATAGGTTTATTGTACGTGTTCTAAAAGAGGCAGATGATAGTACTAAGAAATACAGTAAAAAGGAACTTGCAACAATAATATCTTCCAAAGATATACACCTATCACCAGGTACATGTGGTAAGGATGTACGTATACAGCCTATAGGCGAATACGATCCGAAAAAATTTCCTGAGACACTACAGCAAGCTGAACTAGAAGTTATTAAAGTATCTCTACCTGGTGAAGAAGGCTCTACATCCGGTCAACTGCGCACATATATAGTGCAGGATATTAACGGAAATAAATATTCTGTTGTTCTAGGTAAGGGCAAGGGCTTTGGTACAGTAGATGAGGATATTGTTCTAGAGGATCTAAAAGATCAAATAAAAGCTCTGCTTATTGAAAATGATGTAGATTATATTACTATTAATATAAATGGATATCATCAAAAAGTTGACGGAGTAAAGTCTACTCCTGGAACACCAAAAAGTGATTTTAATTTTACTTTTAAAGGTAAAAACGTATTGTTTATATCTCATAAAGCAGGTACAAAAGCTAGACATCATCAACAATATGGTGGTACAGCTTGTACGTCGGGAAAAGAGATTTGCGAGCACCCTGAAGTAAAGAACTTTGTACAAATGCTAAAACAGAAGTATCCAGATCGTATGCCACCTGGGTCTTCTAATTATTTAAAAATAGAAGATGGTGAACTAAAAAAATTATCCGTCTTCGGTATGGATTATGGTAAGGAATACGGTAATAACAATGTAAATGTTCTCTTACAGGGTAGAGTCGAGATAGTACCGGATGGTGATGAATATAAACTAACAGCTAGTCATATCGTATATAATGGTGATCTACCGATCGGTCCGTATGAGCCTGTATTATATGCACGCTATAGCGGCTCACGAGGTGGTAATCATGGAATTAAGGATTTAAGATCTATGATTACACCCATAGGTAAGATCTCTAGCAATACACAGGATATTAAATTAAATAAAGCTAACATAGCGGCTATAAAAAGTTCGCGAGCAGATATAGAAAACTTATTATGATAGATTTTAAACATTATTACCATGTCATTGTAGAGGGAGGAAAAGTGTTTAAGCAATTACCCACCTCACGTATTCAATTAGCCAATATTAAACCGACTATTGATATGCTCTCAAATATTGTTGGTATTAATCTTAATAGGTGTTTGTTAGGTAGTACAGGTAAAAGGGAGTCATCGGGAGATTTAGATATAGCTATTAATAATAAAAAATATACAAAAGATGAATTAACATCTATATTAAAAAATTGGTGCGAAGAACGCAACTTAAATCCAAAAGAGTATATCTCCCGTTCAGGTATAAGCGTTCATTTTAGAGCGCCCATTATCGGCCGCGATGAAGAGTTTGTACAGACAGACTTTATGTTTGTACCTGATGTAAAATTTGCTCAATTTGTTTTAGCTAATGATGAGGTATCTCCCTTTAAGGGTATGCATAGAGCAATAATGCTATCAAATCTTGCTAAAAATATTAACTGTAGGTGGAGCGGTGTTACAGGTATTACAGATAGAGTAACAGGGGCTGTAGTTGAAGGAGTTGATCCTAATAGAGTGGCTCAAATTCTACTCGGTGATAAAAATGCTAAAGAACGCAACCTTAAAACAATTCCTAATATTATATCATTTTTATATAAAAAATATAATGATACTAATATTGTTTTAGGTATACTGGCTGATGCAAGAGCAACTATATTAAGAGATAATTTAGATATAGCTATATTTCTACCCCAGCAAAAACTAACTGAAAGTACAACAGCAGAAGGTACAAGAGTAGGAGTTCAACACTTATATTCAGAATACAAATCAGATCAATACTCAATGAGTTTTGAAAATTTTGTTAACTTTATTGATGTACTAGATGAGACACAAGGTATAATTCAACCAGGTAATTCAAGTGTTTCAGAAAAAGCAGACGGGTTAAGTGTAAAGTTCGGTATTACACCAGAAAATAAATTCTTCTTACAGGGTAGCTACTCCGGTCCAGTAACAGACGGCAACTTTACAGGTAAAATTAAACATCCTCCTACACAAGATGCATTTGAAAGTAACTTTAATAAAATAAAAAATATTGTAACAAAGACGCTGGGTAGATATAAAAAGGATTTAAATTTAGACGGTATAAGAGTACAGGCAGAATGGCTTTATTCTCCGTTTGCTCTTACACGTGAAGATAATCCTAACGTTGTATATTTTGTAGCTACTAATTACGAAAGAGATAAATTAGGTGTTTGGTCCACATTCCCTATAATTAATATTACAGACTATAACGGTGCTGATCTTCCTGACGACATCAAATATAATATAACAAAAAGTTTAGTCGACCTATCTACAAAAGACGTAAAGTTCCTTCCTCTAGATATAGATGTATTCAGTCCAATTAATTTATCTACAGAAATGCACCTCGCACAGACAGAAATAAATAATTTTATATCTCAAAATCCCAACTATTTAGAAATCCTAAACAACCCTTCAAGAAAACGTGAAGATCAACAAGAAAAGAAAACTTTAAGACAACATATAGTAAGAGTATTATTACCTTTACAAAGGAGAATGCACTTAAAAATTCTTAATGAACTTAATAAATTGGCAGGTAAGCTTGGTGAGTATGAAGGTTTGGTAATTAAGCTTCAAGGTGTTGACAATAAACCGTTTATTTTCAAAGTAATATCACCAACATTTCACAAAAACAAAGGTAGAATATGATTAACTTTAAACAATTTTTTGAAAAACGGGAAAATTCGGAAGCTATAGCGGTTTTTCCTGGAGGATTTAAACCTCCAACAAAGGGACACTTTTTAGCATTACAGGAATTATTAGAAACTGCGGATAGAGGTGTAATATTTATAGGTAAAAATAAACGTGGTAATATTGATCAGGATATATCATATTTGATATGGTCTATATATAGCCCTTATCTTTCTAAACCTGTGGAAATAAATAAGAGTTTAGTATCTCCTGTACAATCTACTTATGATCTTACACGAGAGTTTCCCAACGCTACTATTATAGTAGGTGCAGGCTCCAAAGAAACGGATTCAAGATTTAATTCTTTTATTAAGCACCCTGAAAGCTACCCTAATGTAGTTATAAAGAGTATTAATATGCAAGCTGGAGGCATTGACGGTACCACAGCACGTAAAATGATTGAATCTAAAGATCCTGCTGCTATAGATTACTTTACACCTGCAGATATTACACAGACTGATAAAGAAAGAATTAAGAGTCTTTTAGGGGTAGCATAAATATTGTTATGATAAAGCGTAGTGATCAAAATTTACTTTCGGAGGCTTATGGACAAGTGAGCGGTGGTGAGATTGGTGCACCTAGTATGTTGGGTAAGACTGTTATGGTTACTATGGATATGCCTGGTGCAACTGTTGCAGATGAACATGAGCACCACGGTAATCATGAATGTGATGATGATAGCGTCGCAGGTATGGCAGCTGCTGAGCTACATAGGCTATCTGAGTACTCTCAAAAATTGCAAGAACTTGTTTCACAAATGAACTCCATCGAAGGCTGGGTTGCTTCTAAAATAACAAAAGCTAGTAGTTATATTTCAGATGTATATCACTATCTAGAGTATGAAGAATCAGAAAATGTGGGTTCAGATAGATATAACGCAGGTTATGAAGATAGCTGCAGCTGCGAGTATGCTGAAAAAGGCTGTACATGCGGAGGATGTGACGAATGCCAATGATTACTTTCAAGAAATTCTTTGAAAAAACAGTTATAGGTCTCATCGAAGAGATGGATATAGCTGGTGTAGGTAGAGTCAAAGTTAAAATTGACTCTGGTAATGGTGCTTACAACGTGATACACGGTGAAGACCTTACGAGACAAGGTTCAAAAGTTTCCTTTACAACTATTAACGGAAAGCGCTTAATAAAGGATATCGACGATACAATAAGTATCAACGTAGGCGCCGGTCATGTTGAAGAGCGTCCTGTTGTTAGATTTAGAATTAAGTTTGCAGGAACAGAGTTTGACGATGTACCTTTTAGTATTGGTAACCGATCAGAAAATGAATATAAAATTCTCGTCGGTAAATCCTTTATCAAACAGTTAGATGCTTTAATTGATGTAAATTCTAATCATATTGCAAGTGATCGGATTGATGTTCAGTATGATACCAATCAGGAGACTGTCTAACTGTCCATGTAGCAAATTCTTTATCGTGTATAATATAAGCACGGTACTGCTCAATAACACTAAGATTATCAAAATTTGGTAACTTACGACAATTACAATCAGTGTTAATAGCGACTGCATACGGTGTAAGCTCTAAGCGTGTTGTGGTAATATTATGAGCATTATTACCACACCATTCAATAAACGTTTTTGTAAAGTGTTCTTTTGAGTCAGGCCATCTATACATACGTTCTGTAAACATTTCGAGAGTATGATTTACAAGCCATTCAAAGTTAGATTTAGTTTCTCTAGCCCATATAGAACACTGATGCTTAGCGTATCCTTTACCAGCTTTCCTAGGCTTACCAGATTGAGTTCTAGGTGTTGAGGGATGATTTAGTAGTTCTTGCGGAAATGCATGAGCTAACATAATAGCGGATTCTATGACCATCTTGCTTCTAACGTGCTGATCACAAAGATCCCGTGCTGCTAACACGGGATCGTCGTTAGTTACGAATATATTCATAACCTTATAATATGTAAGTTCCTTACTTTCTGGAAGCCATATCAATGAACTTATAAAGTTCTGTACGTGTCTTTTCATCAGCGAGGAAATCACCTGACAGCTTAGATGTAATCATAAAGCATCCATCATGTCTTACTCCACGATTACAAGCGCATGTATGTTGAGCTTTGAGTACAACAGCTACACCTAGATTACCTTCACAAGCGACGTTAACTGCGTCATGAATCTGCACACTCAACCCCTCCTGAATTTGCGGACGTCTTGCGTAAAACTCAACAATACGATTAAGCTTACTAAGACCGATAACCTTACCTTCTGGGCTCGGTATATACGCTACATGAGCAACACCAGAAAAAGCTAAGTGATGATGTGAACAAAGTGATTTAACGGGAATATTGCACTGTGCAACAATACCGTCATAACCATTATTCGGAAATGCAGTGACATTAGGCTGATTATCATAACAGCCGGTTGCAATATCGTTAACGAAAGCCTTAGCGACTCGCATTGGAGTATTATCCGAGTTAGGATCATTTCTCCAGTCAAATCCAAGAGCATCCATGTATTTTTCATAAGCCTTAGCAGCTCGTTTAATAATAGCTTGCTTTTCCTTTTCTGTACGGGGAGCATTACCGTTAGCATATGGTAGCTTAACGATATCTCCAATTTCGGTATTTTCAGAATCATCCATAATCGGATTATAATATCGTATATTCATAATATCAACTATAAATATAAATATGCGAAAGCTTTCTCAAAAAGAAATTATAAAAGAGTCATTCGGCGATATAGTAAGAGGTGTTGCCGCAGCTGCTAAAACAGCGGCAACAACACTAGCACCTGAAATAACTAGACCGTTGGGACGAATCGCCGAACCATTTAAGCAAATAGGTAGAGCCTTTACCGGTAATCAACCTAAATTATTTGTGAAGGCAGAACTACAGTTAAATTATTCAAGAGTTTTTAATACTAAAACAATAAAAATTAACAAAGAAACTAAGGATCCATCAAAAAGCAATAGAACAATTGTAGAATTCGACGCAGAAAGGTTTAAACCCGTAGGTGGTACTGTACCACCTACCACATATTACGCTTATGTTACAAGAGGTGGAAAAGATAACGCCTTAACAATGGATGTAAGAGATAATAAAGGTAACCAGATTCAAGGAGAAAAGGGTAAAGTTCAATCAAAGCCTAAATTTGATGATATTATTAGGTTATATAAGCAAAGAGGTAGAATCACGGTAGCTATACTCTCAACTATTATAACGCGTGATTTAGGAATTAATGAACGTCAGTATGCGAGTAAATTATCCCCAAGCGCAGTAGATATGGACGGAGCTATATTGGATATTACTAGCAAAACAAATGCAACTGACCCACTTTCAGACACAGAAATACAAGATGTAAAGACTGTTTTACAATCACGTGCATTAGTTGAAAATACTAAGGCTACACAAAAAGTCTTAATTGAACAGTTGAAAAGATTATAATTGTATTTATACTGTTGATATGAAACCTGTTTTTCAGTCAACAAAAGTAATCGAGCTTGGCTCCTGTGCGTTCAGACAATGGCGCGCTTCACATTCACATTGTCGTTTTCTACACGGTTATCAGCTTAAAGCTAAGATATGGTTTAGTGGTTCATCTCTCGATGATAAAAACTGGTGTGTAGATTTTGGAAGTTTAAAAGAGCTTAAAGCAGAACTAAAAAGTATTTATGATCATACTACTACAGTTGCTGCTGATGATCCAGAGCTAGAGACTTTTAAACATCTACATGATAGAGGTATTATTCAACTTTACATTATGAAAGAAGGCGTAGGTATTGAACGGGCAGCTGAAAATGTATTTAATATAGCTGATAGACATGTTCGTGAGTTGACAAAAAATAGATGCTGGGTAGATAAAGTTGAAGTATTTGAACATGAAGAAAATTCTGCGACTTATTCTATTAATAATGTAACGGAAATAGCTGAAGATTTACCTACTGTCACAACTTATAGTTTTAATACAGAAGTAAAAGCTCAACCATCGGTGTCTACATCGGAGTTTACACATACAGAACCTATTAACATTCAACAGGCGCCTCAGCAAATAGATCGAGGTGCTCGTGTAGGTAACGGTCAGGTATCAAACGGTATGAGTAATCCGTTCGCAGGGACATCGTGGGGTGCTTAATGCTGTTTGGCTTCTAGTATTTTAACGATAAACTTAAGAATCTTACTTCTAACGATTTCAGATTCTCCAAATTCGAATGCGTGGATTTTATGATCCACGCATTCGCTAGTATCAAATCGATCATATACTTCTTTAAAACCAGAAAGCTTACCAATATCACTTTGATTTAAGTCGCCGCAAATAACATACTTAGTATTTTTACCGAATCGTGTAAGTATAGTTACAAGCTCCGACTTTTGTAAATTTTGAGCTTCATCTACTATAACAAGTGAATCGTTAAATGTAAGACCTCTTACAAAATTAACTGGTATAGCTTGAATAATATTATTCGTTTTAAGCGAATTACATGTACTTGTATCTGTAATCTCTGTTATTTTTTCGATAAGAGGCATTGCGTATGGAGAGAACTTATCATCTATCTCTCCCGGTAGAGCTCCAATGCTACGTGATGCCGATTCAATAACAGACCTAATGTATATAATACTTGTTATTTTCTTCTCCTTAAGCAGCTCGAGACCTGCTAATATGGCAATATAAGACTTAGCTGAACCTGCCGGACCAGCAACAAAAGCCATATTAGTGCTATCATCTTTTATACAATTAAAAAATTGTTGATGGTTAGCGTTGAAGTGGAAAGGTTTCTTGATTTTAAAATCAAGTATCCAGTTTTTTTGAAAAGAAGCTTCAATTTCTGAAACTTCCTCCAAACCAGCAGACTTGCGCTTACGCGCCACTTTACGGGTCATGTTAAAAATATTTAATCAAAATGCTTGATTAAGATATGTCTTATTTTATAATTAATTTAATTATGAGTATCGATTGTGATAAAGAAACAATGTTTTTGTCGAATGATTTTGTATTTTTTACTATTGAAGGAGAAGGAGAATATGTAGGAAAGCCTTCTGTTTTCATGAGACTTGCTAGCTGTAATTTAACTTGCGCGGCATTTATTTCAGAGGATTCACCTAACGGTTGCGACTCTTATATCTCTTGGTCAGTCAAAAATAAAATGACTTTTAACGAAATTTTTGAACTACTTGAAACAGGTAATCACATTAATCATCTTAAAGATGGTGCAATTTTTAAGCTTACAGGCGGCGAACCTCTTGTATCAGGTAAGCAACTTATTAAGTTTATCGAGGCTTTTGTGTTAAAATATGAGTTTTTACCGCAAATAGATTTTGAAACAAATGCAACTATTATGCCTGATTCTAGATGGGTAACAGAATTTAAAGCTACGTTTACTACCTCTCCTAAGCTAACCACAAACGGCGATCCGGAAGAAAAAACATATAAACCTGAAGTTTTAAAATGGCATAAGGAGAATGGTTCGGGATTTAAATTTGTCATTACGTGCTCAGAAGATATAGATGAAATCTGGTGTAAATATGTTTTAGATAGTAATGGAATTAATGTACCTCTAAAGCGTATTTGGTTTATGCCGTGTTGTGGTTCACGTAACGAACATATCGAGAGAGCGCCGGCTGTTGTTGAATATGCTAAAGCATTACGTGTTAACTTTAGTCCAAGACTTCATCTACTGGTGTGGGATAAAGCGTTATCTGTTTAATGAAATTATATAAAGTTCTTATACTTAATAAGTTTTATTTTCCGTTAGCAGTTGAAGGTATTGAAAAAACATTTGGTAATATATTTTCCGGATCTGTTGTACCTTTAAATATTAGCTATGAAATGACAGATGAAAATACTGTTAATTTAGAAAATATCGAGTATTTTGTACCTGTATCTAATGTTAAAGAATGGTTAGAATTACCTATCAGACCGTTTGATGAATACATTCAAACAGCGAGAGGACCTATTCGTATACCATCGGTTGTTATATGTTCTCGATTTGATAAGGTTATACACAACAAAATACAATTTCCTACTAAACAAAATATTCTTAAACGTGATAATTATACGTGTGTATATACAGGTGTCAAATTATCTAAAGATAATATTAGTGTAGATCATATTATACCTAAGAGTAGAGGTGGTAAGGATACATGGGAAAACATGGTATGCTGCGATAGACTTCTTAACTCTAAAAAGGCTTCTTTTACACCAGAGCAAGTAGGTTTAAAATTAAGATATAGACCTTGTAAGCCAAATAATGGAATGTCTTTAGATCTTTATAAGGATGAGTGGGCTTCTTTCTTGAAAAACTTTTAACACGGATTATATATTTATATGCGCATTGCATTTAGCGGAACAGCAAACACTGGTAAAACAACCCTCATTAAGAACTTCTTAGCAGTGTGGAATCAATACTCCACACCTGAAAAGACTTATAGAGACATTATTAAAGAAAAAGATCTAGCTCATTCATCTGCTACAACTTCAGATACTCAATGGGCAATTTTAAATCATATGATCGATCAACTTCAATCCTATGATAAAACATCTAAAGTAATTTTTGATAGATGCCCTCTTGATAATCTTGTGTATACACTCTGGGCTCATGAAAAAGGGTCAGATGGTTTCGATAAAGAATTTGTAGAGAAATGTATTACTCTTACAAAGGAATCTATGAGGCATTTAGATATTATTTTCCTTCTTAAGTATGATGACTCTATTAAGATAGAACACGATGGAACACGTGATACAGATGTTAATTATATTAAGGAAATTGATAATATTTTCTTCGCATTAAAGGATCAATACGAACAAAACTACGATGCTGATATATTTTTTCCAAAAGACGATTCACCTGGTATAATTGTTTTACCTACATCTCCACAGCAACGAATTGATACAATATCTGATTATATTGATACAAGCGGTGAAATCTTTGGAGATGAACATTCTATCTTTAATCCCTCCAAACTCGACGAGCTTGAAGCATTAGTAAGTCAGCAGAAAGCAGCTCTTGAACAAGAACAGGCAGAAAAAGCTCTTTTTGAAAAATATAGCTTAGGAAATAAAAATTCTAGAGTTGATTTTAAAATTTAAGGAATAACTTATATAGAATATATGAAACAAAAGATTGGTGTTGGTATCATTACATGTGATAGACCTACATACTTACATAATTTACTAAACAGTATCAAGATATGTACTTTTGATGAACTTGTTATTATTAATGATGGTAAAAATATATCTGGTCCTAATTTTCCGTATCCGTGTACTTATATCAGAAATGATACTAATTTAGGTGTTGGTAAATCAAAAAATAAAGCTATGCAACATCTCTTAGATAAAGGATGTGATTATATCTTTATTATTGAAGATGATACAATCATACTTAATAAGTTAATTTTTGATCGATATATACAAGCAAGTAAGGAGACAGGCATACAACACTTTAATTTTGGACCCGGTACACCGTTTAATAGACGTCAAACTATCAGTAATTACGATCTACATAACAGACATCTGCTAGATAATGAATCTAAACCTAATCCAAAAATTACTATTGAATATAAAAATAATGTTAAGATTGATTTATATGAACATGTAGCTGGTGTATTCAGCTTTTTTACAAAAGAAATATTGCAAAGCGTAGGGTTACACGACGAAAAATTTCATAATGCATGGGAGCATGTTGACCATACATTTAGAATTATAAAAGCTAACGGACACCCACCGTTTTGGTGGTTTGCAGATATACACGATAGTGTGAGATATTTGAGTATACCATCAGACTCTATTGATAGGAGTACGACATCTACTAATAAAGAGGAATGGATTAAAAATATAAATGTAGGTAGAGAAGTATACCGTAATATACACGGCTTTTATCCTAATATGTGTCCACATATTAGTAAAGAAGGTGTTATCAATAATCTCAAAGATATAAAATCCAAATGGATGATTTAACATTAATTACATGCTCTTATAATACACCTGATATAACACTAACAATGTTAAAGTCGTGGATGCATGTACATAATAGAACGCAGCGACTTATTATTGTCGACAATTCAACAAATAATGATACAACAAATTTACTGAGAGATCACAAAGTTCCCTATATCTCACATCCAGGTTTGAGTCATGGTGATGGTGTTAATGAGGCTTTAAAGTTATGTAAAACTAAATATGCTTTACTTGTTGATACAGATGTTATTTTCATGCAAGATCATAGCTCTATCTTTAAGCAATTTAAGGATATGAATTTAGCTATTATGGGTAAAGTGGAAGGTGATCGAGGAGGTAAGTCTATCTATAATAGAGTCAACCCGTGGCATTGTTTTATTAATGTAGATAAAATTAAACAACATAATATTACTTTCTTTGACGAAGAAAGAATGAAAGACAGTTTTAAGACTTATAAGATATATGATATTGGATCTACATTTTTAGAAGATATTAAGAAGCATAACCTTAAAATTGGTAATGTAGATCTTTCAACTAGTTACTATATACACTTAGAGGGTATGAGTTGGTATAAAAATAAATTTGATGGTACTAAAGAAGATACAGGTATTGACTTTGGCGGTACACACAACAACCCTGCCTATGTAAGTGCTTATGAACAAAAACACCAAGCTTTTCAAAACATAAAACAGCAATACGAGGGTGTTAAAATCTCAGATAAATTTATATATGAGTGATATAACTTTTATTATACATCTACGTAAAGATACTGAAGAACGTGCTAAAAATGTAGATATAGTTATTGCATACTATAAAAATATACTACCTACTTGTAAATTTATAGTTATTGAAGACGATAAAATACAAAATTTTGAATACTTGAAAGACGATAAAAGGATTCAATATATTTATTTTTATAATGAAGGTCAACATAACAAATGTAAGGGATATAACATCGGGTTAAGGGGTTGTACAACAGATATTGTTTGTTTTCTTGATATTGACTGCATCGTAAGTAAGCAAAATATTGAGAAGACTATTAATACACTAGAAGATACAGGCGGTATATGTATAGGTTATAATGGTATCGCTATATACTTTAATTATACAGTTAAGGATAAGATAATTGATATTACAGAGTCTTTATATGATTTCTTAGTGTCATTTATAGACACAGCAAATATACAAACTGGATATACCAATGAACACTATCACGTTGCTAATACTAAAGCTGTAGGTGGTGTATTATTCGGTAAGAGACAAACGTTTATTGATATAGGAGGGTTTAACCCAAACTTTAAAGGTTGGGGTTATGAAGATAATGAGATAATAGTACGTGCAAGAAAATTAAAAATACCTATATACTCGATTAATACAATTAAACCGTTTTTGCTTCACCTACCACACATTAGCGATGAAAATAAGAATAGAGAAGATACACATGCATCATATAAACTTAATGAGCAAGAGTATTTAAAAATAACAAGATTTAGCTTAGAACAGACGTTAGAATATATAAAAGCCTGGAGATAAATATGAGTACAACTTTAAAAGGAATAGGAATGCCGTTTAATTATGAACACTCTTCGTGTTCTAATCTACTACCAAAAGATTTTAGATGGTCTCCATGGCATGGTGATTACAACATCTATATTGATCATGGTATGAAAGCACAAACTCCAGATCTAAGTATAGATAAAAAAAAGCGATTCGGTTGGGTGTGTGAATCTATATTCATAATTCCTGATGTATATAATTGGTTAATTAAAAATCATGAGATTTTATTTGACAAATATTTTTATAAAATTTTTACATGCGAACAAGAATTATTAAATTTAAATAGTAATTTTGTATATGCTTATACGGGTAGTAACTACCCATGGATTAAAAAAGAGTTGTGGAATGTTTATCCAAAGACAAAATTATGTTCTATGTTTTGTTCTCATAAAATTATAACAGAAGAGCATGCATATAGACATAAAGTAGCGAGATATGCAATGACAAAAAATGTAGATGTGTATGGAGGTATAGTATCAACACCACAATCTCATTTATCTTTATGGGATACTAAAATCGATGGTATACGGGATTATATGTTTCATATAGTAGTTGAAAACGGTGTTACAGAAAATTATTTTACAGAGAAATTTACTGATACTATAGCGGCAGGCGCAGTGCCTGTTTATAGAGGTGCAGCAAAAGTTCTTGAAATATTTGATCCTAATGGTATAATTGTGCTTGAACCTGGTAAGGAGGAAGAAATTATTAACAGCTTAACACCAGAATTATATAATATGAAATTACAAGCTGTACAAAATAATCTTGAAACCTTAAAGACATTAAAGCTGTCTGATGATTACTTATTCGACTACATTAATGCATTATGAAAACACTATTCACTACATTTTATTATGATTATAATGATACATTGTATTATAAAAAATCTGCGGAAGCTCTTAAACATACAATTGAAAAACTAGGGGGTCAGATATTAATACATGCACCAAAGCTTAACGGTACATACAACGATAACTGTCTACTTAAACCGTCAATTATTCTTGAAACACTTAAAACTCAAAAGCGTAATATTATATGGATAGATGCAGACTGTGTAGTTAATGATTTACCTATAGAAATGGATAATATTAATTACGATATGGCAGCTGTAACGAGAATACATGACATGAAAACTCCTCATAGTGCGTTAATATTTTTTAAATATAGTGATGAAGTAATCTCATTCGTCAACGACTGGATGATAAAATGTAATGAAAAACAGCAAGAAGCTAAAAACGGAACATATAAAGGAGGTGATCATCACTTGCTAATCGAAACGTTACGTACACGAAAAGATATAAAATGTGCGATGTTACAACCAACAGTGGCTTGCTCTGTAAATAAAAATGTAAAGGTGTTTATTAATATAAGCCCGGGTGGTCAACAGGGAGTTTAATATGAGTGAGCTAACCATAACACATAACTCTGGCTTTTTTTCATGCTGCTCGGTTAGATTATACGATATTATAAATTTTTTTAATATACAAAAACGTCTACCGTCGTCAATAAATTCAAGCTTTCAATTTGCCTCGTATAAAATTAATCCTTATGATCCTAACGAAGATTTAAATTCATTATTATTTAAATGTACGCAATCCAATAATATTGAGTATGTTAAAGAGATTGATTATCATCACAACCACCAATTTACAGCATACAATCAACTCGATTTTAAAAATATAACACCATTTATCTATAAGTATTTTAGCCTGAGTGACGTTATTGAAAAGTACAATAAAAAATTAGAAGAAAAATACAATATAGAATACGATAATACGGTTTCAGTCTTTTATCGTGGTAACGATAAATCAACCGAAACAGGAATCGCATCCTATACGGAATTCTTTAATAAGTGTCAGCAAATTTACGATAAGAATAACCAAATTAGATTTCTTATTCAAACTGATGAAGTAGAATTTAGAAATGAATTTCAACGAAATTTTGAATGTTCGTTTTTCTTTGAAGAAATGCCTTGTATAAAAAGTAACAAGAATATAGCATTACAGCATATAATAAGTTCTGATCAAAGACATAAGTTTGCTCAGAGAATTTTAAGCTCAACAAGCATTGTATCTAAATGTAATCACCTCGTTACACATTCGGGTAACTGTGGTATATGGGCTGCTCTCTTAAGAGGTAACGCAGTTAATGTTCATCAATACCTAATGCACCCTGATCAAGGGTGGGTGTAATATGTTATATAATATTAAAGATATACACTCTATAGAGGTAAAAGTTAATTTTCTTCCTATGGATGATAATGGTAGAGAGGTTAATATATATACTCTTAATTATGTGGTGTTTACTGGTTCTAATTTATATTACCCTAATATATTAGCATATTCTAAAGATACTACTGAGCTGTATGCACCTATAAATGAACAGGTAATGTCGTTAAAGAGTATTAAAGCCATATCAACGATTGAATATACAGATCAAAATATACCGTTATATGACGAAGAGCCTTGCTTCTTTTTTGTGTATAATACAGACAACTATTATCATTTTGTATATGATACACTACCGTATCTAATATCATACTTACATTTACGAAAAACGGAGCCTAGGTTAAAACTGTTAATGAATTATCCTAATAGTGTTAGGACTACGCAATATAATTTCGTTAATGAATTACTTGAGCTACTCAATATTAATTCAGACGACATTAAAGTAGTTCGTGATGATACTGTTTATAAAACTCTCTATATTTCAGACTCTTATACACACGGTATTAATTCTAACTTACCACCTAGATACGAAGTCTACAAACTATATAATACTATTACAGAGCAAGTATTACAAAACAATAATAGCCCAGGTATTATTAGTAATATATATGTATCGAGAAGGAGTTGGTTACATGGTAATTTATCCAATATAGGAACGGATTACACAACGAGACGACGGTTAGTAAACGAAGATGAATTGATAAACTATCTACAAAAGAATAAGTATCAAGAAGTATTTACCGAGACTCTCACTACAATAGAAAAAATATTTTTATTCGCTAACGCACGATACGTTATTGGTGCTATAGGAGGTGGACTGTGTAACGTATTATATTCCAAAAATAGCTGTAATCTTATATCTTTAAATTCACCAGGTTTTCTTGATGTTAATAAACGGTTTGAATATTCTTTTAAGCCAGTTAATTATATACCCTTTAATGATACTTACCATGAAAGTAATGATGAATTTAAATTATTTATGAGAGTGTCGGTAGATAATATTGTAGGTGAAATTATCGATATTGATAGTGATACAGTTACTATTTCTTATACAAAATCTGCAGTTGCAGGTTGGAATAAAAGCATTCAGTACGATACAATTACAGTACTCAAACAAGATGTTAAAAAAATAGACGGTGGGCTAAACTCACCGTGGTGCATTAATATGAACAAGTTTAAGGATATACAAATATGGTAAATTTTACAGTCTATAGTCACACAGACTACCTAGATATTCTTGAAATACAGACAGATCATATCTGCAATGGTGGTAAGCATACATTGTTTATTAACGAATCAACTCACGATATAAATTATATCACAAGACATTACGATAAGGTTATATTCTACAATGACGCTGACACATACGCGTCGAGACTATTGAGCTGTCTATTGCAAATTGATGATACTTATATACTGTTAACGCACGATATAGATATTATTGTTAATATAAACGAAGATTGTATATTAAAAATAAACAAATTAGCTCAGCAATATAATTGGGATCGTATTGATTTAAAATATGTTTCTATTAATAAAGATAGTATTTTAGCGGATGTATCATCCGACGACTCTATAACATGGTGTAACACGGCTACAGATAAACTCTATAATAGTAGATTGTATCTTGTTAAGCAGACAGATCCCGATAATTATATATACAACGTAAATCCATCTATCTGGAAGCGAGAGACTCTAATACAAATACTAAGTACATTTAAGGATAAGACATACAGATCTATTGAGGGAATTGATGTACAGCATTTTTGTAAACAATATAATGTATACAAACTATTCTCAGGTAATGTTAAAGAATGCGGTTACTTTCAATGCGTTAGTGAATATGTGTTCCTTCATATAACCCACGGTGGTAAGTTGATAATTCCAAATGATAAATTAACTACTGAATATGGTCAGTCGTATAAGGATGTCTCGGACAAGTACAATTATATCATAAAAAAATATAACATAACAAAATCAGATAAATGGAAAATATAGATATAAATGATAAAATAGTATTTATTATAGCTCACAAATATATTAGAGGGCATGCGACATATTTAAAATACTATACAGATAATATTAAAAAATATTACCCTCAAGCATTAACTATAGTTATTGATAATAACTCTAACCATGTCGATGAAATCTTTCAAACTCTCGAACAGAGTGACCGACTTGTATTGCTAACTAATAATATTGACTGTAAATTTGAAATAGGAGCGTATCGTGTAGGTATGAGATATTTGATAGATAATAATATCTTAGATGACTACAAATATATTGCATGTACACAAGATACTTTTGTACTTAAAAACAAGTATGATTTCAATAGCCTAAACAATCAAAATACGACAGCGTGTACTATTAATTCCTATCACCAAGATGGTCTATTTCAGCATGCTTCAAATGCAATTTTAGCTCAGTTAGGTTTAGATAATAACCTAGACAAAATTACCTTCTGTTGGTGTAACAGTTTTATTGTAGCAACTGCAAAAGTTCATCAACTATTAGGCTATTTCGAACAATTAACCATCCAGCGAAGTGCTGAGCGTGAAGTATCAGAAAGATATTTAGCGCGAATATTGTGGGAATTAAATGACTATACAAATACCGATATCGACGGTAATATAAGTAATCTTGACCAGTATTACAACTGCCATACGGTAGATATTGTAAATTGCACAACACCAACTTACTTTGTAAAAAGAGCTCATCAAAGAACTGAGAATACACCTGACCAATGGTAATCGAGCAAGTTAACAAATCCTTTATACTACACGACTACAATTATAATACTTTAATACAGGAATATTATAATTACAGTGTTAATTTACTTAAGGCGTGGTTAGCTAAAAATAATATTTCTATTAATGTTATAATAGGTAATTATAACCATAATTTTAACAATACTAATAGAACAATAAAGATTGATATACAATGCGAACACACCCTTGTTAAGATAGGTGGTAGATCCGTACATCAGCTAATATACGGTAATGTACCGTGTGATAATGGCACGTACTTAATACGGGTAGATAATTTTAATTACTATAACAATCTCGACTACATTATAGAGTATAGTCTACCTAATATGTATAACCTATCAACAAACGATATGTTTAAAGAGTATCTTGATAAAAATATATACATATCACCTCTATTATTCTCACCTAACTTTATAGATCAGGGTAGAAAAAATATTATTACAATGTTCACTGATAATTCAAATCAGAGAAGATCAGAAATATTAAATTGCCTAAAACAACTAAGTATAGAGTTTACATCAATAAGCAACTGCTATACAAATGACTGTCTTTATGATGTGTACAAGAATGCAAAAGTATTAGTAAATGTTCATCAAACTGATCATCATCACACTTTCGAAGAATTAAGAGTACTACCAGCACTACTTAGCGGTGTTATTGTAGTTAGTGAAGATGTACCTCTAAAGGAAAAAATACCCTACAGTGAATATATTGTATGGTCTAGTTACGATAATATTGCACAAACTGTTAAAGATGTTTCAGATAACTATGAGTACTATTTTAATAAAATTTTTACAGACTCAAAACTTAAAGAGATTATTAAAGGTATGCAGGATTTAAATCTAAAATGTTTTGATAAATTATTACAATGAAAGTTGCACTCTTAATTGCAGGTTATCTTAGAAGTTATACTATCAATGTAGAGTATATAAAGGAGAGCTTACTTAAAAAATATAGTAAGGTAGATGTTTATTTGCATCTAACTAAAGACGAAAATAGTCAGGATAAATATTTCAATTTAATTGAAGAGGAAAAAGATATTAAGCAAATAAGTGATATACTATCACCTGTATCAGTTATAATAGAATCAAATTTTCTATATATAAATGATAAGATAGCGAACAATACAATTAATCATTGGGCTAAATTATACAAATTAAATACGCTTAAGTGTATAAACGAGAAAACAACCGGTAAAGATTATGATCTTGTAATTAGGTATAGACCAGATGTTTCTTTTAATAATCTCGATTTCCTTGATGACTGTAATAAAATAATTACCATTCCGAGTGATAGTAAAATAGATAGTAGTAAGCTGCTAACCTCCAAGGATCCATACTTATGCGATGCGTTTGCCTACGGTCCTTCAGTAGCCATGAACCAGTACTTTAATATATTTGAAAATATTAAACATTTAATATCTACTCATGGAAATATTTCAGAGACACTCTTACATCACTATTTAAACAATAGAGGTATACAGTATAATCTTAAGGATATAGAATATTCTTTCATCTTATCAAAGTGTAATACTATAGCTATTTGTGGTGACTCTGGCTCAGGTAAAAGTGTATTAAGCGATATACTAAAAAATCTATTTTGTAATTCTGTTGTACTTGAGGGTGATAGATATCATAAATGGGAAAGATCAGATGATAGCTGGAAGACCATAACTCATTTAAACCCTACTGCAAACCACATAACTAAAATGCAGAGTGATGTGTTTAACTTAAAAATGGGTAATACTATATACCAAGTAGATTACGATCATAATACTGGTAAGTTTACTTCTTCGCAACCTATTAGTTCATCGGATAATTTAATTGTGTGCGGGCTACATAGTATGTATAATAATCAAGGCGCGTTATACGATTTAAAAATTTTTATGGATACTGAACGTACTCTTAAAAATAAATGGAAAGTTAGGAGAGATGTAAGTACAAGAGGTTATACCATACAGCAAGTTCTAAGTTCAATTGCTAAGCGTGAAGAAGATTATCATACACATATATTACCACAAAAAAAATATGCTGATGTTATAATTAGATTTTTTTCTTACGATACTATTTTAGTTGATGATTTAAGTAAGGAAGAACCTGTTAGCTTAGAACTTTTAGTTGACAGAAAATATAATGTAGATAATATATTAGAAGCATTTAATAAAGTAAGATTAGAATATGAATTAGAAGCAGTAGGTAAGTTTTATAAATTTACATTCAAAGAATATCAATCGGTAGATTTTATTTTTAATAAAAATATACCATTAACTAATTCTTATTATGATTATATTTCGTTTATTATCTTAAACTTGCCATTACCAATAGTCAATTTAAAATAATAGAGAACATGAAAATTATATATGTTGATATAGACGAAACAATCTGCACAAGCCCGCTTAGCAGAAAATATGCTGAAGCAATTCCAATAAAGGAAAATATTGAAAAAATTAATAAGTTATATGATAAAGGTAATACTATTGTTTACTGGACGTCAAGAGGCAGTCGCAAGCAAATAGATTGGTACGAATTAACAAAAGCGCAGCTAGAGGAATGGGGTGCAAAATACAATGAATTGAGGGTAGATAAACCGTATTATGATCTTTTTATAGATGACAAAACACTAAGAATAGAAGAAGTATGAATATTATATCACATAGAGGAAATATAATAGGACCCGTTTCATCAAAGGAAAATCGCCCTTCATATATAGACTGCGCTTTACAGCTTGGGTACGACGTTGAAGTAGATGTTAGGTTCTTAAATAATAGGTTCTGGCTCGGTCATGATACACCAGATTACGAAGTATCTTGTACATGGATTAACTTACGTAAAGAAAAGTTATGGTTCCATTGCAAAAATATTGAAGCAGCTCACGAGTTAAAAAAACTTAATAACACAAAGTATTTTTGCCATACTGCTGACCCTTATACTCCCACCAGTACTGGGCATCTATGGGTCCACGATCTAACTGCGACGCTTAATACTAATTGCATAATTCCACTGCTCACAGAGACTGATATGCGGGAATTTAAGTATATTAACTATGTTTATGGTGTGTGTACCGACTATGTTAAAGTATGATATAGGTAATCGTTAGTTAGTTAGGCCCTGTATACAAATGTTGCTATTTCGTAAAACTCTGATGCAGGTACAACCTTATTAACTAGTTCGAAGTTAAGATTGTATTTTTCGCAGATCTCTCGGTGAGCGCGACCCTCTCCTATGTCATACTGCTGATCTTCTGTTAACCCTGCTTGACGCCAACCACCCCAATCATCATATACAACTATAGTACCATCAACGAGTAATTTATGCTTAATAATAAATTCAAGAGCCTCAATAGTCGAAGTATATATATCACAGTCGATATGTAACAAGCCTATTTTTTTATCACCAAACTCTTCTGCAATACTATCTGTTAGTGTATCGCAAAACCAACCGTCGACAATTTTTAACTCCGGTTTGTTAAGAAGTTCAGGGTTGATATTACCATTCGTACTAAAATCTCCTGGACCCCACACTCTATGACTTAGAGTGTCAGTTGGCTCGAATGGTAATCCCTGAAATGAATCAAAACCATAAAAAGAAGATTGTATGTCAAATTCTTTATATAGCCCATAATATTCAAGCATAGATGCTCCATGGCACGTACCGAATTCTAAGTATAACTTATTTTTTAAGAAATTAACATTGTTTTGAACAACATCACGACGTTGATTGTGTATGACAGATTCTAGACTCATGTATTTACTTATACCACTTTTAGTTGATTTATACGCTAATTTAGATTATTATTATAAAAGATGTCAAGAAATATTCAACTAGTAATACCCATGTCAGGTATAGGTAAGCGTTTTATTGAAGCAGGTTACGCTGATCCAAAACCACTTATAAAAATTAATAATAAGCCAATTATTGATTATGTAGTAAATTTATTTCCTAATGTTAATAGTGTTTTATTTATATGTAATGAGGAACATATAAAAAATAATAATATTGAATCTGAACTACGTAATATTGTACCAGACTGTACAATTGTAAAAGTGTCAACAGATAATCGAAAAGGTCCTGTAGACGCTGTGTATCAAGCAAGAGAGTATATTGATGATGCAGCTGAGATTATTGTAAGCTATTGTGACTATGGCACTGTCTGGGATTTTGAGGAATTTTTATCTACAGTAAAAAACTACGATGGTATGATACCGTGCTATACAGGATTTCATCCACATATGCTTGGAAGCGATAATTATGCTTTTTGTAAAGAAGAGAATAGAATGCTAATTCAGATTAAAGAAAAAGAGCCATTTACTACAAATAAAATGGATGAGTATGCATCTAATGGTACCTATTACTTTAAGAGTAGAAATATACTTAAGAAATATTTTAAAGAAGCGATGGATCAAGGGCTAAGTTTAAACGGTGAATACTATATAAGTTTAGTTTATAATTTGCTTGTACGTGATGGTCTTAAAGTAGGTATTTTTGAAATTCAAAAAATGTTACAGTGGGGTACACCATACGATCTAGAAGTATTTCAATCATGGCTCAAATATTTTAAAGAGAAAGATATTAAGCAGCAAAAGGCTATAAACCCAACTGGAACAGTATTAGTTTTACCTATGGCAGGACGCGGTAGTCGCTTTTCAGAACAAAATTACAAAAAACCTAAACCATTATTAGATGTTGATGGTTCACCTATGGTTGTACAGGCCGTTAACTGCCTACCGAAATGTTCTTCATCTGTATTTATTTGTCTAGAAGATCACCTCAACGAGTATAATTTGAGAGAAGAATTACATAACAATTTTACAAATACATCTATTATTGAAATTAGTGAGACAACTTCAGGTCAAGCGTGTACGTGTGAAATAGGTATTGGTGAAGCTAACATAGATAGTAATAAACCTATTCAAATCTCAGCATGTGATAATGGAGTAACATATGATGAAGCAGCATATCAGCAACTTGTAGATGATAAAACAGTTGATGTAATTGTATGGTCATTTAGAAATAATCAGACAAGTAAAGTTAATCCAAATATGTATTCGTGGTTGGAAGTTGATGAATTTAATAGTATAACCAATGTATCATGTAAGAAGTTTGTAGGTGAAGACCCTCTTATGACACACGCTATCATCGGTACTATGTTTTTTAGAAAAGCAAAATACTTCTCCGAAGGATTATTTAAAAACTACAATGAAAATATCACAACTAACGGTGAGTATTACGTTGATGATGTAATTAATCAATGTATTAAAATAGGTCTTAATGTAAAGGTTTTTGAGGTATCTAACTATATTTGTTGGGGTACACCGGATGATTATCGAACATATAACTACTGGAAAGAATACTTTGAGAGTACTCTTGATAATTATAAACAATAACATATAATAAGTTATATGATTATTGAACATCCGATTTATAATGGAAACCTTATACATAAGCGTTTTGCCTATCAATTCTTTAACAAAGAAGTATCTCCTTATGGTAATATTGTAGCTTTTAGAGCTCCTATGTTTGTAAGTGATAACTTGATTGATCTTGAAGATTCCTTAACTAAGGATTATATCTTCAGCGACGACTCTATTAACTTCTGCTGGGAGATTCCAAACCTCTGCTCGATTGGTGCTGTAGCTTTCCAACGACATTTTAATACTGTTATTGCTAATTTACTTTCACGCTTTATTGGAAAGCCAATTGAAATGAGAGGTGACGATCTTATGGTACATGATAAGTTTATTGGTTCAGATAAAACAGAACGCGATGTAGGTAAGGTTAGTGTGTCAATCACATACTCCAAAGATGGGGTAGCTATTGGACATACTGGTATTAATGTTAATGCTGGTAAAAAGGCTCCAGGGTTCGCTTATAGTACTAAACTAAATGATGAGTCTGTTAATGATCTTATGGAAGGCGTTATTGAATTCTTTAATGATGAAGTTAAAGATATTCAAATCGCTACGACGAAGATCTGCTTATAATTAGATATCTTATGAACTTTTTTGACTTACTAAGAAAATTAATCTTTAGTAAGAAGACAATTGCTGAAGACCTCGATAGTGATGGTCTTCAGCAATTTACACCGTTTATGATAAATAGGTGGTTGTCTTTTTATGGAGCTACACAAGCTGTCTTTGTTAACGAAACATTAAATCGGTTTACAGGACTCTTAGATGATAAAAACGAAATGTTTAAACTATACTACCATTTAATACCTACATGTCAATATAAGAAGATTTCTTATGTAAAAAAGAAAAAAGAAAAAGAAGAAAAGGAAAATAAAGACATACCTATTATTGCGAGAAACAATATGATTTCGCAACGCGAGTTGAAACATTACATTGACTTCTTTAACTAGTATAATATATAACTATATGGCATCAAGAAGTATCGATACACTAGCACCAATGAAAAGTCTTATTGACCTTTCTTCGCATTCAGATGGGGATTTCGGGTTAGAAGATTTAGAGTTAACATTTATTTTAGAGGATATTATTCTTGTTGAATATATCGATCTCACATCGGACGGTGATGGAATTATTCGAAACGGTATTTATATACCTACAAACACCGTAACTAAAGCATGGCGAAAAGCTAAAGTTATACTGGTTGGTCCAGAAGTAAAATATACAAAGGTAGGTGATATTGTCCTATTTCCTAGCAACCTAGGCATGACTGTAGCAAATATGGCTATTAAAGATCATGGAAATATTAAGAATGGTGTATTTTTAAACGAGAATAGAATATTCGGAATTTGCAAACCAAAAAATAATGATAGTTCAACGATCAACGCTTGAAAATCTATTACTAAATAATGTAGTAGATTTAAGATTTAGTAGACGTATTATTTTACCTGGTAAGTCACCAACTCGTAGGATGATTTGTACAAAATCTTATAGTTTATTACAGTCTACCAATGGTCGTATTGTATTAAACTATTCACCACCTAAACACAATAAGCAGTTCAACGAAGCTAAGAACAACGCCTTAGTAGTGTGGGATGTGTTAATGCAGGATTATCGAATCGTATCAGTAGATAAAGTTGATGTAATAAAAGAAATACCAGCAGATGAAACTTTCTGGAATTATTTCAATACAAACATATTTCCGATGTCTACAGAACAAAAAATTAATTTTATGGATACATGAATAGTGAACACTATAATAAAATTTTTCAAAGATTCTTACAATCTAAAGTAGCGTTTAAATGTGAAAATAAGGTTCTTAAGGTAGGTAAGTTACAATTATTTACAATAAAGCAATACTTCATTCGTTTTCATATCGAAACAGATAAAAAAGATATTAAAATCCTTGAATTGCCGTATCCCTTTAGTGTAACGAGTGACGGAGTAAGCTGCTCATTAAATTATCAAATCAGTTCGTTCACAAATAATTTACAACCTATTACAAGTAAATTAAAATCGCAAAAAAATAGTTCATCATACAAGATGTATGACAATATTGTAAGTATTGTTCCTGTTTTATAAGGGAACTATATTATAATATAATATATGGTAGGCGAATATTTACAAAAGTTTCCGAGTAGTTTTACTCCAAGCGATCAACAAGTAAAATTAATTAGTAATATTAATAAGGCTTTTGATGAAGGTTATAAGTTTGTAGTATGTAGTGCACCTACTGGTTCAGGTAAGTCATTTGTATCAAAGACACTAGGCAACGTGGCAAAACCACCCTCAGCAGGATTCAAGGAGCTAGTCGAATCATACTTAATCTACAAAAGAACGCCGTTGGGAGGCTATCAATATGAAGATGAAGTTAGTGAAGAGCAACCATTCGGTACCTTTGCGTTGACAATTACTAAAGCATTGCAGGATCAGTACAAAGAGTTGTTTAATGATACAGATGTGTTAAAAGGTAAATCAAACTATCAATGTACATATGATACAGAATTTACTGCAGAATATGCACCGTGTTTACATCTAAATAAGTTAAAGGAAAGTTGTTGGACGCAAAATAGTTGTCCGTATTATAAAGCAAGAAATAGCGCGCTTATATCTACATTTGCAACACTAAACTATAATATGTTCTTTTCTTTACCTGTCCACCTTAAAAATAAGGAGTTTATTATTTGTGATGAAGCATCAGAACTTGAGGATCAACTTGTAAAAGAGTTCTCTTGTCAACTTAATTTTGACTTCCTTAAAAAATCGCAAATTCATATTTCACCGTTTCCAGATAATGAGGATTATGGTAAAGTAGGAAGGTGGCTTGAAAATCTTTGCGGTAATATTGATGAACGAATTGATGAACTACGTGAGATTATTAATAAACCTAAAAAAATAACTGCGATAGCTCTCAACGACCAAAAGAGTGAATTGATTATCTTGAATAATTTACATGGTAAGATTAAAACATTACTAAGTACATGGAAGGATAGTGAATATATTTTCGAACGACAGCCAAAAGGTATTAATTTTATGCCTTTAAAGGTTGATAAGCTATCAAAGTGTATTTTCGATTATGCAGATAAAATTGTTTTAATGTCAGCAACTATTATAGATCCAGTAAACTTCTGTAAATCGCTTGGTATTGACAAGTATAAATACATTGAAGCTGAATCTACATTTGATGCATCAAAAGCTCCAATTTATGTAGCTACAAAAACAAAACTGAACTATAATAACTTACAAGTAAATTTACCTAAACTGGTAAAAATTATTGAAGATATCTGCGAGCATCATAAAAATGAAAAAGGTATTATTCATACTCATACCAACTTTATAACGAACTACCTCAAAACAAATATCAATAATAGTCGTATTATTTATCGCGAACCAGGTGTACGTAATGAAGAAATCTTAGATATACATTATAATACAGACAAACCTACTATTATTGCGTCACCGTCAATGTCACATGGAGTTGACTTAAAAGGTGATCTTGCGAGATTTCAAATTGTTATTAAAGCTCCATATTTACCCACGACAGATAGAAGGGTAGAGAAGTTAATGAAACTAGATTTTAATTGGTATGCGAACAAGATGTTGAGCTCATTTATACAATCGTGTGGCCGTGGTGTGCGTTCACAAAAAGACTACTGTAAAACGTATGTACTTGATGCTGCTATTATTGAAATGGTAGTTAAGAATAAGCATAAGATTCCGAAATATTTCCTAGATAGATTTATGTAGACTAAATACGTATGTGAATAATCGATCGTATTTTTGGGAAGTTAAAGACTTAATAACTCAATTTATTGCGGCCTTTGACGATACAGTAATATCACGCTTTAATAATAACCGCGATGTAAAAGAAAATATTGAAGTGAGATATGTCTTTGCTCCAAAGCAGAGAGTAATGTACGATATCGTAAATAAAGCGCAAAACATAACTCTACCTGTAGTAGCTGTTGATATTGCTTCTATATCGAGAGATAGTTCACGTGTATTTAGTAAGATAGAAGCTACCTACCTAACGTCAAAAGAGTATGGTCAAAAAGCTGTTAAGGTACCTGCTCCTGTACCTATTAATATTGTGGTTAACATGTCCATAATGACGCGGTATATGAGTGATATGGATCAAATTATATCTAATTTTGTTCCATACGCAAATCCTTATATAATTCTATCATGGCAGCTTCCCGAGTCTTATAAACTAGCTAATACAACAGAGATCCGATCCGAAGTACTTTGGAATGAAACTCTTTCATACACAACACCAACAGATACAACATTTGCTGATAAGTTTAGAGTGGTCGTTGATACATCATTTATAATCAAAGGTTGGTTGTTTAGAGAAACAGACAAAGTAGGTATAATATATAAAGTTGATTCCAACTTTTATAATATCGATATTAATAAAAAAATATTAACATTAGATAATTTTAATATTTTAAGTTCTATTAATATGGCTAGTGATTTTACAGAAACAGTAACCGTTTCAGGTGTACCTACTATAACAAATTTATTATACACAACAAATAATACAACAACTATTATAAAAGACCCTATAACTATTAAGAAGAATAAATTAAATAACTTTTTAATATATGGAAAACGGTTTAAATATAGTAATAGCTTTTATCTGAGTAGTAATGTTACTGATTTTTACTCTAACTATAAAGCTATAAAAACTGCTAAATCGCCAGTTATAAGTGCTTATGAATTAGATAAAAGTCAGTATAATGTTTTAAGTGATAATATGGCTACGATAACACTTGCAGTAAGTACACTCTCAACATTAGGTACATTTACCTTTATAACTTCAAATAGTGCGGGTTGGGCAGGTACTAGTAATGGCTATGCTCTTAGTGTTGTATAAATATACGTAGATGGCTGATACAACTTCGAATCAAAATAGAAATTACACTTCAAATGATGGTAGAACATCTACATTTGGACGAGATTTAATGGCGTATGTTCAGAATAAGCTGCCATATTCAAATATTATAGATACAGAAAATAATAATCTTAACCCTAAATATAAAACATTTGCCGAGTCTGGTCTAAAGCGTTCAGAAGTACTTGCTAAACACTCAATATCTAGTTCAAATGAATTTAATAACTTAGCTATTGGATCTATGGGCAAAGATACATCCTTCGGTCAAGTGATGTATGCTAATATTCAAGAGAATAAAGGTCCTAGACTAAGAGATTATAGAGTTATGGCTGCGTATTCTGATGTAGCTGACGCATTGGATGAAATTTGCGACGAAATGATCAACACCGATGAGAATGGTAGTGAGGTTATTATTAGTTATAAAAATACAGATTTAGCTGTAAAAGATAAAGCCAATATAGATAAAGAATTTGAAAAATTTATAGAATATTTTGACTTTAAAAATAAAGGTTGGCAATATTTTCGGCAGTTATTAGTTGAAGGTGAAGTATTTTTTGAGCTTATTATTCATAAGGATTATACTGATGAAGGTATTCTTGGAATTATTAACCTACCATCCGAACTTATTGATCCAGTTTATAATAACATTCAGAATATGATTGTTAAGGGGTATATATACAGAAAGCCTGTATTTGATCCAAATCATCCTAGTAAACAAGAAAAAATAGAGCATATACCTCTTGATCAAAATCAAGTACTTTATGTAAATTCTGGTGTTATGAATGAGTCTAAGACGATGATAATGCCATTTCTTGAAAATGCACGCCGTGCGTATAGGCAACTCTCTCTAATTGAAGATGCTATAGTTATCTATAGATTAGTAAGAGCACCAGAACGTCTTGTATTCAATGTTGATGTAGGTAATATGCCTGCACCGAAAGCGGAAGCTTATCTAAAGAAGCTTATTGCTAACTACTGGTCAAGTAAGACATTTGATGTAGATCAGGCAGACGTAGTAAAGAAATTTAACCCTCAATCCATGCTTGATGCTTTTTGGTTTCCAAAGAGACAAGGTTCTGAAGGATCTTCGGTAAGTCAGCTTCAAGGCGGTCAAAATCTTGGCGAATTAGCTGATTTAATGTACTTTATTAAAAAGCTTTATAGGTCGTTGAAGGTTCCAGCGGCTCGATTAGATCCACAAGATGGATTTAAAGATGGTTCAGAAATACTACGCGAAGAATTAAAATTTGCTAAGTTTGTAATCAGACAACAGCAACGATTCGCTGCTGGTATAGAAAAAGCTTTTGTTACGCATTTACGACTAAAAGGTTTGTGGGAAAAGTATGACCTAAATGAAACACAAATAGAGATTAAATTTAACGTACCAACTAACTTTTACGAAATGCGTGAAAGTCAACGACTTAGTCTTAAAGTTGAAGGTTATAATACTGTTACATCCAGTGAGTTTGTATCTAAGACATACGCTCAGAAAAAGTATCTAGGCTGGAAGGATGTGGATATTTTAGCTAATAGAGAGTTTTTACGTAAGGATGCAGAACTTCAATGGGAGTTAGCACAAATAACAACAGCAGGTCCAGCCTGGAGAGAGCAAGTCATCGCCGCGGATCTCGGCGCAGGTACAGGTATGGAAGGTGGTATGGAAGGCGGTATGGGAGGACCTGGCGGTGGCACCGGTGTAGGTCCTGGCGGTCCGCCACCTACGTTTACAGGAGGACCAGCAGCAGAACCAGCAGGCGGTGAAGCGACACCGGCTCCAGAAACAACGGCACCAGCTGCTTAACTTTATTAAATAATAATATGTCATTAGCTTGTGAAGTTTTAAATGTATCTGCGTTTCAATCCACCAATTTAAATAATCGATTACAAACGTTTGGAGATCTAGGTGATCGTATTAAACGATCACTCGGCTATCCATTAATTTCGCTTGAAATACATCAAGATCAGCTATTTCAAAATATTCAAATCGCTATTGAGTATTTTTCAAAATATGCAGGGTATACAAAAGAGTTTTTAATATTTGATTCTCAAATCTACGAAAAAAATAAGGGTGTTAGACTTGATCATTTATATACTCTATCTAAAGCAGGTATAACAGATACGCAAAAAATATCAAATAAGCCCAAATGGACGGGGTCTGACTTTACTATTGAAACACCTTCGTCTATTTATATATCTACATCTTCTCTTATTAGTAGCTACTTTACGACGTCTGTAGAATTATCAGGTATATTTACAGAGGGTTTAACTGAGTTTGAAACAGTTGATGCATCACTATACTCAAAGCTAACATCATTTAATATTAATTTATCATCTATTTTTAAGCAATCACAAACTAAAGTCGTATCAATTCAATCACAAGACGCTACTGCAACTGAATACTCAAACGTATTTGACTATGATGCAATGGATTATAGAAAGGTAATGTCTGTTGTGGAGTTTGAAGAAGGATCAAATCAAGGTATAAATACTTTGTTTACTCTTGAACAAACTTTAGCGCAGCAAACATATTTTAGTTACGCGTTAGGTAATTATGGATTTGATCTTGTTTCGTGGTATACGATGAAGGAATGGATGGAAACACGTGAAAAGGTACTTGCTACTAAAAGAGATATAAAATTTGATGAAAGAACGCAATATCTACAAATGTATCCACAACCCGGTGCAAGTAGATTTTATGGTGTACTAGCGTGCTGGCTTGAAAGACCTGTTAGAGATCTAATTAAAGAACAATGGGTATATGAATATGCGCTCGCTCTAACGATGATAACCTTAAGCTATGTAAGGGGTAAGTTCTCCGGAGTTAGCTTATTAGGAGGAGGTACACTTAATTATTCAGATCTTTTAAGTGAGGGTACGCAACGTAAGAGAGATTTAGAATTGCGATTAATGGAAGGTAATCAAGGAGATAACGACCCGCCTATGTTCTTTGTAGGTTAAGACTTTACGAGGTAATGAATTCTAAATACAGACAAGGTAAGTTTACACCTATTAATAAAGATAAGTTTATAGGTTCTTGTGCTATATATAGATCAGGTCTAGAGCTTAAGTTTATGCGCTTTTGTGACAATAATCCTAATGTTATAAAATGGGGAAGTGAAAATATTGTTATACCTTATCTTAGTCCTTTAGATGGTAGAGTACATAGATACTTTGTAGATAATTTTGTTTCTATAAAAGAAGATAACACTATAAAGCATTATCTAATTGAAATAAAGCCTTCTAAACAGACGCAGGCACCTAAAACGAAGTATAAAAATAAAGAACATCTTATTTATGAACAATCTGCATGGGTTATCAATCAAGCTAAATGGAACGCGGCAAAGGAATTTTGTAAAAAGAAAGGATTTGATTTTTTAATCCTTACTGAAAAGCACCTTATTTGATAGATTATATTAGTACTAGCATAAATATAGATATGGCATTAAAGCTTAATCTATTAGTAGAAAAACCAGCGCTTGACGATCAATTTGAATATGTTGTCGAAGAAAGCAATAGAAATGCACCTTCCACCTTATTTATTAAGGGTCCTTATATGATGGCGGAAGGCGTTAATAAGAATAAGCGCTTATATCCAATTGATGAATTACGCCAAGAGGTGCATCGTTATAATGAGGAAATGATCAAACCGGGTAGAGCCATGGGAGAGCTTAATCACCCTACGACAGCAGATGTTGATCTAGAACGTGCCTGTCATATGGTAACGGAAATGTATGAAGATAATAATGTATTCTTCGGTAAATCAAAGGTACTTTCCACACCTTGTGGACTTATTGTTAAGTCTCTTATCAATGATGGTGTAAAAGTTGGTATGTCATCTAGAGCGCTAGGCACACTTGAAGAAGGATCAACTCACAATACAGTTAGAAATCTTAAACTTGTTGCTGTTGACTGTGTGGCTGATCCTTCATTTCCAAAAGCGTTTGTTAATGGCATTTTAGAATCTAAACAATGGGTTGTAGCTACAAACGGTAAGTATGAAGAAGTCTATGAAAGCTTTGAAAGGTCAATATCTAAACTACCACGTAAAGATGTGGAGTTTTTCCTTAGAGAACAGATCTTAAAATTTATACAATCTATATAAATAATAATATGGCAAATAAACTAGCTAAAAAGGATTACGATAAAGACGGTGAGATAGAGGCACCTGACCAAGAGTATAAAGGTGTAAGGTCTAAAGCTATTAAAAAAGCTAAAGGAAAAAAGACATCCAAGTCTAAAGAAGTGTCTGATATTAAAAAGCCAATTACAGAGTCTAAAAATATTAGTAACTTTATAACTGCAATTTCCACAAAAAACTACGCACAAGCTAATAAATATTTAAAGGATGTAATTGAAGCCAAACTTCAAGCTAGAATTAGCGCATCCTTAAATGAACCACTCTTCTAATATGAAAGTTAAGAATATACTACCCGACGAAGCAACGCAGATTCTCTCTGAAGAATCACTACAAGTTATTGAGAGTGCTTTCAGTAAGAAACTTCAATTAACTGTTGAAGCTGCTCTTACTGAACAGGACGATCTTTATTCTAAGAAACTTGAACAACTTATTAATGCTATTGACAAGGATCATACAACTAAATTAAAGAGAGTTGTAGAGGCTGTTGATAAGAACAATGCTGGAAAGCTTGTTAAAGTTGTTAAAAAGTACGAGAGTGAAATTACAACAGAAGCAAAGAAATTTAAGTCTACGCTTACAGAAGCTATTTCTAATTACTTAGAAGAATTTCTTGATGAAGCTATTCCGACAGAAGCTATCAACGAAGCTACCAAAAATAGAACAGCACGTGAAGTTCTTAGCAACCTACGCAAAGTCCTAGCAATTGATTCCGCTCTAATGAGTGAATCGGTTCAAGGCGCTGTTGTAGATGGTAAGAATCAAATTGATACACTTACAAAGCAAGTTGCTGATCTTTCTAAAGAAAATACTCTTATTAAAGAAAGCTATCGCAAGACAAAATCTGCTCTATTACTCGAAACTAAGTCTGCGGGTCTCTCTGATAGAAAGAGAGAATACATTAAACGTGTATTAGGCGACAAATCTCCAACCTTTATCGAAGAAAACTATGATTATACAGTCAGACTTTTTGAGAAAAAGGAAAAAGAACATATTAACGTTATCAAGGAAGAAGCCTTTGTTGATAGACACGTTAAAGCAGATGTACCTATTATTAAAGAAGCGGTACAACAAAAAGGAAAAAGTTCCGGAAATCCATACCTTTCTGAGTTACAAAGGTATAAATAATATTATATAAGAATCTTTAACCCTTAACAATGAGGTCCTCTTGACCTGAGTTATTTTTGAAAGGAAAATTAAACAATATGAGAAACATTAATCCGACACAATCATTCGTAGATAGAAATAGAGCAGACACCTTACTTGAAAAGTGGGCGCCAGTTCTTGACTATTCATCCGATTCGATTAAGGCAATTGGTAGTGATCAAACTCGCTTAAATACAGCCATTCTTCTTGAGAACCAAGAACAATACTGTATTCAAGAAGCAAATAATAGTGGTGTTTTCGGTGGTGGACAGCAAGCAGGATTTACTCCTAGCTCTCCAAACTCGAAGGACAGCTATGCTGCTGGGGATGCTCGCTTACCGAAAATCCTTATCCCGATGATCCGTCGTACATTCCCTGAGTTAATCTCCAACGACATTGTAGGTGTGCAGCCTATGTCAGGTCCAGTAGGACTTGCATTCGCACTCCGTTATGCGTATCAATCCCAAAACCTTGGTAACGGTATCGATGGTAGCAATGCTACTACAGGTACAGGTGGTAACTATCCTGGTAACGCTAATGGCGGTACCTATGCTGGTTACAACTCCAGTTCCACTCCAACAGGTGAATTAGGCTATCAATTCCTTGATACCCGCTTCACAGGTGCAAGTTCATCTTCACTAGTTGGTAGGTCAGGTGTATGGGATTTTGCTGATCAAGATCGCGGCGTTGCCCAGATCTTATCCGCATTTGAAATTACGGGTAACATTCCACAAGTTGAAGTCAAGTTTGAGAAGACAGCTGTTGAAGCTGGTACTCGTAGACTTGGCGCTCGCTGGTCCGTTGAACTTGAGCAAGACCTTAAGAACATGAATGGTATCGATATCGATGCTGAAATCACAAACGCTATGTCGTATGAGATTCAAGCTGAAATCGACCGTGAAATGATCATGAGAATGATTCAGTCCGCCCTCACCGGTGGTAACTATTCATTCTGGTCCCCTGCTTCCGCTGACGGCCGCTGGCTCGTTGAGAGAAATAGAGACTTCTATCAAAAGCTTATCATTGAAGCAAACAGAATCGCTGTCCGTAACAGACGCGGTGCTGCTAACTTCATCGTTGCAACTCCTAGAGTTTGTGCGATCCTTGAAATGCTCCCTGAATTCCAGTGGGTACCTGTTCAAGGCGACGTTTCAACTCAACCAGTTGGCATCGGCAAGGTAGGCTCTGTTGGTGGAAGATTCACAGTATATCGTGATACACGTACAGAAGTTCAAAACACTGGTACCTATGGTAGCCTTGGCTATTCTGGTCAAGTTCCAGCTGGTATCGAATATGCCCTTCTTGGGTATAAGGGTTCTGAATTCTATGATACAGGTATCATCTACTGCCCATACATTCCAATCATGGTACAAAGAACAATCGGACCGAATGACTTCGCTCCACGCGTAGGCTTGCTTACACGTTATGGTGTCGTTGATAATATCTTCGGTGCTAATCTTTATTACCACGTTGTTATTGTTCAGGGTCTTGGTACTGCGTTCTCACCAGCTAATCAGTCGGTCTATTTTTGACCTATTGAGTCTTAATGAGTTAGCTTATTAAGATCTGGTATTCTAAGAATCAACACAACAAACTAAGAACCGTAGGTGCCGAAGCGCCTGCGGTTCACTTTTGTACTTAAATAATTATTATTTTTATTAGGTTGATAATATATTCGGTTTGATTAAATAATATTATAGTGAGTGAGTTTAGACGTAATAAGAAGTATACTGATACTGAGAAGCAAGAAATTATTGCTTACGCACAAAAGCATGGAATATGGACTGTGAAAGAAAAATTTAATGTTTGGCCTGAGAATGTACGGTATTGGCTCGCGTCAACAAGGGTAAAGCAGAAGATATCAGAAAAAGGTAAAGAGAGACATCAAAAAACAAAGCTCGATAAAGAGGTACAGGAGAGAAATAAAGAATATAGAGAATACCGTAGGTTGCAGGGTATTACGCCTAAGAAGTGGAAGGAGTGGTATGAAGGACTGACTGCAGAGGCGCGAGTAAAGCTTAATGAGAATGTCAAACAACACAGACACGATAACAGGGCGCATTATATAAAAAAGGCAAAGAGTAGGTATTTAGAGGATAAAAAAAATGGGGTATTTCGAAAAAAGTATAGCGAGGATCCTCTATATAAGTTAAGATGTAATATACGTGAGCATGTACGACAAGCTGTAAAATATTCTGATGTATCTCTCTCACACCCATCAATAAAGTATCTTGGTTGTTCGATAGAAGAATTTAGAGTTCATATAGAAAGTCAATTCGTCGAAGGTATGACCTGGGATAATCATGGTAGAGGTAATCATTGCTGGCATCTAGATCACATTAAACCACTTGCAATGCTTAAGGATATTTCTAATATGGATCTGTTTAAAGAGCTTTGTCACCACACAAATTATCAACCTCTATGGGAGAGAGATAATTTATCTAAGCAAGCAAAATATGAAGTGTAAAGATCTCAGAGATGCTGTAGTTGAATATGCAAGTAGAAATACTGTAGAAGAGTGTGCAGAGTTATTTGAAGGTATTGTATCATTAAATACTGTTTATAAGTGGTTGCGAGATAGTAAAAATCTCACTTACGCTTACACACACGATCAATGCAGACATGAGCTAGAGTTATATAAGTTACGTGAGGCAAAATACACGTGTAGTATAGGAATGAATCGTCTAGTTCATACGTTTCAACCACACTTTTTCGATGTAGAAAGAGAATTGTGGCAGGATAAGATCATACAACAGAAGCTGAAAGAGAATAGAAGAAAATACCTAAATAAAGACACACTAACAGACCGTGAGATTTTAAGAGGCTTTAAGATATCAGGTATACACACCGGTTATTCACACTTCTCACCCCTATGGCTAAAGAAGTATACTCAAGAAGAAGGTGTATCGTGTATATATGACCCGTGTGGTGGTTGGGGACACAGACTAATAGGTGCGTATCTTTCTGATATTGATTATATCTATAATGATATGTGGGATAAGACGTTTATGGGTAGCAATAATATTGCTAAGTTTATTAATTATAAGTGTACTCTATATAATAATGATTGTACAAAATTTATACCTCAAGAAGACTACGATTGTGTATTTACATGCCCACCATATTATAATGTAGAGAGATATAACGGTAAACTGTTTAAGGATATTGAGGATTATAATAGGTTTATAAACGCAATGCTAGTAAGTAGTATTAAACCATCCGTTACAAGAGTTGGCATAGTTATTAACGATACATACGAGCAAGCTGTAAACGATAATATGGATAGCAGTTTTAAATTAACGAGCAGGGTTGTTTTAGGTACATCAGCTGCCGTGTCGCATTTTAATAAGTCAACCTCATCCAAAAAAGAAGTACTATTAAAGTATCAACGATAAAAATACATTTTATAGAAAGTCGTGCAGGTAGTCGCTGATTTGACAAAAATACTACCTAAAGGAATAAATATTAATATGGCAGTTATAGGCTTTAACAATCAAGTTCTTTCAGCGTTTGGACAAACACCTTCAAACCTTACATATTCACTCTCTAGTGCTGGTGAATATAAAACAGTAGAGTTAATTACTACAGGTACTAATACAGGCACTCTTAGTACTCTACGTGTACAAGGATTAGCATTTAATACTCTTACTTCTCCTGCATCTGGTACAGGTAGTTTTGCTACACTCTCCGCTAATGACGGTACTACATTCAGAGTAGATAGAGCGTATAACAACGCAACCTTTGCAGTTATATATACAGATGAATCTTCTTCCATCTTTACATGCTTAACAGGTACTACACGACAAGTACTTACTGCAAACGGATTTGATACTTCGTATCCAGAGATAAAAAGACTATGGCTCCTAGGTTATCGCTAATCGTTACTAAAGTTTAAACATAAAAAAAGCCTAGTATTAAGTTACTAGGCTTTTTTATTATTTATATTAATTCTTCAATAGGTGATTCTAAAACTGGTTCTTCATATACAGGCAATAAAGCTTGCATTTCTTCTGTAGTCAATTCTTGAACATCTGGGAATAATCCCTGATTAAAAACATCAAGTAATTTTAACGACCAAAGGGCTGTGTAAGCTTTTCTTCCATCAGTAAGATCTGTAAGCGAAGCTGTTTCTGGGAATCTTGAAGCTCTAAGAGTTGTATGTTCACTATCATCCCAGCCACAAGCAATAGTTTTTACCGTTAATAGTCCATCAGTTGCATCTTCTCCAAATTGTTCATTGAGAAGTGGGAGCTGTTCTACTAGTGCTTCTGGGAAAGCAAATGTTTTAAATTCTGTTGAGAAGTTCATGTGTTTATTTTAGTTTATTAATTGTGTATTTCAATATGGTAATCTTAGTCCGTTTCCGAGGGTTGATTTATATAGATCATGTAATGTGGCATCGTTGGTTGGAGTATTCAAAAATATAGAAGCAAATTGCTGTATTGAATCCCCAGTGCCGCTAGCTGGACTGTCTGATAATATAAAAGAAGTATTTGTCGGTAATAACGTTTGTGCTGATATGTTTTGCTGATACGAAGCTAATCTTTTGTTAATACTCAAATTAGCTAAATTGGAATTTATGCTGGAATAAATAGTATACCATTGAAAAGGTGTTATGGCGGGACTGGATATATTTAGCCCTGAGTTATTTCTTATAGTGTAGTTGTCGGCATTACTGTTTCCTCTTCTTGATAAAGAGAGGCTATTAGTTGATGTTCCGACCTGTATAAGAGGATCAATACCAATAGTATAATTATTACTATTTCTTATATTAACAGCAAGCAATGTTATGGGAAAATTCGAACTGTTAGCAGATCTAAAAGTACCGACAACGCTGCCAGCTATAGTGTTAAATGTTTTTAAACCAAGATTACTCCACTCTATAGTGTTGGTTAGTGTTCCATTATGAATACCTAAACCTCCAAGGCTATAAACAGTAGATCCAGTACCAGCATTATGGATGCCTCTCATTGGCCAGCAAACCATAGTATTCCATAATCCTAATTTCTTTATACCTATTACAAATTTATTAATTTGTTTTAAGTTTTCGGGTAATATAGTTTTCCCGCTACCAGCTTTTACTCTAGCGGCAAATGCTATAGTGTCTTTATCTAATCCAAATGTTCTTGTTCTTGGCATATTATGTTCCTAGATTTAAATTTTTGCCTATTGTAGCTTTATATAAATTAAATAACACGGGTGTGTTAAAACCTGTTACTAATCCAAATATAGGTGTGAAGATGGTAGCTCCAAAGTTGCTAGAAAACTGACTACCACCTATAATATAATCACAGGTATCTACAGGATCATTTGTTCTTGCTATTGTTCTTAAAGATGAGTTATCATATCTAATGATTGATGATGGTGAAAAATTACCTTGAAATGTTCTAAAGGCACTCTGGTAGTTTGTGGCTGAATTATCATTAACCCCGATAGAAACAAGAGCGCTGTTAAATATTTGTAATCTATTAAAACCTGTTTGACCAGAATTTTGAACTACTGGTCTATAATTTTTAGTAAGTCCAGCGAACATATAAAAGGGATTAGGATTACTTAATAAAGCATTACAACAACTAAAAATAGAAAAATTATTAATACTAGGAACATTTCTAATAGTAACACCACCAGCAGTACCACCATGATAAATTCCAGAAACACTCCATGTAGCACTATTTGTAATTGGAGCATCATATTTAAACCAACCACCAATCGGTAATATAATAGATCCAGCACCCACATTATAATTACTATTCATTATCCAAAATGTAGATGAGTGCCATACACCTAAATCTTTTAATCCAATAATAAAATTATCAATATCTACAGCATCAGCATTAGCTATCTTATCTAGACCATTTAATTGTCTATAAGCATTAACTCTATTAAGATAGCGTTTAGTATCTATGTCGAAAGTGTATTTTCGTGTAGTAGGCATATTATGGTAATCCTAATCCTTTTCCAATTGTTGTTTTGTATAAATTATTAAATTCTTGCACTTGGGCTAAACTCAAATCAAAATCACCTAAAGCGGTAAAAGAAATAGTTCCATTATAAAAAGCACATATAGTTCCATTGTTCGCTGTCGGTTGTGAGAACCCACTAGTAGCATTGGCTGTATTAGTTATAGATCCATTTATTGTCGCTCTTATTGTATTTCCTTGCTTACTACCGCAAAACGTATTAAATGCATTCAAAACAATACTTGCTGTAGTTATACTAACTTGAGGAGATGAAGAAATTGTTTTATTTGGCATAAGAAAAGAGCAGCCATCTAATCTGGTAACTCCGTGTTGCAGTAACGGATTGTAACCATTTGCGGAACCGTCTTGTAGATCTGTATATCTATTGAAGTTTGTGGTTGTGCTTATCGATCCACATCCAAAGACAAATGAATTTATTCTGGTTCTCGGTATTACTGTATTAATATCAATTCTTTGAATATTTGAGCTTGATGTCGGATTTGAAAAGATTAGACCATTCAAATTCCATACAGGACTATTAATTAGAGTACCATCAAATGATTGCGTATGCTTATATCCTCCTAAACTTAAAACTATGCTACCAGTTCCAATATTATGAATAGATCTAAGAGGGTAGCAAACTATACGATTCCACAAATTTAATTGCTTTAATCCTGCTATGAAATTATCAATATCCGAAACATCAGACAAATTTAATTCTCTACCATAAGCATATAATCTTCTTAGATATTGTCTTGTCTCAGTTTGAAGCCCGTATGATTTTGAATTGATCATAGATAAATATTGTATTTACAATTTAAATAGTTTTTAACTATGCTTTGTTTTGTTTCGCTCATATCTTCAGAAAATAAACAAATTTCAAAAATCCTAACATCACAAAATCCTTGCACGTTAGATTGATTACCTATGGTTATAGTAGTAGCTGTAAGAGTGGGTCCAGAATATATAGTTTCAGAGCCGCTATTAAATCGAATAGATTGTTGATTTGTTGTGGTTCTTGCTCCTAATAACTGTATTATATTTAGTGAGGTATTTAAATCTGCTGTACCTCCATTGTTAACTAAACCACCACCACCTTTTTGTCTAATCTGCAATACAAAGCCAGCGGTTCCTGTATGAAATATAAGATCATTTGTAGTACTTGTTTTTTGTAAACAAACTACAAAAACCGTTAGTGGCAATGATTGGGATATGATTCTATATAAGCCATCGTCAATACCATCAAAGTTTAAATTATTATAACCACTTGTTATATTTAAGGTTGGTTGTTTAATTAAAGTTGCCTGTTCTGCATATCTATTATTTCCTGATTTATCAATCCAGCGCTCTACTGTATCACCAACTCCCGCTAGTGTATTAGTAGCAACTGTTTTTATTAATGTAGAAAAATCACTAGCATCAAACCATGCAGCCACATTACTTAGTAATCTAGGATCAGATATCTCAGCGTGTCTATTGAAGGTCTTTTGCTTCAAACAGAAATTATTTATAGTATCAATCCCAGCAAAAGGAACAATACCTCTATCATCACAAGCCTTTAAATAAGCTTTTGTTTCTTTTTCTAAATTGTAATATCTTTTTGCCATATTATGGTAAGCCTAAGCCGTTTCCGAGGGTTGATTTATAGAGATTATTAACCGTAGTAATGAGGGTTGTATTAGCGTCGAATCTTCCTAGTAATGATATTGCTATTGTTCCGTTGAAATGTATTATAGCTGATTGTGATGTTGCTGCTGGTACAACAAATCCTGCTGCTGTTGTAGTTGCTGTATCTGTTAATGAAGCATTTAAACTTACTCTAACTAAATTACCAACTTTACTACCTATTACAGAATTAAAAGTATCAATAGAAATAACTTTAGAAAGTGATACAGAAATACCAGATGGCTTATTTGGTAATTGAAAGTTAAGCTGATTATTAAAACCTAAAGTTAAAAACGGATTTCTTTCCGTAGTATTTACTCCATTCTGAATATCGAAAATACGATTAAAGTTAGAAGTTGAATTTATTGATGCTGCTCCATAAGCAAAACTATTAATGTCTGATGTTCCTAATACAGTTTGTAAATTAATTCTTTGTGTATTTGTACCAACTCCTGGATTAGAAAATGTAAATCCATTTATACCCCACGTTGGGCTATTTACAGCTGTACCGTTAAAAACGCCCAATCCCCCTAAACTAAAAACAGTAGCGCCTGTACCAGCATTTTGATAGTTTCTTAAAGGCCAACAAACCATATTATTCCACAAATCTAGAGCCTTCATTCCTCTAGTAAACCAAAGCACTTCACATCTCCCTAAAGGATCTGTGACTCCTGCTCTACTGAGATATGCATCACCATCTACATCATTAAAGCCTAAGCTAAACCTAGACCAATCACCAGACTTCTTTAGACTTTCTACTCTATCATTAATGGCTTTTATTGCAGAAGAAGACACAACGATACCTTGTTCGCTTTGTAAGCGATTTATATAGGATTTTACTTCGTTTTGTATTCCGTAATATTTCATTATAGACTTCTTACGAATTCTCCACTAAATTGAGGGCATACATTTGCTGTTGAGGATTCTGTAATTACCGTATCACCAGATCCTTGGATAAGATACATTTCAAAAAAATCAGTAGTTCCGTTAGCAGAAACTATAGATGTAAATGTGACACCTATACCAGCAGTATTGTTAGGAAGTCTTGATCCTCTTTGAAATTCAACACCGTTACGATATAGAGCGAAAATAGACGAACCACCTGATGGAGTTGCAGAAATAGACAATTGCGCTGAACTGTTTAATTGATAATATCCCGGAACTGTTGGTGTGAATCTACTACTAGCTGTTGAAAAATTAGTATTAATATTAAAATATGCTGTGTTAAAGTTTATTTTAGTCCAAACACCATCTGGAAAAGTAGTTGGTGTACTACCGTAAACACCAAAAGATGGTCCGTAAAATTGACTTGATCCTGAGAACGTAATAGGCATAATTAAACTCCCTCCCAAAAGATGTATTGCCCAGATAATCCAGACAATGTGTTTACGGAGACATCTCCCTTGTATCTATCATCAGAGAATTTCTCTCCTCTACCGTCATATGCTAGTGATCCTGGGTATAGCATAAAGTTAAACGAGTTTTGATTACAACCTAACCCGTATTTGACATATAGTGGTAAGGTTCCGAGATTTTGACCGAATAAAGTAATTCTATTGGAATTAGCAGAAAGAACTTGAGTACCAACACCAGTTATAGCAGTGCCTAATGTAGCTCCTGTTAAGTAGTTCGATACAGAGCCATAACCTATATCGAAAGTTGTAACACTATCAATATCTTTATCTAAATCTCCTTGTAATGCCATAGCACCGCCTGTCTGTGCATCTATAGTAAGGAAGGCATTCGTACCAGTTAATGCTGGAACTGCTGATATTGATGTAACAGGTGAATAAGATGTAGAATCTTGATATCTTGCATATACAGGTACTGTTAGATCATCAATAAATATCTGAAGTCTATCAGAACTCAACATTGAAGTTGTAGTAGCACTTAATGTTAAAATATTACCAGTTAAATAACCTCCTTTAGTTGGGTCAGCAAAATTATAGATAATAGTATTACTAGTTACATTAGTTACCAGAAGTATTTGATCTAATGTAATAGTAGGATAGCTTAAAAGCTGTACCTTACCTATTGGAGACGCGGTAAAAGCGTAGTTTGTTGTTAATGTCTTCATCTATATTTCTCAGTTTTAATTGTATGTTATCCTAAAGCAATAGCCATAGCTATAGCAAAATTTTCTGATGCCAGTTTAAAATTATTAGAATATATATCGTTACCATATATATTACCGCTAGTTGTAATGTCAGATGTTGCTGATATCTCACCTACTACAGTAAACGTCTTATTTGGTGATGATGTTTTAATACCTACGTTAGGGTAAGTAGAGTTTATACCACCGACATGAAGTATTTCTACGTTTTGATCTATATCGTAAAAGGAAGCAATATCACCTGTTCCAAAATTACCTACCCATACAGCAGGTCCAGCGCCAATATGTACTACACTTAAAGCACTGGTGACAGAGAATACCGTATTGGCGAATGTAGTTGTACCTGTAGTAGTAAGATTACCAAATATAGTTACATTACTATTAAAGCGTGTGTCTCCGGTAATTGTTCCTCCAGATAGAGGAAAGAATTTAGAATTTACAAAATCTATAGTAGAATATGTTGCGCTATTAGATTGATAAACAACACTAGTATTATACGCGTTATTCCAGTTACCACTACTGGAGCGTACTAGTGTATCCACTACTATATCTCCACTGTTTGCTATAATATCATATAAATCTACACCCCCGGAAAGGTATTGCCCTGTAACGTTTAAGGTACCGTTCATTGTACCACCGTTAGCAAACTGTTGAGCTACAGAACCACCACCTGAAGATAGCTCTATAATACGTCGGACGTTAGCGAGCTCTTGTGTAAACCTATTTGAAATAGATTTCTCTAAGTCTGTCTTAATCTTTTTTACATCGACGTCTCCCTTGGTCTCCAAGGTCTTTTCAGTTACTAAAGCTGGAACCGTACCTTTAATTAATGATACCTCTCTTAATATAGACTGCTTGCTCTCTTCTATAAGCTCTAATATATGAGCCTTATCAGATGCAGCAATATCTGTAACACTATCTTCAATTAAATTTATACGTTCATCGTAATAGTCTTTAATCTTGACTTCAGCTAAAGTAATCTTATCTGTTAATTCGGAAGATATATTAGTTATAGATTCCTCTAACTGAGTCTTAATATTACCGATACGGCTTAAAGCCTTATTTGAACTTTTAGTAATAGAATCATTAAGCTCAATATTTGACTGCTCTAGTGTTATGATGTGTGATTCGTAGCTATTTAAAGCTGCTTTTATCTTCTCATCTAGCTGAACTTCGTAATCACCGAGAACCTTAGCAAGTGTTTTAGATACTGTTTCAAACTTAATATCTAAAGCTTTATTATTCTCAATATTATTCGTAGCAATTTTTTTAAGTAACTTATCAGTTAATATGTTCTTAGCTAAAGATGAAATATTATTTTCGAATAATTTAACCGCGTTCTCATTATGTGCAGTAACTTCGTTATTTAAATCGTGTGTAAGCTTTTCTGCTAACTGTGTAATAGTATCTGTAATATAATCATACGTTTTTGCATTTTCTTGCTGAGTGTAAGTAAATAATTCTTCACGTGCATTCTCCGCTACACCTAAAAATTCTTCTAAAAGAACCTTTTTAAAATTTTCAGTAGACTCAACAAAAACTTCTTGTTCTCTATTACCACGTTCTTCTAGTCGACTTAAATTTCTTTGCTGAATAGCATCTGCAAATCTAGTTGCAGCTTGTCTAGCTTGTTTTATTTCCTCTAAAATAGACTCCTTCTTTTCAAAGATAATTTCTTCTACTTCTTCTTCTCTACTTTTTTCTTCAATAAAGACTTCTTCTGGTTTATCAGAAGCCACCTTTATAAAGGTAGAATTTGACTCGTTAAAAATAACTTCAAATTCACCACGTTGTATTACAAACGGAGCTTCCAATTCTCTACCCTCAATTACTATAGGAATATTTACTACAGGATTTCCTTTATATTCAGAAACCTTCTCTGCTATGTATTTACTTCCGTTTATCTCTAACTCATAAACATCAAAAAAGACTTCTTTGAAATCTTTAATAATTAAGATGTTCTGGTTAGAGCTAGTAAAGGTAGGTACTACCTTTTCGCTAAACAGTCTCATTTAGTATATTTAGTCAAACTCTAATTAATGCAATTACCTTTGTGGTAAGACACTAAAGTATTGTGTTCTAAAGTATATATCACCGGTAGATGCTGCACTAGCTGATACAACCGATGTATTTGTTATCCCTCTAAATGTATACGTATCATTATTACTTAATAGCATTGAGTTAAGTGCATTGTTGTACCCATTATCAAATATGGTAACATTAACACCTGTTTTATTTGTAATAATAACCTCTGAACAAGGGTAAGATGAAAGCTGCACTAATGCTGTACCGATAGACTGTTTAAACGATCTACAGTCGTTCTGATTATAAAAAGTTGAACCGTTATTAGTTGTTGGAACTGCTGCCATATCTTTATTTAATCTTCAGATAAAAAAACCCCGATACTTTACAGTATCGGGGTTTTTTTAAAATAATAAGAATTATTGCTTTGGAGTCTTAATATGAGGCACCGAGCTATCGCTTAGAGTGTAATGAAGTAAGCTCTTATGTGAAGCACGTTCAGGGTTAATATCCAAACCGCCTCGCCGAGCATACAAACAACGTACCACAAGAGCTTCAGGCTGTACAATATCTAAAAGGCGCTTATAAATAGTTTCGCAAATTTCTTCATGAAAATGACATTCATCTCTAAAAGAGATAATATACTTTAGAAGTGAAATAGGGTCAACAGTCTTGGGACCAGACATATGAATATAGACATCGCCCCAATCAGGTTGTGAGGTTACTCTGCAGTTTGATTTAAGCAACGCACTATGATAGTATACGTCATGTACTTCGGAGACCAACACTTCAAGCAGCTCAGGTGTTTCATTATAAACACTAAACTCTACACTATCAATAGGATACTCTTCTTCGAGAGTAATATATGAACGTTGACGTAGAAGCTTCTGATCGTGACCCCATTCAGTATATGCAGATGTATTTTCACTTAATACATATTCGTTACTAGCAACAGTAACACGAACACTACATTCAAGTAACTCAGATAAATCCTTTGTAACACGAGCACTAATTTCATTAAGAACTTCTTGCGCAGTATCACCAAGCTTCGTCATATTAAATGTATTAAAATATAACTTATGCGATTTCGACTCAACAATGTACTTACTATCGCACGGGTATACAATTTTTGCAATTCCTACAACAGGTAAGCCAAAATTAGTTAATCCAGACACCTCGTAGGCATTCCAAGTATCATAACCTACAAACGGAAGATTATTGTCTTCGAGATTAAGGTGAGTTCTATTTGATTGTCGAGGTTCGCGAACTAATAAAGATGGATCATAAGAACTCTTATATTCTGATGATTGACCGAGATGCTTACTAATTCTGGAATTATCTAATTCTGTTTTTTTCTTTTTTGCTGCCATAAATTATTATAGTTTATTTTTATAAGGATGCAAGTCTCTATTGTACATTGTGTTTAATCCCATTAATTCAAACTGAAGCATTATAAATGTCATTCGTTCTTTTACCGGGCCTGCAACACGAAGAAGTTTAGTAGGAGGAATACTTGCCATATAACTTTCAAACAGTTCAATTATTTGATTTCTAAATTCAACATTGATACTTCGTTCACCATCATTATCTACCGGTACATCTTCAGGCTGGGTATATACAATAAGATCATACTTGTTGATAGTATTGTCAAATGTCCAACGAGCATGATTGTAAGCACCCATAGAGACATTTCCATGATCACACAACCAGTGAGTATACACTAACCCATCTAACGAACATCTATCAAGAATAGTAGGTACATCTCGCTTAGTATATGCATTTCGTAAATGCTCACCCGTGATCATCATTTGTGTTATATCATTACCACTCTCGTTAATTGGTAGATCATACTCCCTCTTCACAAGTCGTGTAATCTCAGGAATATAATTCCACTCTGGAATCATATCTTGACACAACTTGAGTAGAGTGCTCTTACCTGTACTCTGCGCTCCAGAAAAAGAAATTAACATACTGTATTATAACGTTTGTTTGTAAAGAAATCAATCCATGTAGTTAGAGAAGTTTCTTTTAAAATATCATACATATCATCTAACGCTTCACAATGAACATTAGATACCTTAGCATCACAAATAATACGACCGCAATCAATATACTCCGTAACTTCATGGATAACACTCCCAACATACAAATATTCACCAATTCTATCATAAGCTCTAACTTGAGGATCCTTTCCTTTTAAATCGGAGTAAAGATTAATAAGCCCTGGGTGACCATTGTAAATTGTAAATTCTCTACAAATTTCTTTAGGAATAATATTAAGCCATCCATGCAAAGTAATAATATCATAATTCTTAAAGAGTTGTCGGTAATAATCTAACTTTTGCTCATATGTATTACCCTTAACACACCAAAATGTACTTTCTGTAATCCGTTTATCGTGTCTAGTTATATCAGAGTTATCAGTTAAAATTTTACTCGGCTTAATGCCTAGTTTATCTGAGATATTAGCAATCTCAGAACCTGTTTGTGAAAAGAGTGCTAGCCAGGAGATATCTTTCATGCGTTACAAATATTTTTAAATTCCTCTACGTTATAAATTACATCGTTCATCTGATCTGCAGTTAATTCTGCATCAATAAGATCAGCAAGAAGTACCTTAGGCTTGTTATATAGTCCGATCTCTTTAAGATATCGCTGACCAACAATTCCCGCTACAACGGGGTTGGAAGTATCCACACTACGAATACTCTTAATATTTGCATAATGACTAAACTCTTTCGCTAGTGAACAACCTAAGAGATGGTGAGGCTTTGTATGATCCCAAATACCATCAGCAATTAACATATTAATAAGCTTCTGACGACCATCACACATTCGCTCTAGTTTTGCTCGTTCAGGATCATCACTTGTAGCTCTACCTATGATCTGATAATAAGAATAATCAAATGAAATTGCAATATAGTCAGCATAACCTACCATAAACTCATAACATGCAATAAGCTCATCATATGTCTTACCTTGAACAACACCTACTTTAAGACCTGGAAGATCCTCATACTTAGTTATAAAGCTCCAAAAGGATGTCATAGTGGCTTTACCTTCTTCCAAAACATCTGGTACAATATAGTATGTAGGTTTAAGCTCGTAAATATACTCAGCAAACTTTTCACTATCAAACGCTGTACCTAATTCGAAGATAGAATTGTCGAGCATTACCTCACGTCCTAGTGAGAGGGACGTTTTAAAGAAGTTATAATACTTAGGATGGGTTTCAAATAAATGCACGAGAGCATATTCGTAATCGTTATAGTGCCTAGAATGATCTAGAATTGAAATAGGAGACTCATGAGATACCAACATAATATTATTATAATATAGTTCCTTATTAAATTCAAGCATAAATACTTTATATGTTTGTACGAGGTGTAGATGATTCACAAGAATACAATAGGGTTGATCAATCATTCTATAAAGGCATTGTGGTAAAAAATAATGATCCGAATCATTTACATAGAGTTAAAGTTTATATACCAGAATTATCAAATCAACCCATTGCTGAGTGGTTACTAAAATATAAGAACTTTTCAGTCAAGTTTCCTGGTAAAAATAACGAACATGATAGTTGGAACGAGGTAGGCGAGTTTGAAAAAATTGCTAAACTTTTACCGTGGGCAGAGCCTTGTTTTCCTGTACTAGGTGAGAGCGGACCTGGTAGATATCAATCACCAGAAGAAAAAGCAATTGTTAATGGATCTAATTATAAAGAAGCATTTGTTGATGGCGATAGAATTCCATCCTTTCAAAGCGGATATTTTGCTGCTTCATACCTTTATGAAAGAAGGGACACATGCTTGGGTGATAGATTTATTAGCTCTCAGTTCACAGGAAAAAACACATACACAAATAATATTAACCCATATAGTTATGAAGCGAGACCATCCAATCACGTAAATAAATCTAGTGGTAGCTTCTCCGTACCATCTGTAGGTTCTAAAGTATGGATCTTTCATTATGGCGGTGATATAAACTTTCCTGTTTATTTTGGAGTAAGACAGGATTTTAGAGATACGAGCTTAATAAATAATCTTGACCAGAATGATGCCGGTACAAGTGATTTACATGATATGGTAAACTTAGATTATCCAACATTATTTGAAAATGCTGCTAAAACAGAGACCCAACTTAACGAATAACAAATATGCCTGTAGGTTCAGAATCATCTAATTTAGAATATAAGAATAAATTTATTATTAATCAACGCGGCGGAACTGTTGAGATTAATAATTCAACAGGTAGAGAAGAGGTTAAGATATCACAGTTTGACGGCTCTAATATTACACTTAATAATACTGTCAATAGTGAGCTCGCTTCAAATAATAAACAGACGAAAATTGTTTATGATGAGTATAGAACTATAGGTAATACGCAAAATACCTTTATAGGTAAAGATAGAAACCTACGCACGGTAGAAAATAATTATGAAATAAAGGGGTTTGAAGACGACGATGCTATAGCGGCTTATAATGAGTGGAAAGAAGTCTATAGACCTATTGCAGAAGAAAACTCTAAGTTTGAAGTTCAACGAGGAGGTCAATCTCATCCAAATGGCGTTGAAACTCCGCGTAGCGGCTCTGGACCTAATCCTGATTTAACATATTCTGCTGAGGCTGTAGAGAATGATTTTTATGGATATGTTGTTCTGCCAGAAACAGGAGCGAGTCTACCTGAAGAAGAGGGAATCGTACCTGCTAGTGTAGCGCGTGTTTATAATAATTATGATGGTGTTTCTTACTATGAAGAATTAGTAGGACCTACATATACAGATCCTGCTATTCCTAAATCTCCTACAATACCAAATATTGTACAAGCGTTTGGCGCTGGTGAGGGTACATCTGCCCCCGGTATATTGGAGCAAGGAGCAGCAATAGCTAGTGCTACTGAAGGCTGGGGTTGTCCATCAAAGCCAAACGCTCCAATTATTGCTGGTTTATTACAGGGAGCACAATCTAAATTAAATCCTATAGAAAAAAGAATGGGTAATGGTGGTGATGACATACTATTCACAAAGCGACATAAAGTTGAAAATATTGGAGCAACATTTAACGATTACCCATCTGTACGTGTCGATGAAATAGGTCGATTACAGCCAACAGAAGTTGGTGTAAGTGAGGATCGTGTATTTAAACATCATGATTATGTACGTCATGTAGAAGAGGTGGAAAATGAATCGAACTTTCCTTGCGGTAATTATACTCTAGCTGTCGGTAACCGTTATAATGTGTTAGTGGGTTCAGGTGGCGTTCAAATTAAAACATCTGGATCAATATCGCTTAATGGTTCTTACGTTAAGGTAACTGGTATAAAGATTGATATGGCAGCTGATGCTGGCATTTCTATCGGTAGTGAGAGTCATGTCGATATATACGCAAAGAAAATACAATTTAGATCTGAGCGTCAGGTTTATGTTGATGGTGCTTTTGGTGTACTAAAGAATATAATAGTGGGTGGAGGAGCCTTTATTGAAGGCGAATTATATGTTAATCATATAACCGCGCCTGTTGAAGTACAAGAAACATTACACACGAAAGTGTTTGGTGAGATTATTGCTGATTATGAAATAGGATATGCGTATTTAGATCCAAGCACTTATATAGGTTCTGGCTGTGGAAGTGGAACTGCATCTTCTTATTACTACGATGTAGATGGTAATTATGTAGATACCTCAAGCTCCGTCACCATATGTGTCGATATATACGGGTCTGGAAGTATTATACCAGTGTATGGTGTTGCAACACCTAACTCGCTAAAAGTGTATGACCACTCACACCACTTTCATAATATACCTCTCAGACTTACTCGTAGTAATAAAAACATGAGAAATTTAGCTACAAAGGAAGGTATTAATTCTGTTGATATTCCAATAATGTCACAGGAGCAGCGGCATGAGTTTAAGAAGCCGATAAAAGTTCCTGACTTTGGTGCCTAACTTTTAACGTCAGTGGTGATGGCAGTAGTTCAGAGTTGCTTGAGACTCTGAACTACCCAGATTAAACATACTACAATGAGACTGTAAATATTATAGAACTTGATCCACTAGACCAAGTTCTATACACTTCGATGACTCAAACCAAAGATCATGCTTTAATATCTCATCTATTTGTTTCATTGGTACCTTAGTATATTGTTTATAAATGTCCTTAATCATCTTCATGATACGACGATTATTTTCCATATCGTCTTCCATTTCAGAAAACTTACCATAACTACCAGCTGATAGTTGATGAATAAGCATAAGGGAGTTCTTACCGATATAACGCTTCTTACCAGCTACAGAAATGATCGTCGCTGCAGAAGCAGCAGCACCATCGATATAAGTATGAACTTCTGATTTAAGGTTCCTAATAGTGTCGAGTATAGCCATACCTGCAAATACAGATCCACCGTAGGAATTAATTCGTAACTTAATATGTGGAACAAAATCAGGACCTAAAAAGTTATATGTATTTTTAAGTTTAGCGTCAAGTTCATATAAAATGCAATTAAGATCTAAAGCGGATTGTTCTGTTATATCAGAATAAAAGAAAATCGTATTCTCAACTACTCTTATATTACTACTTAGCTGACTACTGGATCCGCCTGTGTTAATAAAGATTTGTTGAGTCTTACTATCGATATCATCTTCACCTGCTCCATTTACCTCGTTTAGATTATATTTCCACTTCATAAAATTATTTAATCGTTATGCTTCACATGATGCGCAATTCAAAATACTTCTTGCAAGTTCTTGTGCTGGGTTAGCAGAGCGTTGATAATACAAGGATTTGACTCCTTCTTTCCATGCAAAAATAATTAACTCACTTACCTCTTTAGGTTTTGCAGTAGGTGGAATCATAAGGTTTATTGACTGTCCCTGATCAATAAACTTCTGTCTTTGAGCAGCTTGAATAACAATTTCCTTCTGAGAAATCTCACCGAAGGTCTTGAATACATCCTTTTCATCCTGAGTTAAGAAATCTAAGTGTTGAACTGATCCTCCGTGTGATAATACATCTTTCCATACTTCAAGTGTATCTTTATCCTTAGTTTTTAGATATCTAGCTAGGTAAGGATTCTTAAACGTAAATTTACCCTTAGCTAAATCCTTAACAAAGTAATTACTATTAAGAGGTTCGATACTAGGACTTACTTGACCTAGGATAAACGAGCTAGAAGTTGTAGGAGCAATAGCAATCGTAGTAGTATTACGGCGACCATATCCTTCAAGAATAGGAGGCTCTCCGAATAGAGCTGCCAGTTCTTCAGAAGCCTTATCACACTTCTTACGTAGTGTGCTGAATACTTCATTGTTAAGTATTTTGGCAGACATAGATTCAAAAGCAATTAGTTGTGATTGTAAATATGAATGCCATCCAAGGACACCAACACCAACAGCGCGTTGATTAATAGCGAATTTGCGAGGAGCTTCCATAAACGGCACTCCTTCTGTTTTAGTAATAAACTCTGTCATTACAGCGTCTAAAAAGTATACAAGCGTTTCAATTGCATCTGTATCTTTAAGATCATCCCAACGCTCTAGATTAATAGATGAAAGATCGCAAACAAAAGATTCATCATCCTGATTAGAAAGAAATATCTCTGTGCAAAGATTAGAATGATTAATCTTTAAACCTTTATCTTTATATACCTGGGGAGCTTGGTTATTAGCAGTATCTGTAAAAAAGATATACGGATAACCAGATTCAAAGCGCTTTTTGATAACTTGGCCCCAAATTCTACGCTTCTCTTTATCTCCAGCTGTCATGGATTCCATCCATTCATCTGTAATAGTAACGCCGATAGATAAATCCTGAATATCATTACCTTCACCCCTAATACCTAAAAATTCTTCAATATCACCATGATCAATAGGAAGGTAAGCAGCAAATGAACCGCGACGTACATTACCTTGTGATACATAATTAACAAGAGAATCAAACACAGTAAGTTGATGATGAACTCCTGTAGCGGTACCGCCAGAATTAATAACAGATCCACGAGATCTAATAGCGCCAAAATAACCAGAAGTACCACCGCCAATCTTAGACATAGCACCAATCTCACCAATTTTAGTGAGAATTTTATTCATATCGTCTGGAATATAAGAACCAAAGCATGAGATAGGAGCGCCACGCTCTCTACCAAAATTACTCCAGATAGGAGTAGATAAAGAATAAAAGCCACGATGCATATAAGACTCAAACTTATCAGCAAAGCCTTTTATACCTAAATATCTCTCAGCAGCATCAGCAATATCTCTAATGCGTTGCTCTGGTGTTTCATCTTTTGTGAGGTAGTCTCTCTCTAGAAATTTTCTAGAGTCCTTGTTTAGCCAGTATATATCTTTACTCATATAAATTAAAATAAATCGTCTTCACTAAATGACTGACTCTTTTTGGAATACTCAACAGGGCGTGAATGAAAGAAGTCAGTCATATTATTACCAAGAAGTTCTTCTTCGAACCACATTGTAGATTCTAAAATAGTAGAATCTACTTCAAAAGGCTTAGGAAGACCAATTTGAGTAAGAGAATCATTAATACGGTTCTTAATAAACTCCTTTAAAATAGGAGCAGACAATCCAGGTTCATCTATACCATTAACCATCCAATCAATAATTTTACTCTCTGATTTAAAAGCTTCATGTGCAGCAGTTACAATACGCTCTGTCAGCTCTTCGTCAAACAATTCAGGATGCTCTTCACGAATTGTATTAATAATTCGAATACCAACAAGAGCGTGAATGTTCTCTTCATTACGAGTATACTTAACTTGTTGATCAGTATCCTTAAGAACATTCTTAAATCTAGCGAAATGATTAATAACGTAGAACTGAGAGAATAAAGAAACGTTTTCCACAAACAAAGTAAACAATGTTAATGCATATAGATATTGTTTCTTAGAGTCCTTATAGAACCTATGTGTATACTTACGAAGATACTTGACTCTCCCTTGTATCCATTCTAGCTTAAGGTTCTCTTCAAAAATATCTTCGAGTTCGAGAACCTTGAGCAAACGCTCGTACGCATTGTTATGAATTACCTCGGTATTAGACATAACAATACCGAGATCATAAAGAGAGGGATGAGGTAAATTTTCACCTAACTTAGCCCAGAAGGTCTTTACTGCAACTTCGATCTGTCCGATTGCTGATAATGTACGAACAATAATTTCTCTTTCTTGGTCCGTTAACTCGACCTTAAACTGTTGAACGTCTGACTTAAAGTTGAACTCTTTATCTGTCCAGAACCCATTATGCATTGCTTCAATGAACTGCTCTGTCCATGGATACAAGTTTGGTTTACGACTAACTTGTTCTTCAAAAATGCTAGTATTACTCATATTGTTATTAAACGTTAACAGTCTTCTTAAGGCTAAAAGTAGGTACGCTATATATTTTAAGTATTAGAGTATTATTACTTACCTTAACCCCTACTGTTAACTCTTCTTCTGTACAGACGGGTGGCGATGTAATTATACCTCCCACGTCTAAGACCCTAAATAGTTGGCCTGTTTCTGCTGTAAATATTTTTACAGTGTTGCTACTGCCTTGTTGCGCGATAAATCTTTTTTTATTCATAATTCTTAATATTATTTATAAATATAACTACTTCTGGATCCGACTTATTAGTCGAAAAGTTTGTCGTCTGTTTTTTTGAAATTGACTTGGAATGTAGTTCATAATAAATTATTACATCTCTAACTTGTTGCGAATCAACATCTGGTAGACCCTCGGAATCTATACATAAAATATTTCTAATTTCTTGTACGTTATAACCTCTTTCTATTAAAGTCTTTACCTTCTTAATTACAAAATACTTTATAAACTTTTCTTCATCACCATATTCCTTCACACGCTTATTAAAGTATGTTGCAGAAAAGGTAAAACTACGACCGGATATTGGACAGCGTACTGCTCTAGACATAGTTTTATTATAGGCTAGTAATTAGTATAAAACTACTAAAAGTTAATTATCTTCCCAAGGAAACACTAACCAGATTTCCTCTGGTACAGAGAAGCCATAGTAATCAAGCATATGAGATGATTTATCCTTTGTAAATAAAGAAGCGTATTCAAACGTATGTACGGAATTACTTTCATATAACTGTTTAAAAATGCGAAACGTGTTACCTGAATCGCATATATCATCTACAACGAGGTATTTTGATTTACTTTTTTGTATCTCTGGCTGCTGATAAATAACAAACTTATCATCTTGTATTTGATTATTATATGTACTAACACCGAACGCTAATACTTTTTTATTAAGTTTATAGCCTAGCATTGTTGCAGGAATTAACCCGCCACGGCCAATACCGATAATGAAGTCGTAGTCATGCTTTACACGCTGTGCAAGTTGATCCACCATAAAGGATATATTTTCATAACTAACGGCCTTCTTTTGCATATAATTATTATATAGAAAAAACTCGAGTATCAACTAAATATACACAATGAAGAACAGTTTTAAAGAACTCCAAACTATATACGAAGAATATAGAGGAGACGTTTCGGATTGGTCGAAGCAGACGTACGGTATGAAGGATCTAAATACTGCGTCAATGAGCCAAACATACCCAAAGGGTGGGCTACCTGGTGCACAACCGGGTCAGGGCACTTCTATGTTAACTACACCTGTTAGCGATGATGAAGAAGAGCAGACTGGCGATACAACACTTATATCAAAACAGCTCGTTATCAAAATGATAAACGAGCTGTTTAAAGATGCGACAGATAGAGGCATGAGCTACGCTCAAGAACATCTATTTAACCTATTAAGAGATGTTAAAAATATAAAGGGTATACCTTTATAGTATGTAATTACTTACGTGTAAATTGTACTAGATTATCGTGATTTTCTTTCTTAGTAGACTCTTTTCCGTTTCTAATAATTACATCAAGTATATAATCAGCATACCAACACACAGCGGCACCGTATGTAGCAAATATAACAGGGTTATAGTTACCGATTAAACCTACTACAACTCCTGACCAAAAACCTAAGCAAAGAGAACAAGAAAACAACTCTTTAAAATATTTGTATTTTGTTAATTTGTCTCTAAAATAAGCTAGTATAGAGCCGTACTTTAAAATAAAGCTTAAACCTATACACGATACTGTATACAAGAATAAATTATCCATAAATTATTTGCTCTGTTAACTGTGGTTTGTCTAGTTCTTTAACTGCATCAGCTACTAAATTAAGTTCTGATTTTTTAACTCTTATTTTATTACCGTAGTCATCAAGAACCTCATAGGTATCTTCATCAATTTTCGTAATAACTGGGCAGCAGTTATTTTTACCGCATAACTGTATTTCTTTTTCCGATAAACGCTTTAACATATAAATTATTTACAGTTTGTATACTGATTGTCAACTATAAATCCAGCTCCACCTGTAATTAAAACACGCATATGTATAGATTATAGACTACGCACAAGCTTTAATCAACTTTGCTTCATCGTTCCTTCTTGTTAATAACCCATCAAGACCTTTACCAACCCAGAGACGCTTCATATCAATAACTTGTTGCGAAATATAATTATATATGTCGGTGCGCTTATTAATAATAGCATTTTTTATGTTTAGCATTTCTACGCGGGATGAGCCACTTGTACTACCACCTCTATTGAATACTAAACTAACAAGTGCACCGAACGCATCAGTGTGTAATCTCTCAACGCCAGGAAAAGCTTTTTTTGTTTCGTTTATAAATCTAGGTAAAGTATTTTTCTTAAAAACAATTTCTGCAGCATCCCAAGATATCTCGATGTCTTTAACGCTTGGAATAGCAGCTTTTGCATTGCTGCTTTTTTTACCGAGATGTGGAACTAACCGGTTATACGAAGTTTGATCTAAGATTGCTTTCCAATCAGCTTCAAATTGAGCTGCTGTATTATAACCTAGATCATAACCAATACCAATTGTAACACCGCTTTCACCGCCAGGATAACAAGGATGCTTTAACGCTTTATTGTAATAAGACGGTCCACCACCTACTTCATAATCGAGTATAAGTCTATAAGCTTTATTCGATAACTGTGTTATTGTATCAGTAATTTGTGGATTAACTGGCTTATTAATATTATTATCAGGTGCAAGTTTTGCTTTTATTGCTTCCCATGTAACAGGTCCATCAATACCGTCAGGTAAAAGAGTTAGTGCTTTTTGAATTGTTTTAACGTATTCTTCTTTTCCTTTGAATTCCATAACATGAGTATTTACTCACTATCGATATAAATACTATATATGGAAACATTATTACAACTAGTACAAGATCAACCATGGTATAGTATACTCACTGCAGCAGTTGCTCTTGCATCTGCTATCGCTGCAATTACACCGACTCCTAAAGCAGGCACAATTCTCGCAAAGGTTTATGGCCTTATTGATCTTTTAGCTCTTAACATTGGTAAGGCTAAGCAAAAAGGCAAATAATATATGGATATTATTGGTTTAATAAAAAGCGTCTTGTTAGCTTTAACTGCTTACTTAGAGTTAAAAAACAAGGCGTTTTTTTATGATATATGTGAAAAATCAAGAACAAAGCAGAAAGAACTAATCAATGAAATTGAAAAATTACGTAATTCTAAGTCAAGCAATGATCATGCTTATGCTGACATCCTGTTTGCCGATCTCCAAGAAGAACGAGCCTACTCTAAGACTCTATCAACCACCTACACTATTTCTGGAGAAAGGTAAGACGATACACACTGTTGAAGGTGACTATACACCTCAAATTAATGAAACATGGCACTCTCAAGATCGTTATCAAAAACTTGAGAGGCAAGTCTTACATCCTGGTTACTAGACTTTCCCAACTTACAGGGAATATCTTTTTTGCAATTTCATCTATCTGAATAGCAATATCACGAGTTTCTTTTTGTGTATCCCTTTTAAGTCTTAGTTTACAAACACGTGCAAAAGCGATTAATGATCCCGTCCAATACCACTCTGTATACATATTCTGCGGAAGAATCATACGAGCCTGTTCAGGACATATACCAGCTTCAAGCATTTCAGTGTACACCCTAACTGCTTGCGATACAATAAAATTTGCACTGTAGTTAATTTCTTTTTCTTCTACAAATTGATCTTCATGTGATCCTTGCTTTTTATCTTCATTACGTTTACGCCAAGCCTCCGGGTAATAGAATTCAGGATGACTATCTACATAACGTCTACTAATTTCATTCCATACTAGACCTACTTGATGCTTACCAAGTTGGCGAGCTACAAAGAGAGGTGCTTTAATATGAAACGATAATGACGCATGACCAAAAGGAGTCCAATGATTCTCTCTAGCAAGAAACTTAATAATACGTTTATCAGCTTCTTTAAGAGTTTTAGTTTTAACACCTAAAGAGTTAACATCGTTAGGATCAACAGTATGGTCCCATTCTGAGATCTTATCAAATGATACTCTCGCAGCATTAACTATAGAGAGATCAGACCCCATACTATCTACTAGTATAACTTCCATATTACTTACCTTGGCCTCGATACTTCTTCTTGTAGTTTTTAGATTGCTTTAGATGCGACGTCTTAGCTTTAGCATGAATACCTTTACGTTTAACCTTTGGTGAAGCAGATGCTTTATGTTTCATATTGTTATTGTAATACAATGTTATATATTATCAATAGAATAAATATAAAATATATGACAGAGCAGTTTGATGAAGGAGTAAGAGATGTAATGCGATCTGTTGGGTTAGCAGCATTAATAGGTTCTGCAGCTGTGTTTGGTGTAAAAGCTATTAATAAGGCTCTAGAGCAAAGCACAGCACCACAACAAGAAAAAATGCAAGCATTACAACAAGCTGCAGCTGAAACAACAAACCCTACAGCAAAACAAGCTATTAAACAAGCAGCTATACTTGTGAAGCCTAATAAGTCTCTAATACATCAAAGATTATTACACTCTCAATCAAGCGATGATGTAATTATAAATAAAGCAAAACCATATATTATGCAACATGAGATTTACGGTACAAATATATATAGTAAGGCAAATGCCAAATTTTTAACTGCATACTCCGATGACGCTAAAGCACGTAATCTCACAATAGGTATAGGTCATAAGATACTACCAGGTGATCCTACTACAATTACACCAAAACAAGCTCTTCAAATGTTCGATAAAGATTTACGTTTAAAATATAATGATATCAAGCGAATATTTAAAAGTGTTTGGCCTAGTCTTTCCGACGATCAAAAAATTGCTTTACTTGACGCTCACTTTAGAGGTGAGATAAAAAGTACATATAAGTGGCCAGTTTATATTAAAAAAGGACTTTTTAAAAAAGCAGCTGCTGAGTATCTAGATTCAGCCGAATTAAAAGGTAGAGAAGCAGCTGGACGAGGTGGTAGTGTAGCGGTACGTAATAAACGAAATTCGTTAATTTTTGCGGGTAGAGCAAAAATATCTGACTTTCTTGATGGTAAAGCTTAAGAAACAGATTAAATTATACGTATGGAAGAGCGTATTTATATCACTGACGAATTTAAGCAAGAACTAACTAACTTAGGATGTGAGGCTGTTGATTACATTACAACATACAGAACAGAAGGTAACAAAGTTTTTTTTACAGCAGGCAAGTGTAAGTTTCACATAACTAAGGCTGAACTTGAAGCAGCTACACTTACAGTAAACTAAATGATCTCGAATGATCTCTCTGTCTGCAATCTATACTTTTGTGTTAATGCAGCCATAAATTTTTGTTGTGACGGTGTATTACTATTAGTAACGTAATAATATGTAGGTCCGTTTAGTACTATATGCATAAATCCCGCATTTGTAAGTACATCATAAAGAGCACCATAACCTCTTTTAAGGGTATTATCAAGATCAGTCTTCTCACTATCTGTTAATTCACCTGCATCTTCCTTTACATCATAAGCTGCTAATATCATTTCTTTAGCTGCTTGAAGATGACCACCAGATGCAAATCCAGCAACTACCTTATAGTTGCCAGACTTATCTGTCCAAAAACCATACGGTGGAGAAGGTGGTAAGCCTTCAACCGGACTATCCGGGTTAAACCTAGTTAGCCCTATAATAGCAACACGCACACCTGTAAAGATACTTTCATTTAAAAGTGTATATTGTTTAAAAGATATCATATGTAATATTTATATTTGATATTTAAAATAACGCAATACATCAGGAAAGTACTTAGCTATGAGATAATTTACTTCATCTGAACCCATAAAACTTTTAAAGTTGCTTAAGTCTTCTGTTTCAATATAATCAACATCATCAGCCCAAATATCAAAGTTAAATATAGGGTGATCCTCTCTCATAATTACTTGCCTTGAACTTGTAACTTTAGGTGGTGTATTCGATATAGTAACGTTACTTACTTCGATATAACTGAGTGATGGTAAACCATTATGAAACTCCTCATCAAGGATTTCAGCTACTATATAAAAACTTTTATATCTCATGAGTTTTCGTAGGTGTTTCTATTTACAAATTCCGGAAGCTGTCTGTGTAATACAGTACGACCTTCATCTTCACGATCGTTATTAGTAAACAAAGCTATATCTTTATCCCACCGTGCAGCTTTGTAGATGATATCAAAGTTAAAGCTAGGGTGAGTCTCTGGTAATACATAGTAATACGTTGTCGCTTGACCGTATTCTGCATTAACATCACTATCTTTATCTACACGTTGATAGAGGTATTTATCTACTTTAAGATAGTCATATAATCCCTTAAAGCGACCGGTACTTTCTAAATCTTCTTCCCACACTCTATCATGCTGAAGTATACTACCGTCGACGATATCAACATCTGCTATCCACAGTGTATCGATTTCATCTAGCTCGACAGCACCTGATATTTGGAATTTCTTATACCTCATCTTATCTTATTTATACAAATTGCCCGAAGGGCCACATGCCGCTCGTGGTCCTGGATAACATCTTATCGTTCCATGCTTAATATACGACTACCTATAAACTGCTCCACGAGTATGTTTACGTATATTTTTTCATCCAAGTATAAAACCATATCCACATCATCACACACCTCATAAGCATAATCAAAGTTAAACGCAGGGTCAGATTCCTCTACAATTTTAACAAAGAAATTAGAGGGATAGTCAGTGGTAGAAGATCTATAAATATCTGTATCACCCACTCTGTTGTAATCTCTGAAATCGTCAGAGTATACAGAACCGGGATGTTCAGAAATAATAGATGATTCTGACTCTATTTCAAAGTGATAGATACGAGATCCAATCATTGCATAGGTCATAGGTAAATAGAAATAAATTACTTTATAACGCATATGCTTATTTAGTATCTACCCTTGGTGTTATGGATTTTATATATTTATAAAATGAGGTGCCTACTTGTTTGATAAGTTGCCAAAATCCGATTCTAACTGTTGTTGTCGGTATTGTGTGTATTGCGGATTTGAGTATATCTAAGTTGAAGTATGTGTATGTTTCAGGTATAATATAAAATCCAAGACCTTTACGTTGAAGTATTCCATCCTCTAAGTCGATAACACCATTCATACGCTGAACATCAGTGTATGTGTAAATCTTTGCAGGGTCTAGTGTTCTTAGTGTATTCTCTAGATTATCTATGGTATATACTTTATATCTCATTGTGGATTTAATTTATGTAAAAGTTATAAACACTCGGAAACCATTTCTTTATAATATTGTCGACAGAGCTCTCCCACTTATCACTAAAGAATATACTATCGTCAAAATCTATTAGATTATCTACTGTGTCACTACATATGTCTATGTTAAAGAATGGGTGCGTCTCTGGTATGGTTACTACATCTGAACTCTCTCCGCGTTCTACTGGCTTTTTAGAACTTATAGTGTTTTGATAATTATCAACAGATATACCTCGTAAAAAAGACTTTGAATCTGTGTATAAAACTTCTGCATCTATTATAATTGTCTTGTATCTCATATTGCTTTTGATATTTTCTTAATATACTTATATGTTAATTTGGTAAACTTAACCCATGTATTGTGTATAAGCTTTCTAGATGTTATAGGAGGTTGACCGTAACCATCCACAGCGTTAGTTATAACATCTATGTTAAAGAAAGGGTGAGACTCTGGTATAAAAAAGATATTAAAGTTTGTCGCTTGATATATACCATCTGCTTTGGATGTAATGCCGTTATATTGTTGAAACCCAATTACACCTTTATGGTGAGAGACAAATACACCATCCTTTAAAAAGAAAGGATAATCCTCTAATTGAATCAATGCCAATGTGGTGTCATATGTATACGTCTTATATCTCATTCCTTTATAATATTTAGACAATATAAGTCAGTTTAGCTGTACCATCTGAATGAATTTGAATGAATGAGCACATCTCATCACAAAAGGAGCCAGAGTTAATATAACAGCACTTATAAGTTACATCATATCTCTCTTCCGGGTAATGAGTATGGCCAGCCATAACAACATCATATTCTCTACCATGTTTATCTAAGAAATTCTTAGACACAATATCCTTCGCTCTAACCCACGACTTTGACCAAGCTTTCAATCTCCGTGTTAAGATATTCTTCTTATCCAACTTCTGTAACCAGTAATATAGACCGGTAAAGATAAAAGTAGCTATAGGCCGGGACTGAACCCAGTGATCATACTCATCACCATGCTCGCAGAGCATCTGCCGCTCACCAACTTTGAAACTGTAGGACTTAGTAAACTCCATACCGGTAATAGCCGCCAGAAACTCAGCACAACCATCATGATTACCTCTCACTAATATAACTTTGTGAGTCTTCGATAGCTTTCGAATACGAGTTAGTATCTTCCAATCCTTCTTGGTGTATCTATGAAACGAATGATTGTCGAATAAGTCACCATTTATAATGAGAGTAGTAAACGGAATATCTAATACTTCAAGTACCTTCTCTCTATTACACGCAGAGGAACCAAGATGAATATCGGATATAACTAGAGTATCAACCATCGGTAATATTTACAACCCCCTATATAGAAATCTCAGAATTTCGCGCAAAAAAAATTTTTAAAGATATCGGATTTTCGGAGAACCCTTTTTGGAGTCTCTGAGAACCTTCATTAGAGTTAGAGGATTTTTGACAAAAAAATTCTAGGACATGGCTTCTAGACCCGGTTTTGCTGCGAGCTCATATAATACAATTCGGAGCGCTGACGGTCTCTATATAGCGTAGGAGCTTAGCATACACTCATAGCGGACACACACGGCGCTCTGGCATCGATGGAGAGTGAACGCAGCTCTTAGGAGACACAAAGAGTCCTAAACAACACTGAGGTTGTTTAGGACTCTTTTTAAAATAGGGTAGCGTTAAAGCTCCTAAGGAGTTACATACCTTGTTGAGGTGCACTAGTGTTACGCTTAACACCTTGGACACCTCTATCAAGAGCTTTAACACTAACGTTAGCAGCGCTCTTATTCTTAGTGAACTGGCCTCTCATCTTGTCAGTAGCCTTCTGTGCTGTGAAGCGCTTAACATTCTTCTCCTCATCCTCCTCACCACTCTTTGACAGTTTATCAATAAGGTTACGAGCCTCATCAATAGAGATGTCACCATTGTGGCACTTAGTAAGGATGTCTTGAAGCTTATCCTTACCCTCTTCATCCTCGTATGGGTCACCATCAACATCCTCAGCATCCTCATCATCGTTAGATGTCTTAGGAGCGGACGATCCACCACCAGCCTTAAGAGCACCTCCGGTTGAGATGACTCCACCATTTGAGGACTCAACAAAGACCTCCCACATTTTTTCTTGATCTGTCTTACGCATGTTAGTATTTAGTCGAGCGGTGGCGCTTATAGTTGATCGAGTGGGAGGGAGTAATCACGCTCTACTTGTTTGATGCGATCGATCTCACTGCTGATATACTCTTTGAGCTTATCGTAGGTGTCAGGATCATTAGGTACGATACCTTTACTAACGAGTGAGTATGCGAGAGTGCCTAGCATGCCTTCATAAGCGCCGGTGATGTAAGCGTAGTTGATATTGTCGGTGGTCATACAATTATTATACTAGAGTTCCTTCTCCAAAGCTTGCTTAATGGCAATGCGTGCTCTGAGAGCGGGAGCGTAGAACATGTCAGCAATCTCCTTTGGTAGCACCTGGTTGACCGCTAGCCCATTGGACGTCTTCCTGTCTAGGACAGCATATAATTCTTCCAGTGCAACTAATAAGTCGGTGTTGTATTTTGTCATCACAATTATTATACTAGAGTTCCTTTATTTGATGCACTCCATCACCATGGTAACGATCCACCACCAGCACGCTGCGCAGAACGTAAGCATCAATACCCACGCGATGAATACGTCCCATGTCTTAGGTTTCTTGTTCAGCATACTATTATTATATTAGTGTTCCTTACTTAACTCCATCAATGACTTTGAGGTCGATAAACATAGCGTCGACGACGGTTACCTTCTTACCGGTCAGACGAGTGTAGGTAGAAGCTTCGATGGCGGATGACCCGATCCAGACGATGATGATAAGGATGATAGCGGTGATGGATGCGATGAGCTCTTTCATATTATTATTATATTAGTGTTAGTCGAGGTCTTTCTTATCGGATCGGAATGTGCCGTTCCAGTAATGAATGTATACAAGTCCAGCAATAGATACTACTTGTAAGATCGCTCCTAGGATTTGATACACCATATTACCTGCTAGTGACATCATGATGATGCCGACCAGTGGTGAGACATGAGCGAGGGCGAAGAGGATGATTATCGAGATCAAGATGAGAGTGTCAAAGATTTTGGTTTTCATAGTGTTGTTCAGCATACTATTATTATATCTGAGTTCCCTTAGCGACGCTCTCCAACGACATAACCTTCTTCAGTCTTGTAACATTCTTTATTACCGCTGAGGAAGCAGACATATTGCCCGGAAGCGCTAAAGTGCCAGGGGGTATGGAACCACTTCTCAACTTTGTACTCAGCTTTAATTTCTGCGAACGTCATAAATGTCTTATTTGCCATACCTAATTATATTGGTGTTCCCTTAGCGAGTGTGCTTCACTAGAGTCTGAAGGAGGTGATCATAGTTGCCACTCATACAATCATCTAAGACGGCTTTGATCTCTTCTGGGGTACACCCTTGTTTACGAGCGGCTCGTTGGAACGCTCCCATAAGTGAATAGGCATTGCCATCAAGGCCGACGAGGTTAAGCTTAATTGGTTTACAGTGCATTGTTTCGGTCATACCTAATTATATCGGTGTTCCCTCACTTTACCGCATTCTAATAATCATCTCACCACTACCATCTACCTCAAAAATAAATACACCATTAACAAACCATGCTCGATATCCATCAGCATGTTCAGTTGCTGGACCATCAAGCCGATGACGTTTACCATTAACATACCATTCCTTCTCACCATTAGCCCATTCAACTGCTGGTCCATCAATACGATGAAAAATTGTCTTTGCTTTGTCTTTAAAGTAATACTTTGTACCGTTCTTTAATGTCGTTATATATTGCTCCTGCATATGGTTATTTATTGCATCCTCAAGGCCAACTGACCACTACCATCTACCTCAAAAATAAATACATCATTAACATACCACGCTTTACTTCCATTGACATATTCAACTGCTGGACCATCTTCACGGTGGTACTTACCATCAACTAACCACGATTTACTTCCATCAGCATGTTCAATTGCTGGGCCATCAAGACGATGAAGTTTACCATCAACATACCATGCTCTCTCACCATTAGCATATTCAACTGCTGGGCCGTCTTCACGGTGAAGAATGGTCTTAGCTTTGTCTTTAATAAAGTACTTCTTTGTACCGTATCTGCTTGTCTCGATGTATTGCTCCTGCATATGGTTATTTATTTCATCCTGTCGATCAACCTACCTCTATTATCATCTTAGACAGAGAGAACCTCCAACGAGTCGGCATTGAACAAGCGCTAACAATGAACGAGCTGACAATCGTTGGAGGTAATATTATTTAATCTATATTCAATAAAAGCTACCATGCTGAATAAATATTAATGCTAACAATGAACTATAAAAAAATTTACAAGAGTATTATCATCCGTGCTAAAACCAGGCCCCTGATTGAGGGTTATTCCGAACGTCATCATATCATTCCAAGATGTATGAGTGGTTCAGATGATGAAAAAAATATTGCTATTTTAACACCTGAAGAGCATTTTATTTGCCATCAATTGTTAGTTAAGATGCAGCCTAATAATCTTAAGCTCGCTTTTGCTGCTAATATGATGTGTGTAGATAAAGGTGATGGATGTCGAAATAACAACAAGCGTTTCGGGTGGTTAAAAAGAAAATTAAGTTTATTACAGAAAGGTAATAAACTTACAGAAGAAGCAAAGATACTTCGTAAATCGCGCATGATTCAAAAAGGTACGAGCCGTAAAGGTAAGCCAGGTAATAAACTTACAGAAGAGACAAAACAAAAGCTGAGTAGAGTAAGTCATCGTAAAGGTAAGCCAGGTAGGAGACATACCGACGAGACAAAACAAAAGCTAAGTAGAGCAGCAAAAGGTAGAGTAAGTCATCGTAAAGGTAAGCCAGGTAGGAGACATACCGACGTCTCACGTAAAAATATAAGTGAGAGCATGCGTAAAGCGCATGCAGCTAAAAGAGGAGCAGTTTAATGTCATACTCAGGACATTCACACACCCACTCACAGGCCGTTCACCACCAAGCACGGGATTTCCTGGCTGTCATCTTCGCCGACGAAATATTCAGGCTCTTCACGGCCCTCGAACTTGACAGTCTTCTTAGGAGCCTTCTCTTTCTTAACCTTAGCAGCTGGCTTCTCCTTCTTTGGCTTAGGCTCTTTCTTAGCGAGAGCCTTCTTCACCTTAGCCGCCTTAGAGATGACACCCTCAGCCTCTCCCTTCGAGATATTACTGATCTCTTTGAGCTGAGCAGCGATCTCTTTAAGACCTTGGACCTCATGAGCTACCGCACCCATGTCGCGCATTGCAATGTTCCAGAGAGCTTGCATCAGCTGCTTGTCAGTCGTCATCATATCCTCACGGACATGAGTAAACTCAGCACGGACTTCAGTAGGAGCAACGATGGTAACGAACGAATATTTCTTAGTAGCAGTCATTTGATTATTTGGTTGGTTTGTTTTACTTTCTCTCGACATCCTTATTATACGGCAGTTCCCTTATGCTGTGAAGATAAACTGATCATCCTCGACAACGAACTCATTTGTCTCATCCTCTTCGTCCTCTTCGGTAGGGTCTTTAATCTCCCATTGTGAGCAGATATGAGTGAAGAACTTGGAGAAATCATCCTCTTCCATCCAGCTGACCATCTCATCAAGGAACTGACACTCCTTAATGAATTCAGATGAGCAGGTCTCGAGGAGGTATTCTAGTTTTTCGTATCGTGTCATTGCGTTGATTTCCATTTGCATTGCTCCTTATTGTATCGGTGTTCCCTTAGATGGTATCGAACAGCTCATTCATGATCGAGCTGAGTTCCGTGCGGAGATCCTGGATAACTTCATTGCGAATCTCTTGCCGAACTTCAGGCTCAATTGGACATACAGGCATCAGGCGCTCGATGACTTGAATCATCTGATGTCGCGGCAGTGCGAGTGCGTCTCCGGTTACATAGTTCTCAAGCTCGTAAGCAAGGAACTCTGCGAAGGATTGTGTTGTGATCATGTCTAGTACTTGTTCTGATGTCATATGTTATTATTGTATTAGTGTTCCCATGCTGACTAAGCGTCCAAAACCAGTTTCTTCGTAGGCGTTGCAGTTTAGATCAGTATTACTCACAGGCGGCCTCGAGTCTTTCAATGACATCGTTGATTTGATGCTCGTATTTGACCATGATCGAGTACAGTTCATCGAGATATGGGTAGTTGTATTGTTCATCGCGACACGCTTCATTGTAACTCTCACGGGCATCGATCCAGTTCTTTAGTAAATCAGTGAATTTCATAGTGCTCCTTATTATCTCAGTGTTCCTTACGCGTGCTCTTCGTATGCAATTAAATAACCTTCTGCGTATCCTCGATTGTATTCTGCTTTCATTAGCCTCATTACTTCATCGATGCATTCCTCTAACGGTAGTAGCGCGGTATTATACATTTGAAACGCTCCTTTTACCTTATTTCGCAGCTCTTCCTCTGTATTCTCCTTATATTTCATGTGTATTCAGGTATTTCCGATTAGTCATTCACTATCAAGGCTATATATAACACATTGATATTAAATAACTTTTGATATTATTCAACTTCATTTATTAGCCATGCGTTAGTATCTCTCTCTTCTTATTATACTCGTGTTCCCATCGCTTTTGCTTCTTTTTTATACACTTTCTTGTATTTTTAGAACATTTTATTGCCCGTTCAGTATTTATTTATCTGTTTATTGATTACCTCTAATACCCTTCTAATCGGCTGAATCGGTGACTGTGCATTCGGATGGCTCATTAGTGCTTGTATTGTTTCAAACAACTCATCATTCATATTATAATTTAAAAGTAGATAGGCATTAAACATAGGGTGCGTTTCGGGTATAATAATACAGTAAGTCTTTTCATAGTCGAGATCCAGTATACCCTTGTATATATTATCTGATGCTTTTGTGACCTCTACTTCCCCATCATGATGCGGCCCAAGATGAAATGTTTTCCTCCATTTATCATTAATGTACTCATTTTGGGCGTGCGGTATAAACTCATGTTGCTTAGCATCGAGAGTGAAGCACATTACCGGAGCCATAATAAGCTCTCCGGTATGAGTAAATGTGTATGTTGAATATCTCATATGCGTTAGTATATTTCTCTTCTTATTTTGTTGAACATTTTCTTCATCATCTCCACTACTCTTTGGCTACCTTCATAGCCATCTTGATCGCCATCTTGATCGAAGTTATACATTAATATACAACTATTATAGTATTGATGTGTCTCTGGTATGAGTAACAGATAGTGCTTATTCGGATCTGTTTTTAAGTAATACATTCTTGCCCCGTCTTCACTCACTACCGGTAATGAATAGTTGTTAAGATTACCTTTATTCACCTTTATATCATCTCCATTACCTACTGCAGTTGTCCACGCACCAGCCGTAATTATTATATCAACACCATTAACTGCTACATCAACCAATAGAATACTATATCTCATCAAGACTATTTATTCATCAGCTCCTTAAGATTGCCGATGATATCTTCCTTGCTCTGACTACCTTCACCAGTGATATAATCTTCAAGTTCGTCCTTGTAGAAATCAGCGAAGGTTTGAGTCATAAGAAAGTCGAGTAATTGTTCAGCGGTCATACCTAATTATATCAGTGTTCCTTTACCATTCCTTAAAGTCACCAGCTTCCTCATTCGCGGTGTAGCCAGCATTGTATTCAGCCCTCTCTGCAGCATTGAGCTCAGTAACCCTCACACCCTTAAACGATCCCTCTGGATACCAATGAGGAGCGGCAGAACGGCGATAGTAAGAATCAGCTGAGCCGCGATCGTATAAGGATCCGTGTCGTTTACGATCGAATTGTGGTTTGGTAGCAGTCATACCTAATGATATGAGAGTTCCCTTACTTTATTCCATCCTCTCGATCAACTGACCGCTACTATCTACCCCAAAAATAAACACATCATTAACAAACCACCCTTTACCTCCACTAGAATATTCAACAGCTGGTCCATCTAGACGGTGAAGTTTATCATTTAGCCACCATGCTCGATATCCATCAGCATGTTCAACTGCTGGACCATCTTCACGGTGAAGAATTGTTTTCTTTTTATCCTTAAAGTAGTTCTTATAACCTTTTTCGTTAATTTCAATATACTGTTCTTCCATATTGGTGTTACTGTTATTTAACTCATCCTTTTGATTATCTTATCTTTATGATTTACCTCAAGAATAAAGGTACCATTAACATACCACTTTTTACTATCTATGGCAGATATAACAGCTGGTCCATCAAGCCGATGAAGGTTACCATTAACATACCACATTTTACCCCTATCATCACTTTCAAATGCTGGCCCATCTACGCGGTGAGGGATGTCGAGTTCTTTATCTTTGTAGTAATTCTTACTACCTCCTGGACCAATATGTATATAAAGCTCTTCTCCTGAAATTGTATCTGTATAGCGTTCCATATTATTGCATCCTAGTCCGTAGCGTACCATCTTTAGAGATACTAAAAATAAACACCCCATTTATATACCAGGCCTTCCCTTCGTCAGGATATTCAATTGCTGGTCCATCAGTGCGATGAAGTTTACCATCAACATTCCACTCTTTATATCCGCTAGCGTATTGAACTGCAGGACCATCCAAGCGATGGAGAATCGTCATCTCTTTGTCTTTAAAGTAACGCTTGGTACCGCTCCGAATATCAATATACTGCTTCTGCATATGCTTATTTAGTTCATCCTAGCTACTCAGAAGACACCTTGTACTCTCTCAATACCCTTTTAAAAGTTGTATACACATTATTCTTGACTGCTTCCCTCACCTCTGGTTGATACTTATCTAGATATGGAAATGCGTCACCTAGTACATTCATATTAAAATAAGGATTCGTCTCTGGTATGAACATATTGTAATCTACTATATTAACATTAAACCGATTGATATTGAGCAATATACCATCCTTACTCTTAAAAGTAGCAGTAAAATGACGCTTCAAACCTGATTTATAATAATCTAATGACACCTTACCATTCTCCTCACTTGCAAGTGCTCTATGGAAGAGTAGATATTTTTTCTCATTGGGAGCTGATATGTAAACGTACCTCATAATGCGTTAACATTATTTATCACTCTCTACCATATATTCTATATACTCAATAACATTCACTATTTGTCATCCCTTTCAAAGAGATCGATTTGCGCTTACGGTATGCTGGTGTACGCAAATAGATATTCGTTCGTGGTTCTGGTTTGAACACACACGCTGAGATGTCCATGTGCTTCAGGACGGAGACAGGATCAGGCTTAGTAACTGGCTTAGTAGTGTATCGCATATCATTATTATATCAGTGTTCCTTCCATAAGTTCAGTGTTTTCAAAAAGGCTTCGGCGCGTTGGGCGGCGGTGGCAAATACGATGTTAGCAACAAACCTTTGGAGTGCGTCCTCATAAAGCCGAATGGTTTGCGCCCCAGCCTTGATGATGATGGACTCGGCTGCTGCCATCGCGTTGAGGTCGTTGAGGTAGTCGGGAATGTATTCGTATAATTCACCACTGTTGTTTCTCCACCTTTGAATTCCGGTGACTCCCACTTCTTTAACCCAACCACACGCTTCCGCGATGGCGATTCTTTGTTGTTCAGGTTTCATACCTTATTATATCAGTGTTCCTATACGTCTAATTCTTTACGCGTCTCAAAGTCCCAAGGATCAATACCAATTTCTTTTAGACGCTCGTCATATGCATCGCTGCTCGCATCATGAGGATCTGGAAGGTTCCAGTAACCAAACCATTCATCCACTTGACCTTCAACGCGCAGCCGTGCTTTCTTATCAAAGAGTGTGCGATTGCTTTCGCAGTAACCGCAGCTGCCATGATTGCGGCAAGAGCAATCAAACGCTTTCGAGCCGCGATAAGGTTGGCGATATTCTTTCTTATTTTGAATTGCTTTCTCAAGGCTCATAACTGATATTATCAGTGTTCCCTTTCAAGCTCGTCCAACTGTTTGTTAATCTCATCCAACTCCAGTAGAGCCTTATTGGCAGTCCAGCGATCATCCTCTGCAACCGCTGACTCGAAAAGGTCTTCAAGCATGCATACACGTTCCATCATTTCATCTAACTTAGTGGCCATACTTTATTATATCAGTGTTCCGTTAGATTATTTCATTCTCTCGCTTGTATACTATTGATTCTCGTCGTCTCCACCCGCTTCGTCTACTGTCATCGGTACACCAGCTTTAGCTAATCGCACACGTACATATTCTTCTACTGGCTGATAAAGCTTAAGGTCAAAGCCTGCTCTTCTACCGTATTGTTGCTTCTCTAAAAGCCCAAAGTTAAAGAAGGGGTGCGTTTCAGGTATTCTTATAGAACCAGACATTAAGAGTCGTTCGTCTTGATCGTTGAAATAAAAGCTAAGACCCTCTTTAGTATCATGCCAATCAGGATCCCAAGAATCCTTATTATAATTATAGGTATCGTGACGGAGGTCCGCGGCGGTAGCAATATCTTCTACAAATATTTCTAAGTAACTATATCTCATATGTTTGTTAACTTATTTAAGGTTATAGTTAATAAATTCAAAAGATAAGCACGACGTGCCATTCTGCTTCCTAAGCCATAATCATACAACAGTTTATGAAAGAATATCATATTGAATGCAGGATGTGTCTCAGGTACTGCTGCGATCTTATCGCCGCTACGACCTTTGCCGATAAGTATACCATTATCTAGAGACTTATCAATATCATAAGGAGTACCAGACTGATTAACTACTGCGTTTTGTTGTTCATCATATTGCAACGAAGCATTAGGAAACGTTGCCCATTCTCCTTTATGAGAGCTATGTGATGGTTTTGTGTATAGAGTGTATCTCACATAGTATATTTATAGCGTACTCATTCCTTTAGCCACGCCCAGTTAACTACGGCCCAATCCTCGATACAACATTCTTCTGTAGTCAGATAATATTCAGGTCCAAACTTTGCATCCATTCGCTTCTTAAAGTATTCCCAATAGACCTTTAGAATGTCCTCCACAGTCATCTCTGTTGGATGCTCAGGATAAGGCTCCGTATACTCCCAATAGAGATAAGTCTTCATCAGATAAAGTCAGCAAGACTAAAGTCAGTACCTTCCTCAAGTAATGATTTAAGATGTAGTACTGCGTTATCACGTACCTCACTCGTAAAGAACCTGAGTGTCTTCTCTGTATTGTAATTATCGAACGAAAAGGCATTACCTTTAAGTGCTGTGTAACCTGTATCAAACGCTTGTTCTGTCTTAAATTTCATTGCGAGATCTAGCAGCGGGGATGTAGTATTGTATTCCATATTATTATTGTATTAGTGTTCCCTTCCAAACGTCTCACAAAGACTGTGAGCTGCACTGTAACCTTTTTGCCATGCCCAAAAGCTTGTATAGCTCTCTGTATCGTTTAGTACACGTGATTGCCACTCCTCTTGAACCTCTCTAATGTAGGGATGAGTTGTTCTAACACCTGCTACAAATCCCTGTATCCATTTAGTAATATTTTTCATAATTTTTATGCTGCAATTTCTTCGTGTGCTACTTCCTCAAGAATTTCGTATAAGGATTCTAAAGCCTCTTGTAGAGATCCGCATTCAGAAATACTAACAGTCCATTCATCCTGAAGGAAGCATGCATTAGCAAACGTTCCAGTAATAAGATTATCACCTTCACGAAAAACTTCCACATAGAAGTAATCGCCGTTGCGTTGTTTAATTTCAATAGGTCCAATTGCTATCATATTATTCTCCATGTCTAATTATACGGAAGTTCCGTCGAGAGAGTCGGTAAAGGGGATGATAATTTCACCATCGACAAACTTTGCCACAACCGGTTCACTGTACCAGTCGATCGATTTTGCTTCATAACGGTAGAAGCGACCGACTTTGTCGTACTTCTCGTTAAAGTTTGCGAAGATCTTATCCTCTTCGTCATCCATTTGCTGATCATCTGCTTCGATGACAAAGTCTTGTCCACCTTTCATCTTGTAGCGACCATGTGCAGGATCACCGATATTATCACAACACCCGTACCACTCTTTAGACTGGCATTTAATAATATATAACGTCTTCATACCATTATTATATCAGTGTTCCGTTAAACTTCCTCAGACGAGGTCCTCTCACTAAGCAGGTCATTTAAAAATAAAGTGCATATATTTAGCAAAATTTCTTTCTCTTCATCTGTGATTGTCTTATCGATACGTTTTGTTTGGAGCTCAAGATACGTATCGTAAATGTTGTGTTGTTTTTCCATGAGAGTATTTATATTTATAAACAAATAACCCTACTGCGCATTACACGCAGTAGGGTTTATGCTAGTTTATATTACAGTGCAACGATACCGGATTCGGTAATTGCCTTCACAAGTGAGCGGCTATTAACCTTAACCCACTCACTATTGTAACCATCCTTTGCTTCCATTAGCGACTGACCGCCTACTACAATGAACTCACCACGGCTATTACGACGCATGGTGACGTTGAACGTCTTAGGACGGACACTTTTGTTGTTGAGGTATTGGCTCCAGCTTTCATTTGTCTTCTTCATATTATTATGTTTGTTTGTTGTTGACGTTACCGTCTTCTCTATTATTATAGAATTGTTCCCTTGTTTTATCAAGGTGTTTTTTAGATATCAGCTTAATACTTTTAACCCTTCACCTGCCATCGAGTAATTTACAGCCAGGCTATCGAGCTTCTGCATAGAGCATCGCGCTGCTTGACGCAGCGTTAACGCCTTTTTTTCTTTCTTTGCGTGAGAGTTGTTTACTAGTTCTGTGAATGCAGAGAGCTTACCTTCAATCGTTGTCTCTGCCCAGACCTTCTCAACGTAACTATTCAGATTCTTCATTACTCTTAATTATATTAGTGTTCCGTAGTTTCGTCTTCTTCCTCGTGTGCGTAGCTCTCAAGGTCGAGAGCTTCAGCCCATTCTGTATTGTATGGATTGCTAACACCCTCTTGAATGAATTCAAAGAGCTTCTCAATCGCTCCTGGATTATCAGCAAGGAAGTTTAATATATAATGCTGCCCGATGAATTGCCCATCGCGATAGCCAAGACCCTCGCAGAGTTTTTCTAGGTTGCGTACACCTTCAGTTCCTTCCAAGCGAAAGTATCCGTTGAATTCTTGTTGAATATAATTGTCGAAGAGTTCGTCGTTGTCTTGCATACTATTATTATATCAGTGTTCCTTTAAACTTTATTCAGCCGTTGATGCGAAAGGTTTAACTTTTCGAAAGGGCTCAAGCTAAAAATTATTATTTAAACAATAAAGATAATCCTTTGTAACAAGCCACCATTTACCATCTTCAAATACATAATTGTAATCTTCACCATCTTGATAGACACTATTAATATCTTCGTATCCGCTAATATGTGGAACTGCACCCTCCTTACGATCACGATAATACGCAACAGTTACATCGGTAGCGGGTTCATCGAAAGTATGAGACACTCCATCACCTGGTTTGACGAACTTTCTAAGGTAGCTAAGAGATCCGAGCTTGATTAACTCTTCTGCTTTTTCTTGTGTATCATAATGCTCTTTCAGCAACCTACCAGTATGAGAAGGATATCCATCCCAGTGACAGTAAATTGTACTATAACCGCTTTCTGTTTTTAGACTAATTGTACTTCTTGTTGCCATACTATTATTTTAATAGAGTTCCTTCATTGCTTCAAGAGCTTCGTAACTATCGTTGAGGTAAATCGCTCGTGCTGTTACAATGCGTTTAAATAATTCACTATCCTCTACTTCATCATATGTATCCATATCAATGACGACTGTATCCATAATCATTCCTTCTTGAATAGTATCTGCAACACCATATACCCTACCGCTTGTATCGGTGCATTTGTATTGAATCATACCATCCTCAACGCGATCAAATTCTACTTCCATATATGTCTATGATATCAGAGTTCCGTGAAGCCATCTTTAACATTCTTGCAGAGCTCTTGGATGCTGCGTTCAAGATACTCGCAGAGACTCTCTACCTCTTCTTTAGTATCAGCAAAGCAATCTACTTCCTTACGAGCATTACGAACAATTTCGTCGACAAGCGTGATATAATTTCGGTGTCCCATACCATGATTATATCGAAGTTCCCTTACTGTTCAACTTACTCGATGCTATCGAGACCCTGCGAAAATAAATAGCTAATGAATAAATCAGCTATAGCATCAGAAGTTTCAGCATTAGTAAGTCCACGTTCACTGTATTCATCCCATACAAGGGAAAAATTATACATAGGACATCTTTCGCTGAGACCTATTTCTACCATCGTACCGAATCTCGTTTCAAATGCAGAGTATTTAAATGTACTATCTTTTGATGTATTTGACAATTCACTAAAGGGTGTATTATCCTCTTCAGAGCGGTCTTTATCAATATCAATACTATCAACTTCAAACTGGTCTTCTGTTCGTTTCAAATGTAAAGTAACATAGTTAATTCGATTCATGTTAATATTTAGTAGTTACTTTCTCTTTTGACGTCTCCTGTAATTAGTAAGAACCTTTTTAAACCAGGGTTCTACTACCTCACTAGCAGGTGAATAAGACGCATACCCACCAGCATCATATAATAAATTATCAGCATAACGTAAGATCATACAATTAAAGAACGGATGGTTCTCGTAAAAAGCAATTACATAATCATTATCACCATTATCAAACCATGCAAAGTCTTTTTCTTTTTTCCAACCGTAGTAACCGTCCTCTAGAGCTTCAGGTCCCTCAATAGAGCTATTGGAATGCCTTAAAATATCCTTATAGCGGTAGCTACGCTGTTCTTCGGCAAAATGTAGCTGTACAAAGTTTACTCGCATGTATGATTATTTATCGTAATCCTCGACTTTCTTTTTAATTCTTCCGATGAGTTCTTTTTGCTTTGTAACAAGAGCAGCTAAGTCTCTTTTATCATCTTCCTTAGATTTGCCGAGAACATCTCCATAATTTCTAAAATTCATTAGCAATTTGATCTTCTTTTTAACAGACATGAGTTCAAGTTGTAATGCGCCTTTATTATCCATGTCTTATTATACAGTACTGTCTATTAATAACAAGGAGTTATTTCATTCTTTTAATCTTAAAGCTTAAGATAAAAGCGAGTAAGCAACTTATTATAACAACTAGCAATGTTTCTAATCTAACATCAGTCATCATCTCTATATTTAATAATATCTGCTATAAAAATTAAAATTGCAGGTATTAGCGATAGAGCTATCATCGCATATATAAGATAATTAATAATCATAACAGCCATAACACTATTTATTATAGTGTGCTGAAGCTTCTAATATAGATTTCTTAACATGATATCTAATACCTTCAAGTAGGTGTGATATTAAAAAGTTATCATCTAGTTTATTCTTAACAGCAGATCTATTAATAAGCGGAGCGTTAAAGAAAGGATGCTCTTCTGTTAGAAAATAATAACCGGAATTATTTCTATACACAGTATCCGTTAGCTTCTTTATATGTGTATAGTTATCAATCCACGCATAGTTACGCTTATCACAAGCTATATACTTGTGTTTACGGTTAGGGTCCGGCTTTAAGATATAAATGTCGGCAGAGATATAACGTATACGTCCGCTATCATACTCAATTAAAGTTACTCTCATCTAGTATATTTATAGTATACGATATACTGGCATTAGTTTATTAACGACAACTACGATAATATCTAGATTGATAGTAGTGATTGTAATACATAGATGTATAATAAGGCCTTACGTAGTATGGTCTTACATACGTAGAACCATATGTGGTAATGATAGTTGGAGTGTAATACCTTTGAACAGTTGCAGGACCATATACAACTGTGTAAGGGTCTACAGCAATACACGAACAGAATGATAAGCACAACAGAGCTACAAAAATTAAACTCTTCATATTAGAAATCTCCCTCCGATGAGCAGTTTGGATTCGACCAGCTGTATTGATGCTCAGCACGAACAATTTGAGCATACTCAACATTCTCGTCAGGCTCTAGCGTGTTTTTGAGAAAGTCAAAAGCCTGCTTATACGATTCAAACTCACGATACTCGTTCGTACAATCGCTATAATCAATTAAAACAATGTGGTTGTTGGTCATACCTTATGATATCAAAGTTCCTCTATGATTGTCACTGATTCAGCAATTATTAAAAATAACCCTGCGAGTAATGTATCACCTGACAATAAAAATAAACCTGCTGCAAGCCGGTTAAGTGTTTTAAGATGCGTAATTTTTAAATGTTTCATATTGTTATTGTATAAATGTTCCTACGTGCGATCTTGTTGTGGTAGTATTACTTTGCAAAATATAAACATCTCGTTGCAGCAATTTAACCTCCTCTTGTAAGAGTTTAACTACTTCAACAAGGTGAATAATTTCCGCTTCAAGTGATGATTCTGTTTCAGACATACCTTATTATAGTACCGTTCCTATTTAATTCAAGTACAGCTATTCAAGCTGTTACAGCCTGGTTAGCGGTAACACTTTTCTTAAACACTGCACTCT